TCAATTGGATTTCTTGTGGCCGGGAGCGGGGCTCGGTTTCCAAATCGGGCAGGGATTACCCCGCGTCAGGTCCTGGGACAACTTTACGTCAGGACTACCAAACAAGAGTTGGGCCTTCCGAAGCCCAATCGAAGTTTCGTCCATATTCCCATGGCGAAAGGACAGATGGTTCTCTACAGCATCGTCCGAGACGAGGCATTGCGCCAATTCAGCACGCTTCGAACCGAATCCCGCATAGATATTATAGGCGCAAAAAAAATCGGTCATGCGCCTCCTTCAGCTTTCTTCCAATCCGGTACTAGCACTCCGGTCGATTACGGACGATGTGATCAATCTGGATTCTGGAATTGTTGATCAGGTTCTCGCCGAGGCGCGTCTACGAAAATGCGAGCGGTTGCAGACATGGCACGCTCATTGGCGAAGGAAGGTAAGAAGTCGGTTATTTGGACAATCTTCACTGATACAATTCAGCAAATGGAGAACATGTTAGCGGACTTGAATCCGGTTTCGCTATACGGAGCGGTGCCGAGTGGAGAGCCATCCGATCCCGCAACTCGTGAAGGGCGTCTTCACAGATTCCACAGCGATCCCCTATGCCAAGTTATGCTCGCCAACCCCGCCGCCGCTGGCGAGGGAATTAGCCTGCATCGTGTATGCCACGAAGCGATTTATTTGGATCGCAGCTATGTTTCTACGCATTACCTGCAATCGCTTGATCGCATTCACCGCTTAGGCCTGCCAGCTGGAGTGGAAACTAACATCCATATCTTTCAAACGATGACGCCAAAAGGTTTGGGCAGTATCGATCATTCGGTTAGTCGTCGGTTGTCACAGAAGCTTCGAGCCTTGCAGGTTCTTCTCGACGACCCCGATCTTCACCAGATCGCGCTAGATGAGGAAAATGCGGGAGATCCAGTCGACTACGATGTTGACCCGGCTGATATCGTCGATCTCATCGAGCAACTCGAGGGGAACGCCGTGTACAACGACGAAGACGCTGAGTAGGGGCGTTAATGTCGGCGACAAAATACTTCACAATGAGTGCTCTCAACGCCCTTCTTGCGATACGGCGATATCTCATTGCTTACCCGGGGCTCGATGCGCAAACGGTCGCACGTTCAATCCCAACAATAGATGCGGATAATGCCGGGTGTGATTTCGAAACAGGAATTGAGCTTCACGAGAGGATTTCGGTGGATTCCGCATTTGGAGATCCAGCAGAGGGTCTACGTTACGCGATCGCAAACATCGTCAGTTGGCAGCATCCGCTTTGGGTACGGCTTACCCCTTACGGAAGGGAGCGTGTGAAGACCGCGCTCACGCGCGACGAAGAGCAGTGCCTCAGATCAGCAGGGCTTTTCGAAGAGCCCCCCAGCGAAGCGATTGTTTTGTGGTGGGACAATCTTGCACAAACCGCGCGTGCCGCCGCAAACGACAGGCTCCTGGCGCAGGGTCGCGAGGCAGAGCGGCTGTCGCTCGCCTATGAAACGGCTCGCCTCGAAGCTCTCCAGATTCCAAGAAAGCCAAAGTGGGTTGCAATTGAAGATAACGGTGCGGGCTATGATATCCGCTCTTACGACACCGGACCGGTTGAGCCCATTGGCCGCCTTATCGAAGTGAAGTCTTCCACGCAGAACCCCCCTCGCATGGTTCTAACGCGGAATGAGTGGGAAACTGCCGTGAAGTATGGCGACGCATTTGTGTTTCATATCTGGGTCTTGCCAGCCGAGATCCTCCAAGAGCGCACCGTCGCGCAGATAGCGATGCATGTCCCGGCGGATCAAGGTTCTGGGCGCTGGAGCCAAGTGGAAATCAAAATCCATTAGGTGATCTTCGATGAAAACCCGACCTCGCGAATGTTTCATAATCGGCTCCTGAGCCACTCTTTGATGAACGCATCTAGGTTCGGTGCGTATTTCGGCAGGCGCGAAAGGCCTGTTCCGATGCCGTCAGCCGGGACGACCACTGTGCGGCCACGATCCAGGGCCTGCTGCACCAGGAGAAGATCACGCTCCACCAGCATTTTGCAGGCCGCAGTGTCGTCGGAAGAAGGCTGTGGGCTGCATGCTGGGCGCCCACTTGGTGACGACTCCGATCGCATTCGGCTCTCCTCGCATCTCCTTGGCCTGGCCGGCAAAGCCGGTCCGTTGGACGTTGTCACCGAAGACGTACATCTTGTCCCGGTTGTCCAGCAGGTCGTTGCGGGTGATCCAGTTTTGAAAAACAACAGGCATCAATTCACCTCCCAAATTCGTCTTGAAGTTTCTGTCGAGCTTCCTCTCGGAATGCTTCTGCGGCTGCCACAGCCTCCTTGCTGGTGTGGTAGCAATCCTCTTCTTCCTCGGAGAGCTGGCAGATCATCCCACCGATTGACGGAGGTATTTGAGCCTGCCTCCGAAGTTGCGGCTGGCGGAGCGACACTTGCCACTCGCCACGATCCGCAGTCGTGCTTCCCGTGTGTCCGCCATCAGATGGCCTCGTACTGCGAGTGGCCGGCGGACATCCGACATCGCATGGCTGGCGAGATCAGCCATGAACTTGCCGTTTACGGTCTTGATGACATAGGCTAGGCGCCGTCCGAAGTAGACCGCCGCCGATGGTGAGCACATCACGACCGTGGTCTGGGCTGACGTCATTGCCTGCCCGCCGATCCCGCCGAAGCCGAGCGCTGTTGATCCCCATCCTTGCGGAAAGGAGTACACCTCGATGTCGTATGGGGTCGGTCGCCGATCGTGCGACTTCAACGCGGCGCCAGCTCGGCGCCACGTATCCTTGATGTCGGGCAGGTGCTTCTCGCATGCTGCCGCCTCGCAATAGAGGCTATCTGAGATGCAGGCTACCATCAGCCCACCTTGATCTTATCGAGAGTGATTTTCAGGTGCGAGCTGGCGGACAGTTGATGCATGATGCCGCTGGCAACCGATGAAGAAAAACGGTCCATCTCGTCGCGAGAGCGCCAGCCGTTCTTGGACTTGATCTCCACCGTTACCTTGACGTCGGTGAAGGGGTCCTTTGCCTGGATGCGTTTTACCCGCTTCATGATGCGGACACCCAGGAGCGGATGCTGCTGCGGGAATGCACAGCCTCACGGACGCGGCCACCGTTGTTGCCGCTGATGACGATCGGATCTCCCTTGGCAGTGAAACCAGAGACCACACCGACGTGACCGCCGCCACGGCGACCCATGGTCACGATAGCGCCGACCTGCGGGGCGATGTGTTGGCGACGCTCCCAGGAGAGGGCGGTGTCGTCGACGCCGGACGCGCCCGTGATCTTGCGCAAGAAGGCTGAGCACCAGAGCGTCGATCGGACGCCGACCTGACTGGCAGTGGCTCCGATGAACTGACGGGCGCGATCCACGACGCCGCCCGCCGAAACCGCTAAAGAACGATTGCTGCTGCTCAACCTGTACAACACGAGCGTGGTGGTGATGGTGATGCCTGCGATGATGCGGACGCGCATCGGCGGTCGACATGGTGACAGCGAGGATTGCGGCGCCAATCAGCGCCGTGAGGAGTCTGTTCACGATCTTCTCCGTGGTTGGTTTTGGTCAGACCGAGCTGCGTGCTGCGATCCGTTTGCGGTCGGCGTCGACCGCGGCGTAGGTGGGCAGGCGCGTCCACTCGTCGTTCTTCTCGACGGTGAAGGTCTGTCCCACGAGTCGGGAGAACAGGCGCGCGGCCTGCTCGCCCATCTCTGCGACGACCTTGTCGCCAAAGGTCATTCGGAATTTGAGCGTCGGCTGGTGTTCCTCGACCTCGATGCGTACGGCGCTGAAAGAGATCGGTCCTGCGGACATGACGATGATGTTCGTGATCTTCTGGCTCATGCTACCTCCAGCTCCGGCTCTGCTTCAGGGTGGTTGAACTTGGTGATTTCGTTGCCCCAACCGTCCCAGCCGGGACGCGCCTCGCGGCTGAAGATGTCCGCCTTCGGGTATGGTCCAGCCATCTTCGCGGCATCGACGTAGCCTTGCTCTGGCTTGCGTGAGTGCTCGCGACGCGGCTCCAGAATCGCGGAGCGGATGTTGCGGGAGTGGATGCGCGGCGTGCCGACCTTCCCGATGAGGAATGGTTCGTGGCAATTGCGAAGGACGTAGCCGGTGCCGAAGGTCGGCTTGCTATTGTCCTTGACCATCTTCACCCAGACACCCTGGGTGACGTACTTGACGTTCCATTTGTCGAAGCAGGCGCGAGCCGCGTCGTACATCGGAGCGGTGGCATAGAGCCAAACCCACATGCCGTCCGGATGCGCGAGGTCTTCCACCTTCAGATTGAAGATGTCCTCAAGCGACATGGTGTCGTAGTGCTGCTCGGCCGACTTGCCCTTGCCGGCTTCGGAATAGGTCTTGAAGGCCCACGGCGGATCGAGCTTCGCCAGACCATAGTGACGCTGCTTGAGCGGCTGCAGGTTGAAGGCCGGTCGCAGGAAGTCGTTTGCATTCAAGCAAGCGTCCGGACACGACTCTTCCGTTGCCTCCGCATCAAGCGGAGCCTTGGTCGCGAAGCGCGTCATGTCGAAGCCGTGTCGTCTGGCTTCCTCGTAAAATGCCGTCGAGACAAAGATCGGGTCGATCACTTTTCCTCCAACCACTTCGGGTTCCAATTTGCCGCCTCTTGCATTATCTCGACGCTGAGGATGTCTTCCTTGCGTTCAGCCCGGATCGCCTGCACGAGCAGTGCGTCTGGTAGGATGGACATGCAGGGCGACTTCTTGTTCTCACGCTTGCAGCTCGCCTCGGTCAGTTTGGCGCGGACCACGAACATCTCTCGCTCACCGCCGAAGCGTTCGAGCAATCCGTCCTTGCTGAGGCGTCCTTCGCGCTCGCACTGAGCGCACTTCACGCGCACGTAGGGCAGGGGCCATTCTTCCAGGCGCATCAGATCGCCCTATCGATCAGCTTGAACTCGACCCCTGCCTCGGTGAACAGCTGCTTCGACAGCGTCAGCGACTTCTCCCAGCGCTCTATGTCGTAGGTCGGCGAGACCACCTTCTTGATGCCGGCCTGGATGATCAGCTTGGCGCAGTCAGCGCAGGTGAACAGCGTGGTGTAGATCGAGTAGCCACGGACCGGCTCACGAGCCGAGAGGATGGCGTTGGGCTCGGCGTGAACGACCATGGAGTATTTGGTCGGACGGTCATTGAGGCGCTCGTCGCTATCCTTGATCCCTCGCGGGAAGCCGTTGTAGCCCATGGAGGCCACCGTTCGGTCAGGACGAACGATGACGGCGCCGACCTTGGTGCTTGGATCCTTCGAGGCATAGGCAACCGCTTCCGCGAGATCGAGGAAGTAGTTGTCCCACCAGTCCTGGTTCCGACGATCGGTCTTCGGCATGACGATACCGCTAGCCTGGCAGCAGATGTCGCAGAGCGAGTTGGGATCGCGCTGCTGGTGCGAGCATGGGTTCACAGCGGAGCAACAACCTAACATCATGCCAACACCTTCAGGCTCAGGATGCAGTGACCGGGCGACAGCACGGCGCTGGAGAACGCGCACGGCACGGTGCGGTTGGTGATGTAGGTGACCTCGACCTCGATCTCGGCGCCCGTATAGCGCCCGTTGATGTTGTCGAACTCCTGCAAGACTAGGATGTCGCCGATTTGATAGCCGTCGTCTTCGCGGACGTCGTGCAACTTTCGGCCGCCCTTGATCGCCTGGAAGAAGTGGGTCCAGGATTTTTTATACCGCCGCTTCATTGTGTCGCACCCTTTCGCGTCAGGGCGATGGTCTGCGGCTTAGCCTGCGGTTGCAGGCAGTCCACTCTGGGAACGAACCGAGTAGCGAAAACAAGGTCAGTATGGCCGCCGCGTTCGGTCATCGAACGAGGGCGGAAACATGTTGAAATCATGGGCTTATTGCGGGTGTCGATGGGCGGGAACAAACAGGCCTCCGTTTGCATTCAGCATTTGCATTAGAGCAAATATAGCGAGAATGCAAGAAGAGATTTCGGGGTGCGGCGTTCAACCTAAGTTTGTATATTCGGCCTAATTTTAAGTGTAACACCCGCAACTTGTGCCAGAGTCCGTGTTTTTACGGGGGCTGGGTTGCGCTTGCATTATCGTGCAAATGTCATTAGCAGTCGCGGCAACCGATCCCGCCCTGGGCTCAAAAAAGGTTGTCGAGTCAAAAAATGAAAAGCGCATTCCAATACCGTGCCTATAATGTAAGCAACGATGGCGGCTTCTACGTCGCCAAATCCACGGATGGAGAGCCCGGCCAGCTCGTATCCAAGGATCTTTTGCGCGTTTTGAGATCGATCGACGTCCTTTGGGACGCTCTCGAAACCTGCAATATGCCGGGTTGGTGCGCGACCTACCTAGAAGGCGACACCCTTCACTGCGACCTCGATGTCTTTGCCGACTCCTTGTCTCCGAACCTGGAGTCCTTGCGCGCCCACGGCAGCGTCGACCCTTTGGCAAATGTCCGTAAATTTTTCCCGGACAAAGCGAAGCCGCTCCTTCGGATCGTTGCCGCGGCGTGAGCCGACATCTTGGGAGGTGGGGCTATGAATACGCCATTTGAATATCGCGCTTACGTGATCGACCGGGAAGATGGATGGTTCATCGCGAAGCCGCTTGACGGTGAGCCGGGGGAAATCGGCTCCCGGCATTTACTTCGGGTTATGAAGGCAATCGACGCTCTCTGGGCCACTGTCGATAGCGGCAGCTTGCCACAGTGGTTCAACACGGAAGATCTGATCAACCTCGATCAGCCGGTGCGAGATCGTTTGAAGCTTGGTGCGTTCAGGACGCTGCCGGCGAGGATTGCTTCGACGTTCGATACAAATGCGTCAAAGGTCGATCCGACGAAGCTTAGCAAGATCATTCTGACCGTCTTGGCTGTAGTCGGCATTGCAACCCCAGTTGCGATGGGGATGCAACAGCTCGTTGCCGGCTCCGAACCGGCTATCATTTTTACTCTGGCGGTGACGGCGATAGCGCTACAATTCGGGAGGTGGCCGGCAATCGGAGCCAGCCTAGTCGTGATGGTGCTGTATAATTTCTCGTTCCAGGCCCCTGTCATGACACCTTCGCTTCCGACTTTGGAGGAGTGCGCCTACACTCTGATCAACCTCGTGGTGTCGGTGGCACTCCCATGGCTGCTTTCGCCACGATGGCTCACCTCAATCCGAAAAGCGTCGGTGTCAGACCATACTCAAGGCACTGTTTCGACATATCCCTAGTTCCCTTTCCGCCTGGGAATCCGAAGGCCGTATCCGGACGACCGTTGCGTAGCATTTGAGTGTTACGAAATGGACCCGCGGCAGCATCGTAAAGCTTGCCGCGGCTGTTCCTTCTGACCAAGGCGCCATCGCGCTCGATGTTGTCCCAATCAGCCGGATAGGGATCGACCGCCACGTTGCGGCTATCAGCCCATTCTCGAGACAGTCTGTCAGCTCCCGACATCTCCCCCTCTACGATGCAGGTGATCTTCCTGCGCTCATGGGCGGCGTCCAGAACGTCGTACAGCCATCTTCTGTCACTGAAATCCCGGCCACCAAAAACCAGGACGCGATGGTTCGCCATCAGCAGGATGGAGTCGCCGTGGCAGCGATGCGGCGCGCAGAAGCAAACCAGGTCTCGCCCTGTCAGCCCGTTCACGTCCATGTCGGGAAGCTGCTCGCACTCGAACCGATTGCAGGCCTGGTCGCGGTCGCCGTCAGCTCCGATGACGAACCGATTCCCGTACGGAGATCCGCGCCCGATGTAGACGGCGGCGGCCGGCGCATCGCCGTGGTGTTTGTTGTAGACCCGGGGCGCTGGCATCAATGCTTCCGACCGATGATGACCGACTTCTTGAAGTCGAACTTGTCCCACTCACCCAGTTCCTTTTGGCACTTCGGGCAAGAGACCCAATCATCCTTATCCGGCTGCATCTTTGTCCCGCAGTTCCCGCATGTGACCTCGATCGAGCCGCTCCGGATCAGTCCCGCGTATTCCTGCCTGCTGAACTTTGCCTTCCTCTTCGCCATCACTTCCTCTTCATCAATCGCATGCCAGCCGGACCGTAGGTTTTCTCAGCCTCGGCGCACTCCTTGGCCGGGTTGGCCTGAAACTCGTCGGACCGTTTTCCGTACCAGGCATCACCTTGCTCCGTGACGTTGAAGGCCTTCACAATGGCCATGACGCCCGCGGGCATTTTTTCGTCCCACTTTTTCATGTCCACCATGAGGGGGCAGAAGTTAGCGGCGTTCATAACTTCAGTGAAGACCGAATGATTGTAAGCCGCGTCCGTCACCGCTTCAGCCTGAGCTGCGGGGCCAATCCGCACCAGGGCTCGCGCGTCGGTTACCGATAGCGATGTCAACACGATCATGATTGCCAGTTTCATCTTGCGCTGCATATCCCGTCTCCTATTTGCAAAATGCGGCTGCTTCGGTGGGATTGGCCATCAGCGACTCGCGCATCTTCCTCTTGAAGACGTCGTAGTAGGCCTGGATAACCGGAGCTGGGGCTTCCACCGACGCCATCTTCAACTGAAACGGCACTTCATCTTCCATATAGGTGCGACCGCAAAGTTCGTTCAGTAAGGAAAATTGCGCCGCTATGTTAATGCTGGTTGGCGACGTGCTGAGCCCCTTTTTCCAGAGAGCCTCCTTCATTGCCATGGTCACCTTGTCCAGCTCGGGGGTCTTCGAATCGACCGCCAGAGCTATAGACGGAACAGCAGTTATGGCTGCCATGATCATCAGTTTCTTGAAGTTCATTTCATCATCCTATTTTGCAAAAAGGCGGTAGCCTCGCTACTCACCCCTGGTCATTATGTTTTGTCAGCCAGCTCAGCTGCTGACCCATCTTCAGGCCTTCCATTGGAACCTGTACTTCGTCGAAGGTCCGCAGCAGCGGAGAGATCAGGTCGCGCCGGTAATTGAGACCGGCAAAGATGATCGCTCGCTCGCCCGACAGATTCGGTCCAAGCTTGTCGAACTGATCTCTCACCACCACCGCCCAGTAGCCTCGGTCCGCGGCACTAGCCCCGTTGAGGGTCACGTCATACGGATCGATGATGTCCTCCGGGTGGATGCAGCCGTGCGCGGCCGACAAAATGTACCAGCGATGCGCGTTCTTCTCGACATACCGCCGGGCCAATCGGAACCATGGCGACAGGTAGAAGTCTTTTGCCGGCATCGGGCGATTGGCCTTCGTCTTCACGCAGGACACGAACGCAACGTCAGCTTTTCCGCTCATTGTTTCTTTTTCACCATCCTATCGATGACTGCCTGCCGCGCCCGACCGCTGGTGAAGCTTGAGCGGTTCTTTCCCGTCCGCTGTCCCGGAGGGGTGAAATCCCAATCCCACTCGTATGACATGACCGCATGACCGAGGCCGGGCTTCTCCGGATGATCCTTGATCCACGCCATGACCTCGTCGGTGGGAACGACCAAGTTTGACTGTCCCGTTGGGGCGTCGGTGCTCTTGCCGCTCTTCATGTAAAAGCCCTGGCCGGCCCAAGCGTCGCCCTTCTCGACGTAGACCCTGCCGCTCTTCGGAGTTGTATCCGTGACCTTATCGAGCAGGTAACGTAGGACATTCCCCTGCGTGCATCGGATGACCGCAACATCACCGGGCTTGACCTTTCGGTAGTAAGCCTCAAGCTGTTCGGCGGTCTGATCGTTGCATGGCGCTTTCGGCCTCGTCATTGTCATCCTCGTTTCTTATGGTGCCGCGAGTCCTGCCCAGTGAACCTGGTGTGTCTTATCGAAGTTCCATTGGCTGACCGGACCTCGATCGACGTTCTCTCGTTGCCGGTTCTCTCGCATCCAGGCGAACGCTCCAGCTTCCGCCATCCACGTCACCTTCACATGGAAGCCGCTCGCCCGGATTGCGCCAGGCGACTCCAGCATGAACTGCCGGAGCGGGGATAGCCCGCGCCATCCATCGGCGACGACCTGACAGATGTTGTCGAACTCATGGTCCGGCATCATCGATAGGTCGTGCCTATAGTAGAGGTACGACGCCACGACAATTCTTCTCGCGTGCCAATCCAGATCGGCGAGCGACGTGCCACCACTCACCTTGGTGTAGGCGAACAGATCGAGCGTCTCGGTCATCGAAACGCCTTGCAGGCATCGCCGCTGGCGAACGTGCCAGAGGGGCAGGCGGCCCCCTTGATCTTCGGGTAGGCGCGCGGGGTATCGGCGTGGAGCGCCTCGCACTTGTCGCCAGATCCGACGTATCCGGTGGGACAGGCCCCGGTCCGCTGGATGCGATCCCGGCCGTCGCGGGTCGGCCTCGGGTAGGGGGTCTCGGCGAACGCTGCGGCGGTTGTCACAACCAGGATCAAGGCTGCGACAGGCGTGCGCCAACTCTGCGTGGTCATCGTCTTCTCCATGAGGTAGGGTCAATAAATCTGGGGAAGGCGGGTTTGTTCGCGTACCAGTTTCGTACCAGAAACGTCCCGAAAAGGGTGGAACGAGATGCGAACAGCCGACATCAGATGCATTGATATTGCTACAGAAAAATCTGACGTCGTAAACCCGCCGAAAAGGGCGTCTTAAGTGATTTCCTTTGTTGCTTCAGCTGTTTGCGGAATCGGGAGTTTGATCCGTACCAGATTGCGTACCAGTTACTTCGACTTCGATACCTCCAGGAGTTCGGTGAAGGTATCTGGGGTCTCGTGCCGATAGGTCTTGCGGATCGTCTCAACCGAGACGCCACAATATAGGCTAACGGTTTCTATGTCGACCTTCCGACCTGTCCTCCGATCGGGGCTCAGGTACCAGGTTATCGCCGTGTGCCTCAATGTATGTCGCAAGACCTTCTTCGCCTTGTCATCTGTGGCTAGGCCGGCGCGATCCACGACAGTCTCCCAGCCGTCGTGGACGCGGCGAACACGCTTGCCCATGAACTCGATCACCGAGTGCTTGGAGATACCAAGACGCGCCCAGCGCCGCATGTGTGTCAGGAGCCGGGGTGGGAGAGGGATGGTGGGCTGCTGCTTGCTGGTCGCCTCCTTGTTGTCCGGCTTGCGCTTGAAGATGCCACGCTCCAGGTCCACATAGCCACGATCGATCGCTGGGATCAGCGAGGCGTTGCAGATGTCGCCGTTTCGGCTCCCGGTGTAGAGACCGATCAGGATATAGCGAGCAATGTGGCGCAGCGTATGTCGGCCCTTGCTGTGGGGCAGCTTAGTTTTTTTCCGCTCACGCCAGGCGGCCCACAACATCGACGCTGCCTCATCTCGAGTCAGATATCGGATGCGAGACTTTGGTGCATCTGGCAATGTTGCGCTGAATTTTGGCTGGATCCCGCCCTTAGTCTTCTTGACGCAGCGGTTGATTGCGGCTTGCAGCAACTTCAGATCTCGAAATGCTGATGGCTGCAGGACTCGCTCTTCAGCGTAGCGCTCCTGCAGTGAGCTGTTGAGGTCGCCAATCTTCTTGCCTGCAAACCAGTTTCCGATGCGCTGGATCGCCGAAATCAGCTGGTTCTTGTATTGCTGGTCAATATTCCTCTTCGAGATGTGCAAGATTTCCATCGCGCACACGTCGATTATCTTGATGGCATTCACGTCCTCGGCGTTAAGCGCCTCTTTTGGGTCGTGCTTTTTCGTGATGTAGCGGGCGAGGGCTTTTTCAGCTCCTCCGCGATCATGTTCATGGCATCCTGTGCCACGCGAAAGCTGTCCGTCTCGGATGATCCAGGTTGGGGCTCGACCGTCTTTGTATTTTTTAAGCGTGACGTAGGGGGCTTTGCGGGGACGCGGCATGATGCTCGAAACTCCTCAATTGCAGCAAGTGTAACAAAATACCGGCCGGCTACGAACTCGTGGGTGATCTTCTCGGAGGCCACCAATCTTCGCAGGGCCGATATTGACATCGAACCATCCGGGTAGGCCAGGCGGACTGCCATCTCCAACCGGAGGGGGGTATTCGGCCCGATGATGCCGACGTCGGAGTTGATCGGTTCTGGGACTTTGAGAGCTGCTTCGCCCATCATTTCTTTCCAAATACGCTGTCGACCGTGGGGCCTCGCTCCGGCGGCGCTGCCCAGCTCTTGATGGTGTTCTTTTGGGGAGGGCGCTCGCCGCGGACCTGAAAGTCCTGGGACTGACGCGCCTTGTTCAGCTTCGAGACCAAAACCTTGAAGCCAGCTAGGATTGCTTCGTCTCGGTCTCTGAAGGTCTTGGGCTTGCCGTCCGTGTCGTTGACCCACATGGGCGGCTCGCCAGGGATACCGAAGCTCGCGTGATAGAGGCTTCGCATTTCCTTGTGCTCGACCGCCGTCGAGTAGAAGGCGCTGGCGACCTTCGTCATGCAGCCACCTTGTAATGTTGCAGCTCAAGCTGCTTCCGGTATTGCACCCAGCCGCGGAGGTTTCCGTGCAGGGACGGCTGCTCCCAACCATCGACAAGGTGGTTTCGCACGTCCGGCGTGGCCTGATGTTCGGCCGGTGAAGCGTGGAGCGGACGTCCGCCGACCAGATCGTTGTAGAGACGCAGGTCCGCCTCGACCTCCGGCACCTTGCCTTCGTGAGTGAGGTACGAAGTGCGGGCGCAGCGGGCGACGGATATTTTGATCAACTGTTCGAGCGGGCGAACGACCTGGATCATGCCGGCGTAGGGCGACCCGATCACCGCCAGGTTTCGTGCCTCGTAGGGCAGGGGCTCGTAGCTGACACGGTCGTTCGCGGTGATGAACGGCAGGTGCCATTCTCCGGGCTGCAGCAGATCCGGAACGCTGCCCTCGAAGGCTGCCTTGATGGCCTTCGCCAGCGCCTGGATCTCCGGCTGGGCATCCTTGTGGTCGCGCAGCTCGAAGAAGTTGTCCCAGTCGGTCGCCGTGATCAGAACGTTGATGTGGGCGAACGGCTCCAGCAGGCGGTTGACGATCTGCTTGTGGTAGCCGGCGGCATCATAGGCCCGAGCGACAGCGATGGCATTGTCTCGCGCCAGGAGCCACATCTGCTCCCGGCTATAGAGCTTGCCCATTCGATCGGTGGTGAATCCATGGAAGGGGTTATCGATGTAGGCGTCGTGCTCTTCGCCGGCCTGCATGCCCTTCTGGTTCTTGCCCCAGCTGATCGGCATCGCCGTGTCCAGCAGGATGTCTTCGATCAGGCGCTTGACCGGGATCGCCCGGGAGCTGGAAGCGTTACGTGACAGGTTCCGGTCGTACATCACGCCATCGTTGATCTCGACGATCATATCGGGGCTGGAGCTGAGGATACGGTGGGTCAGCTCTTCGGCATGGATGAAGCGCGGGTAGCGCGCCAGGGCGGTCTTCAGCTCGATGCCGTCCTGCGAGATGCTGTGGGTGATCTTGGTGGCTTTGATGGTCACAGTGCGTTTTCCTTGAGCAGGTTTTCAGCAAATTCTTTGGTGTCGTAGGGGCCGACCGCGTCGTAGGACTGCTCGCTGCCGTCCGGCATCACGTCCACGCTGATGATCCACCAGCCGGCCAATTCCTCACCGACTTCATCAGCCGACAGGTGCTTCACGAACGTCCTGGACATCACGAGGCCTTCTCCACGTTGATGGTCTCCGGCTCTGCCGGGATCGTCTTGAGCAGATGATCAACCTGCGCCTGCAGCTGCCGGATCACGGCGCGCTGAGCACGGTTCTCGTTTAGTTTGTCGTTGTTGGACTCGAGTAGCTCCCTGACGCGATCCTGCATGAAGACGTCCCGGACCATGAATGCCTCGATGCCTTCGAACAGACGCGGCATTGCTGCGATCATTCCGGTCAGGAAGCGGGCGCGGGCGGCGGCGGCGGGCGTGTTGCCGGCGATTGCCAAGACAAGGCCGGTCTCGCTGCAACGGACCTGGTGCATCACGGTCTTTTCCGGAAGGCTCTTGGACTCCCTGGAGAGGGCGAGCGTCATCGTCAGATCTGCAATATGCTCTGCATCCGTGTTCTCGGCGGAAGCCGCCCACTCGGGGCTCGACACGAATTTGAGGAAGCGTCTCGCCTCGCTAATGAAGGAGAGAAGTTCCTGGTCGGTATTGTGCTTGTCGCTCATGGTGGCCTCCTGAAAATTGACAAATCGAAAAAGGACGGCCGCCCCGGAGGGCGACCGCCAAGGTCAGAGAGACCGATTACTGGGGCTGAGCGAGCTTCTGGATCTGCGGCTTGGCGGCGGCGAACGAGCGCAGCAGCTTGTCGTAGTCAGCTTCGTTGGCTTCGATGAAAGCGGTGCTGGCGACGAAGATGGCGTCAACCTGAACCGTGCCGATCGCCTTGGTGCCGTAGACCGTGCCCGAGGGCTGGATGCGCGGGTAGGTGCCAGCCGGGATTTCACCGTAGGTGTAGACGGCGTTGCCGCGACCATCTTTGGCCGTCCGCGTCATGTCGCGGTCATCGGTTCCGACCAGGACGACGTTGTCGCCTTCCTTCTGCGCATCGTTCTTGATCAACGGTGCGTTCAGAGCGGTTACCACCATCGCACACTGGACCTGGGTGCCTTCGGCAACCGCCGAGAAGGCGCGAACGCCGGAACGGGGATCGGTACCCACGACCGAGTAGCGCGCCTTGTCAGCGAGGATGAACGCATCCCAGGTGGTGCGACCGCCGGAACCATCCGGACCCACCGCGACCGTGTTCGACTTGTTCAGGTCGACCATGCGGGAGATGCCGAGCTTCCGGTTGCAGACCATGTGGACCTGCTCCTGGTAGAGGATGCCGGCGCGCTCCAGGCCGGAGATGGCCTTCGAGTTGCGGCTCGAATAGACGAGCATTGCGTCCGACTGGACGAAGGCGCCGTCGCACTGGCCGTTGCTCAGCTTGTCGAGGTTGTCCAGCGAACCCTTGGTCTCGATGACGTCAACTGCGACGCTGGTCGAGGCAACCTTCAGGTACTGGCCGGCCTTGAAGTAGTTCAGCTGGCTGTTGCCGGTGCAGAGCCGGAAGTTTGCAGCGTGAGCCGGGGCCGACGCGATAGCGGCCATGGCGAGCGCAGCGATCAGAAAGAGCTTCTTCATTTACTTCTCCTTTGGAGACCCCATCCGTTGGGGTCGATTGCATTCAAACAAACGCTAGGGCACTAAAAGAACCAGCGGCGCACCCCGTAGCCGCGGGCGAACTTCCAGATGATCGTGGTGAGATAGATCAGACCGAGACCATCGAGAACGTGGTTGGCGAGGAAGACCCCGTACATGGATCAGGCCTCGATCGTGTTGGGCAGGCCCGTCGCAGGTCGGTATACCTGGTCGGCGCCGCGTTCGAGGCGGATGTAGTCCTCGCCGATCATCAGCTTCCGCTTCACTTCCTGGGTGAGGAAGGCGATGGTGACGACGATGTTGGCGATGTCAGAGCCGTAGTCACGGAACCCGCTCCAGTTCTCCGGGAAGATTTCCGGAGCCTCTTCGAATGCGTGCTTGTCACCCAGGTGACGGATGTAGAGCGCGTCGAGCTGCGCCATGCCGGCGAGCATCAGTTCTCCGTTGGCAGCGTCGGACCGCTCGCTCGATCGGCCCCACATCTGGTTCGATTTGGCCAGTTCCGCGGTGATCAGTTCGTCCGCTAATCTCTCAGCTTGTAGTACGTCCAAGGCCTTCTCCTTTTGCAAAGCTATTTGCATTCAAGCGCACAGAAAAGCAAGCGTAATCTTGCTCTCCTAGTACTTTTTTCCACCCGCTTTGGCGCGGTTCTCCAGCTTGTGGTCCGCTCGGGTCGCGTTCACCATCGCCTTTGCGACAGCCACAGGACCAAGATCGTATTTCATGGCACCAGCCAGATCGCCGACACGGAACAGAACATCGACCAGCTCGACCCAGATGCCAGGAAATTGGGGAAGCTTGTCGTCCATCGCGTCAGTGCGGTCAGCCTCCAGGGCCTCGGACACCTCTCCGTGTACCAGCGCCAACTTCACCGGAACCATGAGCGGGTTCTTGCGCAGATCTTCTCCGGTCTTCGGATCGATCCACCAATGAGCGGCCATCTTGTGGGTGATGCGGACCAGAGAGTTGATCGATCTCTCCAGCTCCTCGACGTCGGACGCCGTGAAATTGTCGTTCGCTACTGCAGTCATGCTACCTCCTTAAATCGGAACTCGTCAGCGAGATCCTCAAGCATGCGGCAAACCTCCTTCTGGGTTCGACCAGTCTGATCGTTCCAATCGAACGGCTGCTTGCCGAGTTGTCCTTTGATGATTTTGACGAAGCGCGCATACGCGCCTCGATCGTCTTGTCCGGCAGCCCGGCGGATCGCGCCCTCAATGTCGAAGGCGCGAGCCTCCTGGCTGAACACTGGAACCGGCTTACCCTGTCGATCCCGTGCGCAGGTCTTTTGCGTCCACCGCCCGGGCCTGGAGAACAGCAACAGGCACCGCTCCACAATTTCGAGTTCGGTCAACATTGCGCTTGCTGAACTCCCATTCGAATGTTGCGATCCGGTTGATATCCCGGCGTCCGATCCTCATGAGGTCGGCCGCCAGCTGTTGAAGTGGAGTCCTTGACGGGAGAACTACGAAATCAGGCGGCGTGTAAACCGCCTGATCCGTATTCAGATCAATGATCCAAAGTCGCTTGTGACGCTTTGCTACGAGAAGGAGCATCAGCTGCAGCCGGTGGTCTCGCCGCAGGTGTCGCACTTCAGGCAGGTACCGTTACGCACCATCGTGAAGCTTGAGCAGTTGGTGCAGCAGTCGCCGGTAAAGCCCGACATCTTTGCGACCGCCCGTTGATCTGGGAGGGCGGACGCCTTCACCGTTTCAACAACCTTGGCCAGCTGATCGTCTGACATCTCGGACGTCGCGTTGATCACGATGTTCGAGACACTGACGGTCGGCTTCTCCGGCTCCACGCCGCTCCCCATCGCGGTGTGCCCGCTTTCTTCGGGGGTGACGTGAGCCAGGTCATCGCGATCGAGGTAGCTGATCGCCAGATCGCGGAATATGAAGTCCACGATCGAGGTCGCGTTCTTGATGCGGTCGTGCTCCTGGACGAAGCCAGATGGCTCGAAACGGAAGAACGTATAGGCGTCAACAAACTCTTCCAGCGGCACACCGTGCTGCAGGCCGAGGCTGATGGCGATGGCGAAGGCATTCATCATCGACCGGAAAGCGGCGCCTTCCTTGTGCATGTCGATGAAGAACTCACCGAGGCGACCATCGGTATACTCTCCGGTGCGGAGGTAGACCTTGTGACCGCCGACGATGGCCTTCTGGGTGTAACCGACCCGCTTCGAAGGCAGCTTCTCCCGCTTGCGGACGAGTTTCTCGACCACCTGGATCACGCTCTTGGGAGCCTCAACCACGTCGGGTTCGTCATGATCGTCTTCGATCAGGGCCGAGTTGAGCGGCTGCGACAGCTTCGAACCATCGCGATAGATCGCGTTGGCCTTCAGCCCCAGCTTCCACGACATCATGTACGCCTTGCTGACGTCCAGGATCGAAGCGGTCGACGGCATGTTGACCGTCTTGCTGATCGCACCGGAGATGAACGGCTGAACCGCAGCCATCATTTCGATGTGACCCTTCGGATCGATGAACCGCTTGCCGGTCTTTCCGCACGGGTTGGCGCAGTCGAACACGGCGTAGTCGCCAACATCCAGGTGGGGAGCACCTTCCAGCGTCATCGTGCCGACAGCCCGGATGTTGGCCTGTTCGATCTCCGGCTCGCTAAAGCCGCACGCCTTCCAGTCTGCCAAGAACCGGATATCGAACACCGACTTGACCTTCTCGATGCTGACATCGATGCCAGCCGCACGACCAGCCAGCACAAACTTGGCCGGCAACACGCCCGTTCCCAAGGCGTAGTCCACGATTTCGTCGATCTGCTGCTTATCGTAGGCGAGGGCGTTGAGGGCAGCCGGAACCGACTGGTTGATGATCTTGAAGTAGCCGCCGCCGGCCAACTTCTTGAACTTCACCAGAGCGTAATCCGGCTCAACACCGGTCGTGTCGCAGTCCATCAGCAAGCCGATCGTTCCGGTCGGAGCGATAACCGTCGTCTGGGCGTTACGGAATCCGTATTTCTCACCCATGTCGACGACGTCAGCCCAGATCTCGGATGCGATGGCCGGCAACTCTCCCTGCGGACAATCCCAGTCGAGGCCAACCGGCTTGACGGTCAGACCGCGGTACCCGGTATCGTCGTTCTCTGCTGCGGCATAGTGATTGTGCATCACCCGCATCATCGAGCTGGCGTTTTCGTGGTATTTCACGAACGGCCCCATCTCCTTCGCCATCTCGGCGGAGGTGCGGTAGGCAACACCCGTCATGATGGCCGAGATCGATCCAGCCAGAGCCCGGGCATCAGCCGAGTCGTACGGGATACCCATGGACATGAGCATGCCGCCGATGTTGGCGAAGCCGAGACCCAGTGTGCGGTACTGGTAGGACTTGAGCGCAATTTCCATCGACGGGAACTGCGCCATGGCCACCGAGATTTCCAGCACGATGGTGATCAGGCGGTTGGCGTGGTTGAAGCTCTCCACCTCGAACACCAGCGGATTGTCGCCGTGTCGGGATGTGAACTTCGCCAGGTTGGTCGAAGCCAGGTTGCACGCCGTGTCGTCGAGGAACATGTATTCCGAGCACGGGTTCGATCCGCGGATCTCGCCGCCGGCCGGACAGGTGTGCCACTCGTTCATCGTGGTGCGGAAATGCAGGCCGGGATCGGCCGACTCCCACGCGGCGCGGCAGATTTGATCCCACAGATCGCGAGCCCGGATCGTCTTGATGACCTCGCCGTTGGTGCGGCCGATCAACTGCCAATCCAGGTCGAGCTGAACCGCCTCGATGAAGTCGTTGGTCACCGACACGGTGTTGTTCGAGTTCTGGCCCGACACGGTCTCGTACGCAGTACCCTGCCAGTCGATATCCATCACCTGGAACTCGAAGGGCTGATGTGCCACGCCGAGATCGATGACGCGCTTGATGTAGCTGTCCGGAAGGAAAGCCTTGCGGGCTTCCTTGATGGCCTTTGTCAGCTTCGCCTTGCTTTCGGCATCGGAGAACATCTCGTCTTCCGCGGCCAGCTGATGGATGGCCATCAGGTGCTTGTTGGCAGCCTTCGAACCGGCGACCAGGGCTGCCACCTTCTTCTCTTCCGCGACCTTCCAGCCGATGTATTCCTCGACATCGGGATGATCGACGTCGACGATGACCATCTTGGCGGCGCGGCGCGTGGTGCCACCCGACTTGATGGCGCCGGCAGCGCGGTCACCGATCTTCAGGAAGGACATCATACCGGAAGACGTTCCGCCACCCGACAGCTTCTCGCCCCGACCACGCAGGTTGGAGAAGTTGGTGCCGGTGCCGGAGCCGTACTTGAACAGACGGGCCTCACGGAGCCACAGGTCCATGATGCCGCCGTCCTGGATCAGGTTGTCGCCGATCGACTGGATGAAGCAGGCGTGCGGTTGCGGACGCTCGTAGGCCGAGGTCGAGAGCATGGCGGTGTAGCCGTCAGCTCCTTCGGACTGGTCGATGAACCAGTGGCCCTGGGCCGGACCATCGATGCCGTACGCCCAATGCAAGCCGGTGTTGAACCACTGCGGCGAGTTGGGGGCGAACATCTGGTTGGCGAGCATGTAGCGCAGCTCGTCGAAAAACGCCCGGGCGTTGGACTCCTTGTCAGCCAGGTAGGCTGCCTTGTTGACGTAACCAGACACCCCGGTTTCGCCGTTGAAGTAGCCTTCCTTCCAGCCCCAATAGGTCCAGCAGCCGGCGAGGCGGTCGAACACCTGCTTGGCCGAGGTCTCGCTGGTCAGATAGTTGTCGGCTTCTTCCATGGGGAAGGGGGTGCCGACGCAGCGTTGCAGCCAGGTCGGAACGCCATCTTCCGGCACGCGCTCCAGCAGCTTGGGGACGCCGGCTTTGCGGAAGTATTTCTGGGCGAGGACGTCAACAGCGACCTGGGACCAGGACGCCGGCACCTCGATGTTTTCCAGGCGGAAAACGATCGATCCATCGGGATTCTTGATCTCGCTGGTCGCGTTCCGCCATACGATCAGATCGTACGGGGACTTGCTGCCATCCACTGTGTATCGACGCTCAATTCTCATGCTGCTCGCAACTCTTTTGCTTATTGTTTTGGAGGCACCGGCCAGTCGGCCGGGATGTTTTCGTATTCTGAGGTGGGCTTGGAGGGCGGGCTCCAGTGATCGATGCGGTAGAGTCTGCCGACCTCAGTCTTGAAGAGGTCCGGCTCAGGTTCTTCCACGACCTTCGCAGTGTGGATGAACCATCCGTCGATAACGCCGCGCAGCGAGAACCCGCCCTCAGGGATGGATACGCGCTGCGCCTTCGAGAGGCGCCGCGGCTCCATCATCCGCCTCGCTTCGTCGAGCGGTACGGGTAGGGTTTCGAGTAATCGATGCGTTGTTCCAGCTTGATGGGAACGAACCTGACCGGCTGCTTGCTCAGCTCTTTCAGGAGGCTCTCGATCGATGAATTGTTGGCATCGTCACGAGGATCCAGCGCTTCGAGCTGGCCGACGAGAGCGTCGACAGCGGCGCCTTCGGACTTGGTGAGACGGCGAGAGGCATGCACCGCGGTGCCGAACTGCCGGTACACGAACTTCTTCTTCACATTGCGCGGCTGCGACTGCTGCTGAAGCAGCATGGCGAAAGCCCTGAGGATGCCGTCCTGGGTCGATCTAACTTCCATAGTCTTGCCTTCTCCTTTTTGCATTCAAGCAAACATCAAGACATCGCTCTGATGCGACGCCGGATCTGTTGTTTCGCGTAGTTCGAGGTGTATGGACTTCTGGGAGTGTCCGAGAATGGCACCGACATCCACTTGCCGCGGACTCTGAACTCGATCAGGTGGTGCTTCTTGTCGTGACCGAGGGTGAATGCCTCGATCTCACCGTCACTCTTCAGCTGTTCCGCTACTTTCTTGACCTCTCGAACGACGCCCTTCATCCTTGCCCCTTTTTTGAAACGGCCTCTTCGGCCATTGTTTCTTCGGGCGTTCCGGACGCGGCTCTGCTTCCGGGTCACCCTTCGCCAGCATCCGTTGACGGAAAGCTTCGGTGTCCTTTGCAATCCGCTTGGTTCTGGCAATCTCGGTCACATCGGCTCCGCGCTTGGATGCCTTTGACCCGAAGGTCTTGGCAGCGTGGCAGTCGACGTGTTTTGCGAAGATCGAGTCCACATCGTTAGCCGGCGGGATCGTGTTCTTCGCTTCTGGATCCCAGCACCGCAGCTGCAATGCCGGGACGTGATCGAACTGGGTATCCTCCAGCTTCCCGAGCCGCTCGCGGCAGGTGGCGCACAGACTGTCCTGTCTGAGCACGACCTTGAGCTTCACCAGGTCCGGGATTGCCTTGCGGAAACCGGTCGGAGGGGCGAGGGGAAGCTCAGCGAACATTTGCTTTTCCTATTTGCATTCAAGCAAACAGTCAAGCAATAGTTTCGGGATCGTCCACGATCATGAGCGTCGCCCTATTATCCAAAATACGAGGCTTCAGCGGCAGTGCGCGGTCGCGCTTGCTGATGATGCTGAGCCAGCGATCCTTGCCATCCTTGGTGACGTGACCGTCCTCGGTGAGGAAGCCATTTTTGATCATGGCTTCGACTGTGCGCTTCTGCCACGGCTCCATCTTGATGCCGACCGAATGCCCAACAGCATCCAACCACGCCAGATAAGCTGGGGCATGCTCGTCCAGGAACCGGACCTGGGCCGGCGACATTCTAGGACTTCTTGGCATTGTCGTTGCTCGCTGCCATTGCCGCATCACGATGCACGATTGCCCTGACATCAGGGAGGTACACATCGATCGCGCCCTTCAGGTCTTCCAGCTCGAACAGGGCCTCTTCAGCGTTGGTCATACCGCCATTCGGATGGCGGCTTCCGCTGCCGAAACGATCCCATTTGCCGAATGCCTTGAGGACTTCGCCGATCTCCTCGATCACGCGAGCCCGTCTGCCATCGCCAGTCTTTGGTGCGTACTTTGGGTTCATTGCCGTTGCTTCCGGATCGATCGAAGTGCTGAAATGAGCTGCTCGATTTCGTGGTCCTGGACGAAGACGCCGGCACCGTTGTCGTCGGCGGATCTGCAGATACGCAGGGACACGCCGGATCGGAACGGTTCACCCATGTTATCGCGGTATCCCTTGATGCATGAGCCGTCTTCACCGGAGATAATGAACGAGTTCACCACGATGCCCTTCATGCCTTGGCGACCTTCAGGGCTTTTGCGACTCGGCTCTCGACCATTTCGCTGATACCGCCGTCGAACAGGGCGTTGACCTTCGCGGTCAGCTTGCGGTCGATGACGTCCATTGCTTGGGTCTCGAAGGCTCCAAAGATACGCTCGACGGTCTCATTAACGAGCTGCTCACCGCGGAGGGCGTGCTGCTTAAGCAGACTGTCGACCTGCGTCTGGACAGCGTCCTCCAGCTTCTTCTTGGCCTCGGGCTTCAGGGTGTAGGTGTCCCGGCTCCAAGCCTCTTTCTTGACCTTGACCAGGGTTTCTTCGAATGCCTTCTCGAAGCGCTTCTTGAAAGTCTCGTTCTCTTTGATCATCTCGATCAGGGAGTTGGCCTCGCCGCCGAACACGGCCTCGACGACCTTCAGGACGTCCTTGTTGATGTAGTTGGTGAACAGGCGACGGCAGATCTCGGCAACGACGGCCTGCTGCAGTTCGACTTTGCTGTCCTGGTCGGAGAACAGCTTATCGATGGCGCCGGCATCAAGCTTCAATGCGATAGTCATCAGATCCAGATCCTTCAGATGCGAGTTTGATCAGGTCGTTGGCTACGAGCCAGGCCAGCAGGGTGAATGCTGGAAACCAGCGGATTCGGGTGCCGTCTTCCTTAACCTGGAGGAGGCGTCCCCGGGGGAATTTCGATGGAGGCTTGAAGCCCTTGGGCAGTACGAGGGTGATGCCGGCCTCTTTATGCGGGAGACCAAGCTTCTTGGCGGCGTTCAGCGAGTTGACGCACAAGGTTGCCATGAGAGCGGGGTTCAATAAGGTCTCCTCTTGATCTTGCCGGCAACGATGCGCCTCTCCAGCAAGCGGAAGGCGTACTGGAGGGACGGGGCCAGGCAGTGGAAATCTCCACCCCAGAACCCCGTCACCCCGCATATGATTGGAGTGTAGAACTTCATGCGGCTTTCGCCGGGATCAGCTTGCGCAACTCTTCCTTGACCCGATCGATGATCCGTCCGGACAGGTTGTCGGGATGCCGGGGGTCGGTGACGAAGCCGTCCTCGACCAGGACATCTTCATCGGTCCCGAACGCGGTGTGCGGGTTGCTCGCATGCCACAGACCGTAGAAGTTCCGGATCGACATGCCGGCGAACAACAGGCAACCGGCGTGCTCTGGATCGTCGCGGAGAGCCTTGGCAGCCGCGAACGGCAGCCCCAGGCGCAGTATCGATGACGGCGCCTTCCAGCTCACTGGATCTAGCCAGCGCTCGATCGCCACGGGATCGGCCGACACACGCTTGACCACATCGGCGACGACGCCGTCTTCGTCCAGGTACGATCCGAGCCATTCCTGACTTTTCCTGGGTTCACCTTCAACAACGTTTGCCATTATGCTGCTTCCTCGTTTCGCCGCTCGTCGTTATCGTTGGCGGCATCCTTGTAGTTCGACTTGGCCCGGGCTTCCTTCATCAGCTGATCGAGATCGATCCCGGGGATGATGACGCTGGCGATGATTTCCATCGCCGTGTCGAAGTAGATCTTGAACTCGTCTTCCGGCATCGCATCGAACGCCGTGGAGGAGGGGTAGTAGATGAACTCACCCTCCATCGTGAGCACCGGTTCCGTGACGTTGCATGCGAGGAGAAGCGACTTGTGCAGCGCATCCTCGGTCGAGAACTTGTTGGTGTTCTCCACCACGATCCGCAGGATCACCCGGTAAAGGCGATGCCGCGGACCGCTCCGGGGCTGTGCGAGCTGGATGCGGAGAGGAACATTCTCCGGATACCTCTCGAACATCTCGATGTCGTAATCCGCATGCGGCACCAGCACGGGGTGGCTGGCGCCCGGCAGAAACATCTTTCTGACCAGGATCCACATGCTCTTCGATTTATTGCTGGCCTTGCCCATAAACCCTCAGATTGCGGCGCCGCGCCGCTGCTTTGGTTTCGATCTCGACCTCGGAGCAGGCTCGTCTTCCTGACGCTCCCGTTCGTATTCGCCGAGCTGCTCAAGATGCTCTCGGCAGGAATAGACAAGCTGATGCGTCTGTTCCTGGGAGAGACCGTACTGTTCGCGGTGGGCTCGCTCGTCGTCCCACCACCGCCGCAGTTGGCCGGCGCTTTGGGAGATTTTGATCCCCCAGAGCGCCAGCTCCACGTACGCTTCGGCCGGCGTCAACTGGCCGCCTTGTCCTTGGCTGGTGCCGTCCATCCCAGGTTCTCCTTGAGGTGGCTGGTGGCAAAGGCCTTGGCGTCGCCTTCCTCGTCCTTCGACAGCTTCTTCAGGTCGTCCTTCATGTCCTTGCTGTTCATCAGGTCGGTCAGATCCTTGACCGATTTGGTCTTGGAAATGTCGGCCTTGATGTCAGCGAGCAGCTGGGACGGATCGACGTTGTCGTTGTTGGCCGTCGACTTGCCTTCAACCTGACGATCAGCATTCTGCGGATTGCGGAAATCGTCGGCTTCCTCGGACGAGTACGCATCGCCGTGAAGATCAGCGAGCTTGAGGATCACGCGATCCTTGGCGCGCTTCTCGGCCATGGCGTACGGGTAGGCAGCCTGGGATCCGGTGACGATGTAGTTGCCAAAGCAGCCGGGTGCCGGCGCACGGATCGGCTTGCCCCACTGGTTGTTCTTGCCGGTGTCGATCATCTCCATGATCTTGGCTTCGCCGACCGACCATTCCATCTTGTCGCCGACGCTGCCGAACACGATCATGACGGCTTCATACGCCTCAGCGCGCAGGATCTGCGGCTTGTCCCACTTGATGCCCATCTTCGCACCGAGGCGCTCGACGTCCTTGTGCTTGACGACCGGAGTGCCCTGGACTTCCCAGATGGCTTCCTTGTCGATGTCGACGCCCAGCTTGTCGAAGACGTCGTAGATCTTGTCGAGCCTTGCGCGATTGCTCGCGCTATTGTCGTTCCGCTTTGCCATGTTGGTCTCCGTTTATGCCGCTTCTTCGGCGGCGGGTTTCTCGTTGCTATTGGCCGCTTTCTTGCGGGTACCGCGGGCCGGCTTTGCCGCTTTCTTTGCCGCTTCATCCTCGGCGGACGGGGGCGGCATGTTGGCGGCCTGCGCGACCGCTTCCTCGATTGCCTTGGCGTCGAACTTGATCAGCTGCTTGCCATCCGACGACAGGTTGATGGTGACGCCCTTGCCGGCGGCGGACTTGGCGTCCGGCGGGAACAGCTTTTTGAGGGCCTTCTTCGCCTTGTCGTGCTTGTCGACGGACGGCTTGGTGCTGAGCAAATCGAAGGCGAGGATGCCCCACTCGTTGCTCTGGCTCATGTCGATGACCTTGATGCGCTCGACCAGCGGCACATCGACCACAGGAACGCCAGGCGTCCGGCCGGTCTCGACGCAATCCTGGAAGTCTTTCTCAGCTTCCAGCAAGGCGATCTGGTAGAACAGATCCTGCTCAACCGGGATGATGACGTGCTGAGCCGCGCCTGTGATGATCGACAGGTACGACATGGGCAGGTCAGCCACCATCATGTTGTGCTGGCACTGAGCGTAGTACTTCTCCAGCGCCTTCTGCTTGTCGAAGCCGAATGGGAACATGAATTTGAACTCGACCACGGCGATCGGCTCGGAGTCCGGCGTCTTACGCATCAGACCGTCGAGCGACGAGTGCGCCTTGTCCCAGGCGTGGTAATAGATGCGCTTCTGCTCGTCAGTGACTTCGCAATCCATCTCGTGCTCGAAGAAGTCGGCATTGAGCGGCTCGGTCAGGTTGCCGAGCTGGACGATCATCACGTCGTCGAGGTTCTCGGGAATGGATTCGCCGCGCTTCTCGGCCCACAGCCGCTCGATAGCTTCCTGATCACCAGACATGATGATCTTGGCGTCCGATCCACCGATCGACTTCATGCGAGACGCCTTATCCTCGGCGCTCATTCCGATATTTCCAGTCCGTTTCCTGCGCATTTTGTTCTCCTTGCATTCAAACAAATGATTAGACGTAGTTCCGCCAGATGGCGGCATCGCCGAGCGTGGCCACGAAGGCCCTGTGATCGGCGACATCCTTTTCGGTGATCCGTTTCGCCAGCGGTACGGGCCGGACCCGAACTGGCAAATCCTCTTCATCACCTTCGGGCTGGGCGAGCATGTCAAGCTGCATGCCAAACTGCCGGCCGCCGCGAAGCTCGGCGTAGACTTCAGCGAGAAGTTCGGCATCGAGGAGAGCGCCGTGAAGCGTTCTTCTCGAGTCGTCGATGTTGTAGATGCTGCACAGAGCATCCAGTGTATGCTTGCGGCGAGGGTGCTTTTCCCTGGCCAGCTGCAGCGTGTCGACGACCTCGTTCTTCAGAGGATCCAGGTCGAGCCGATCCAGCTCCTCGTTCAACATCCCGATATCGAACGATGCGTTGTGAGCGACCAGCCTGGCGTCCCCGATGAAGCGCAGGAACGTGCCGTGGATCCGCTTGAAGGTTGGCTTTGTCGATAGAAATACGTCGCTCAGGCCATGGACCCGGTAGGCTTCCTTGTGAACTGGCCTCAGCGGATTGCAGTACTGGTGGTAGGTTCGACCGGTTGGCATGAGGTCGACCATCTCGATGGCACCGATTTCAACGATGCGATCGACCTTACGGTCGAGGCCCGTGGTCTCGGTATCGAGGATGATTTCCCTCATTGCCAATTTCCTTATGCTGCGACGCTGGGATGGGTCTCCACGAAGGTGAGGCCATATCCAGGAACGATACCCAGATCGGTCCGGAGGCCGGTCTGGATGAACCCGATGGTTCTGGACTTGATCTCGCCGATGTTCTGGCGATTAGGTTTGCGCGTCGGGCAGTAGATCCGATGCACAATCTCTTGGTCGCCCCCGCGGGCGAGGGAGATAGCTGCCCTCCTCAGACGATCAGGAAGGCGGGCGGAGTTGCACCAGCGCATCCATTCCAGGACGCCGAGGGCGCGATCAACGTCGTTCCGCTGCGGCGAGTATTTCGATTGCCCATCGTGGGGCTTCATCGCGGAGAGCAGACGGATTTTCTCGATCTCGATCAGTTCGTTGCGAGACATTCCGACCATATTCCAACCGCCGGAACGCTGACCGGACGTCAGCCAGCGACGCTCGTTGTCTGGCGTCTTATCGATGACCTCGACGGCCTCGACTAAAAGCTGCCAGATCACGTCGGAATGACGTGCCCGTTCGCCTTTAAGGGCCGCAGCCAGCTCACCACCATGGGTGAGCCAGCCGAGAGCCTTCGTGCGTTCCTCAAGCAGTGACGAGCTGTTCATTCGGCAGCACCGAGGTTTCCGAGCTACCGAACGACTGGCGGCGGCGGGTTGCACGATATTCATAGACGCTGGCTCCGAGCCGTTTCTGCGTCAGGCACAGCAGACCATCTTCAGCATCTTCCAACACGCGCTCCGCAACGACATTGAGCGCGGTGATGCGCTGCCGGTCTGCGGTTCGCAGGGCATCCCCATCAGGGATGACGACCTGGCGATCGAATTGAAGATCACCAGACCAATAGACGAGGACATCGCCCTGGGCGGCGTCCTTCATCCAGTCGTAGTACTCCGACAGGGCGCCGGGGCCGACTTCCAGGACAGTTCTCATCTTGGATCAGCCTTCCAGCAGTTCGCTGACCAGCCGGCCCTGAAGGTTGGCAAGGGAGGCGAGGCTTTCGGTGATGCGGCCGAGCTGGGCCACGGCTTCGAGACGATCGGCCGGATGGACGCCTTCGTCTTCAACGAAGATCACGTCATCATCGTCGTTGTAATCGTCGTCAGCCAGTTCGTTGCCGGCTTCACCCAGGCACACGCCGGGCGGACAGTCGCATGACTGTGTCTCACCTGCCGCGTTGGTCAGGAAGTCGGGAGAAGCATCGATCTCTGTCAACGACCCATCGGTGTTGAGCATCAGGATCGAAAAGCTTCCGGGTTTGAAGAAGTCCATGAAGTCTCCGTTAGCATTCGTGCAAATGATTGGATACCAAAAGGGGCGCCCTGGCACGCGCAACTACAGGGCGCCCCTCTATTTTCCCCGCTCAACGGGGAAGCTCAGATGTAGCCGAACCTCATACGGTCCAGTACCGACACCCGTTCATCAAAACGGGATGTCATCGTCCATGTCGGCATTGCGGCCACCACCACGGCTCGAACCGCGGTCATCACCGCGTCCGCCGCCACGGTCATCCTTGGCGTTGTCACGGCTGTTGCCGCCACGGCCACCGCCTCGGCTCGACGAACCGCGATCATCGCCACCGCGATCATCGTTGTTCCCGCGGCCACGGCTGCTGCCACGATCATCGTCATCGTTCGATCGGCTGTTGCCGCCACGGGAACTGCCGCCACGGCTGGAGCCGCGGTCATCGTTCCGATCGCCGCCGCTCTTGTTGTCGTTGTCGTAGGACAGCTTCATCAGCGCCTCGACCGGAGCAAACGCCGGGATCACGATCTCGGTGGAGTAGCGATCCTTGCCATCCTGATCCTGCCACTTGCGGGTCTGGATCTTGCCTTCGATGCGAACCAGGTCACCCTTCGCGAGATACTTCTCGACGAACTCGATCGTCTTCTCGTTCCAGACGACGATGTTGTGCCACTCGGTCTTCTCCTGCTTTTCGCCGGAGCGCTTGTCCTTCCAGACCTCGCTGGTGGCGACGCTGAAGTTCGCGACCGCCGACCCGTTGGTCAGGTTCTTCACTTCGGGATCCTTACCGAGCCGCCCGATCAGCTCAACCTTGTTCAACGATGATGCCACCACTCTCTCCTTTTCGAGTTTGCATTACCATGACGTTTGCATTCGTGCAAGCGTTTTCTCAAAAATCTGGCGCGATGAATTGGCCAGTGTGCTCATCGAACGACAGAACGACCACCCCGGTCAGGCCGGCGATGCGTTTGAGACGCACCTTGGAGATGATGACATGTCTAGCGTTCGGATTTTCCGGGTCCGCTGGATGAACCACCAAACCGAGGTCGGCTTTGTTGGCCCAATGAGCGGAGTCCGAAATGTTGTACAGGCCTGGCACCACGTCGGCGCCGAGCTTGGTGGGATGCGCGACCACGATGACGCAGACGCGGAACTGTTTGGCGAACCGCTTCAGCGCCTTGATCATCTTGCCGATGTACTCTGTCAACGACAGGTTCATGGGCCGATTGTGCTCAAGCTCGTTCCAGGGATCGATGATCAGCATCTTCACACCGTCGCGGAAAACCGCGGCAGCGCAAGCATCGAGCAGGAACTTGACGTCGATCTCGACGTCGCCAGTGTCATCGTAGTCGATGAACTGGTAGTAGCGTTGCACGAACGCTTCGGCCCGCTTCTTGTCCTCAAACGTCCAGTCGGTCCTCGCCTTGCCGAGGAAGGCACCCATCAGCTCGTGCGCCAGGAACGGCTTGACGTCCTTCTCGCCGGAGAAGATAGCGACCGGCCACTTGTGGCGCTTGGCCATCAGGACCGACGCCTGGTTGATCAGCGTCGACTTGCCGGAGTTGGGAATGCCCGTGCAGACCACGAACTGACCCTCGTAGAACTTCATGTGCTTGTCTAGTTCCTCGGAAAGGCCGATCTCGCACATCTGCGGGATCTCCATCTCGGGATAGTCCGACAACCGGTACAGACCTTTCACCGGCCAGGGCTTTGCTTCCGAGATAACCTTCTTCACGCCGTCCTTGCCGAGGTACAACAGGACTTCGTTCAAGTCCTTCGGCGCTCGGAACTTGCCCTTGTTCTTTTTGTCCGGGACCACCTCGTCCTTCGGGTACTCGACCCAGAAGCACTTGGCCGCACCGATGCGTCTGACCAGCTCCTTGGCGAGCCGGCCACCAGGCTCATCGCCGTCCGTTGCGATGATGTGGTGCTTGACCTTCATGATCGGGTCCATCAACCGGCCCATGAAGGCGAACTTGTCGTCGTCCTCAGGATCGATGTCCCGATCATCGTCCGGCACCTCGATCAGTTTGCCGTTCTTGTCGCGGGCAGGGGGCGCACCATCCGGAACCGACACGCATGTGTCGTGCCCGGCCATCAGGACAGCCCAGCAGTCGAACTCGCCTTCAGTCCAGATCAGCTCGTCGGTTCCGGCCTCAAGCCGGTTCATCGTGTCGTCTTTCAGCAGGACGTTTGCGTTGTAGAGCGTTTTCTTCGCGTCTTTGCGCTGCTGGAAACGACGCTCGCCATCCTGTGACCACCGGTATTTGGTGTTCACCTCGTCCTCGTGCTCCATGAAAGGGAGCGCCAGGATGTTGCCGTCGATGTCAGGTTCGATTGACCCATCGCGCAAGCGACGTGCGCTGTAGGCTCCCATATCCGCCGCCAGGTCGAGACACAGGCCTCTGGACTCGATCCCCTTGGCGTGTTTTTCGCTCAGCATTCTCAGATCCTACCCATCCACAGTTCTTGCAGTTCCAACACACACCGTCAGAGTCGATCAGGACGCTGAGGCAACGGATTTTTTTGTGTGACCCTTTCCGCTGGTGCGAACACTGCGGACAGAGCGCATACTGATTGCCGGCCTTGAGAGATCGAACCACGATCCTCTCGTCGCGCAGCACCTTCGCTACATCGACACCGGCCATGTCAGATCGCCACGCTTCGTTTGGGTGGCGGCGGCCTTCGGTCTGCCGGACCTTCGGTCTCCCAACGCTCCCCGTTGATCCAGGTGATTGCGTGCGGGATGAACTGTTCTCGGGACCGGTCACGAGAGACCTCAGCGTTGGTCCGCTCGGCGAAGTATCGAAGGCCGGTCATGATGGTCTCGAACTCCACCCGATCTTCCCGCTCAAGCTTGGCAAGCTTGTCGAGGGCCGCTTTCTTGCTGGTGTTCTTTCGCTTCGGATACAGCGACCAGAACTGCTCCCGATAGTCGCTCGGCCAGGGCGCAGTCTTGCGCGGACGCTTCGGTTCTTGTTTCGGTTCTTGTGGTGGATCTAAGTGGTGGTTCAAGGTGTCATCCTCGTTTACACCCCCGTGTGATCGTCGATTACACGCCGAGTCTTTCTGAGCGACTCCCCTGTCATCCTGGGTTACACCCCGGGTGTCATCGTCGGTTACACCCCCCTCCGGTGGGGGGCCGTCGTACTTGTTGGCTGCGGCAATGCGCAGCGTGTATTCTGAGGATCGCGTGGCGCCGTTGGCGTGCTTGCGGCCGGCCGAGGTGATCAGACCCATCTCTTCCATGAGGCTGAGGTTCTTGTTCACACATGGCCTCGAATAGCCGGTGATTCTCGCGATCGTGTTCTGCCGGGGGTAGGAGCTGTCTTCGTCGCCAGCAAAATTGGCGAGGATGATCAGGATGTGACGCATTGTCGGGGTGACCTTCTTCGGATCGACATCGACGAAGTCCTCGATCACCCAGTTGATTGCTCTGATGCTCATGGTTTTCCGTTGCGCTATGGCCGGTGGGGCTTGACCCCAAAACCGGGCCGGTGTATTTGCACGAATGCAAACAAGAATGCAAGCCACGAGATGTGGTGCGTTGCAGAATTACTCAGGCACTAGAGGTTCAGTTGAGTTCCATCATCCGCGTCGCCGGCATCGACCCTTCGCTCGCCAACTGGGGTATGGCGAAGATGCTGCTGGACACGGACACGCTGGCCCTGGAGCTGGTAGAAATCCACACCATCGTGACCGAGCCCCGCAAGGGGAAGACGGTACGGCAGAACTCGGACGATCTGCGCCGAGCGAGAGAGCTGCACGACGGCTTTCAGGCCTGGATGACTGACTGCACCCTTGGTTTCGTCGAAGTCCCCTCAGGATCCCAGCACCAGCGCAGCTCGCTGGGCTTCGGCGTGGCGATCGGCGTGCTTGCTTCGTCACCTGTCAACCTGATCGAGGTCATGCCGGTGGAGACCAAACTCGCCAGTGTCGGCACCAAAACCGCCGAAAAGCCGGAGATCATTTCCTGGGCTGCCGGCCTCTATCCGTCTATTCCCTGGCAGAAATATCACAAGGACGTGGTCAGCAAGGGAAAGCGAACCCGCCAGGCTGGCGATCTGCACGCTGACAATGAGCATGCCGCGGACGCCTGCGCCGTGGTCCATGCAGGCATTCGAACACCCGAATTTAAGCAATTACTTGCATTGTTGAAAGGCGCCTCAAGAAACTTGAGTTGCTGAATCGATTCTCGGGTAGATATAAGTCACTGATTTTGTTTGATATAAATTCGAAGTCAGAACAGAATAAGAACAAAAAATCATTTGCAATCGTGCGAAACCTGTCGTACGGCAGGGCATTAGCATCCCGACAAATGGAAAGGATGAAATGCGAATGTCAGTCAGAACTTACTTTTCATCCAGAGCGAATTGAGCGTTTGGCATCACACAACCTATGCGTGGCCAGACGCAATCTATCGATAAGCGAACCATTCTAAGGGAAGCTCGCAAGTGAATTTACCGGTACAAAACATGGCCAAGGCGCAATCACCAAAGCAAGTAGTGATCGAGTGGATCGATCACATCTTGGATCGGAAGAAGTGGAATGGAACCGACCTGGCACGCCATTGTGGCCTGGCTCCTTCGACAATCCTCCGTCTCCTCAACAACCCCGATCACCCCTTCGTTCCGACTATTACCACGCTTCAGAAAATCGCGAACGGATCGGGCTATCCGATCCCGAAGAAGGTGATGGCGGCTCTGGGTGCCGATGATGCAAAGGAAGCTGCGGCCGATGCGGAAGCCGGCGAATCCTCGTCACGTTCGTCGCGCAGGACTACGCCAACCGTAGAGCTGCGTCACGTATCGTCGCTGCCATCTGCTCTGCAGTCGGCTGCCAGCCCGCGGCGAGACGGCTACGTGCCGGCGCCGCCACAGCTCGCGGGGGACGATACCGCTTTCGCGTTCCACATGCCGGATAACTCGTTCGGTCAGTGGTTAAAGACAGGCACCCTGATGTACGCCACCAAGCGGCGTGATCCGGTCCCGGGCGATCTCGTCATGCTCACCGGCAAGGACGAAAAGACCAAGGTTCGTCTGCTTGTCGACATCAACGAGAGCGGTCTCAGCCTCTCCAAGTCGATGCCGGTCACAGAAGACGAGACCATGCAGTTCGACGACATCAAAGAAATCGCCATTATCCTTGTGACGGTTCGAGAATAGTGAAGGGTCGCCCGCGGGCGGCCCTTCTTTATATCCCAAAGGTCTTCTGGATCCTGTCGACCATCGCCCTGATGGTTTCCGGTGGGGACGTCATCACGTCGACGTTAAAGTCGGTCTTGAGCTGCCGTAGCTTCTGAAGCCATGCCTCAGCCTGCCTGACAGTGGTCAGATCGACTTTCTCCTCCCATTTCATTCGCTTGATCTCGAGATCGGCCTTCTTGATCTCGAAGTCCAGGAAGTCGAGAAATTCCCGGAGCTGCACTGACAGTCTTGTGATGGCTGGCTCGATCACCAGCAGCTGATCACAGATCTCATTCATGATCAGCGGAAGCCGATCGGCGAACTTCGCATTGATCGGCGGCGGAGGCGGTTCTTTGGGGACAGGCTGTGCCGTACTGGTTGTCATTCTTCCTCCTGCTTACGAGTCCTTGATCATGCAGCCTCAGCGATCGGCGCCGGCCTGATCACAGCCATGCGACCCTTGACCCATTGGTCCCGAACAACCAGGATCAGCTCGGCTCGTGGCCTGGGTTCGCAGACCGCTCGCCACTGCGGACCTGGTTTCGATAGCGCCCACACGACGTAGAGCGTAGGTGATGCTTTCGACTTCATGTCTTCTCCTTGAGAAAGTTGGTGATGGGTCCGTCGCCCTCGTCAAACACGTTGACGATGCCACGGCCTTGCAGCTCGTCGACGGGGATCCAGATGGTGAAGGTGAGGCCTTGAGGGGCAGGGAGCTGATCGATGCACTCGATCAGGCCGGTTGCTCCCGGCTTGAGCGTGTGCTCGATGTCGTCGTGGTCGGCGCCCTTGGTCTCGGTCAGCATCTCGACGCGCTGACCGAGCTTGAAGCCGGCGGCTTCGTGCAGGCCGTCCCTGTGGCCGAACGTCCTATCCATAGACGATATCCCCAAACAAGCAGGACTGGATGAACACGTCGCCGGTCTCAGCGTCGCCGTTTTCCTTGATCATCTGCTCGATGCGCCAGAGGTGATTGTCGGCCAGGTACTGCAGTCCATTCCTCATGGACTCTGGCGTCATTTCCTTGGGCTTGCGCTCATCGTGGACTTTGATGAGGATCTTCCAGCCGCCAGCCGCCCAGAATTTCTCGTCGTCGTACCAGGGCGACACGTCGGTGCTGATCTCGCCTTCGGGCTTGAAGGACGATGCCCAGTAGCTGATGCCGCCTTCGACGCCGGCCACGATCTGGTCGGTTATCTTGCGCCAGGTCAGCCCATTGATCGAAAGCGGGATCGTATCGGTGGTAGTCGTTGTCTCGGTCATTACTTGATCTCCTCAGCTGTGATTTCGTTGATCTCGGCGCTTTCCACCTCGCTGCTGCACTGATGGCAGAGGCAGATCTGCGCTCCGGGTTCGGCCATCGCGATGGCTGCGTCTCTGTCCTTGGCGTCGAACACGCCAAGGTATTTCGTGCCGGAGACGGGCGCCGTAGACGTGGAATTTCGGCATCAGCTGAAGTCCATTTCGCCGTAGCCGTCTTCGTTGTGCCGATCGGAGCGGCGATACTCCCCGCGATAGCGGGAAGGTGCTCGTCGTTCGCCCCGATTGGTCTGAATGATCTCGCTGACGCTCTCGACGTCGTCGAACTCGTCCTCGATCAGCGATGTGTGATTCCAGGTCATGCGACCTCCTTGGCCCGTTCGAAGTGTTTCGAGCCTGTTCCGTGAGCCTCGATGGTGATGTCAGCTTTGGCTTTTGACCGTTGGCCGCCGCAAAGCAGGCAGTAGGCGCACTGTACGGACTTGCCCATCTCGGCCGCTGCGGGGCAGTGACCTTCGCCGTCCATCTTGGGCTCGCCCTTCGGGCGGACGCGGTAGGTGCGGAACCCCAGAGCCTTGGCCATGATGCGATCAGTCTCGCTGTCGCAAGAGGCCATGCAGAAGTCCGCCAACTTGGGGAACTGGCGCCAGAGATGCGAGTAGCCTGTCAGCTCATCGACCTGGGCGAGGGCGACCCGCCACATGCTGACTGGAGCGGCACCAGGATCGCCGTAGGCGCCGATACGGACGCGCTTGCGGGCCAGGAGCTTGCGAGCCTTGGCCGGCGTGACCTCGGGATAGATGCCGCGCTGGAAGCCATCCCAGATGACGCGCGGGCCATGCATTAGGGTAACGTAGCAGGACCGCTCCACATTCTTGCGCAGACCCGTCTTGGGATCCGTGACGATCCGGCCGCGGTGGATGCAGCTACCGCAGACTGAGACGTCATCGCCGGTCTGGGCGGCGAGTAGAGGGTTCTGGTCGGCGCGTATGATGTAGATCTGGACCATCGGTCCAGTCTTCGAATTGCTGCCGCCGTCTTCCAGACCAGTGGCGATGACGACGATAGGCTCACCGTCGATCAGCGACGGGCCACGGTACAGAATAAAACCGTTCATGGGTCTTTCCTTGTTTGTATTCATGCAAACACCAGTGCAGCACGAGGATGTGTCCGGTAAGCCAGGGCCAGGTCGGCCTGGGCACGGCTCAGATTGCGGGAAAGGATGCTGATGTGCTTCTGCTTGCGGGCGATGAAGGAGGCGAGTGCCTCTTCCTCGGTTTCACAGGCCCACCGTTTGGTGGCGGTCAACAGGACGAACCTGTCGCAAACCCATGCTCCCTTCGGTGTCCGTTTGTGGACCCGCCACCACGTCATCTCCAGCTGCGGGTCAGTGACGCCATACCGGTCAGCATCGGCATCGATGACGACTGAATAGCGCTTGGCCTCGCAGCGGAAGAGGACGTCGGTGTCGGGCGGCGGGGGACCGAACGGATAGTGGAGGATTACTCCTGCCACTCGCCGTTGCCTTCGAGGATCTGCTCGACGAAATCATGACCATTCTCGTCGGTCTTGATGTTCGCCTCGATCCCCTCGACATCGTAGTCGTTGACCTTGATGGTTACCCCCGGCGGGGCTTTGAACCCCTGAACCATCCCGCCTTCGATGTCGATCTCGATAACTGTCTGTGCCATCAGGCTACCTGCTCCTTCGGTTGCAGCACGTTGTCATTGACCGCCTTCTGCTTCGGCATCGGCGGGTTTAGATCCACGAGAGTGTCCATCGACCGGGTCGCGGCGACGTAGCAGAGGTTCTGCTCCTGAATGATCTCCCAGGGCTGCGAAGCATACTTGGAGGGGCAGGTGGCGAACCGGTCGAGCCAGAACACGTACTTCCATTCCCGGCCCTTCGATTTATGGATCGTCGATAGGGTCAGGATCCCGGTCACGTTGTCGGCGAAGATGGAGTTGATGTAGTTCACCACGTCCGTGATCAGGTGCTGCTTGCGCTCCTGACAGGCTTCCATCACCACCTTGAGCGTCTCGACCTTGTCCTCGGCTTCCTGGACCTTCGCCATCTTCTTCTTGGCGATCCACTTCACACTCTCAGCGTCGAGCCATTCTTCGAGCTTGTCTTCCAGCTCGGGGATCGTGGTGATCGACCGCCACCGGGTTGCCAGCTTGATCAAGGCCTCGCCGATGTTTCGCCCCTCGATCCGGCAAGGAATGTTCTGGCGGATCAGGGCGAACGCCGCGGTCACCAGCGGACGGGTGTTGCGGCAGAGGATCGCCGAGTCTCCATAATGAAGCTCGCGCTTCAGCATGAAGTCCTCGAAGGTCATGGCAGTGACGGTGCCCTGCGGCGCCGACTCGTGAGCCTGGATGTGATTGACCCAGGTCTGTGCGAACCGGACGATGCTCTTCGGGCACCGATACGTGACCGTCAGAGGCATTTCCTTGCAGTCGAAATGCTCCTTCAGGTTTTCCATGCTCTCGTTGTCGGCTCCCGTGAAGCCATAGATTGCCTGTCGGGGATCACCGACGCCGAAGAACCGGCCGTTATCCTTCAGCAGGGCATCCGCCAGAAGCTTGCGGCTTACGTTGGCGTCCTGCGCCTCGTCCATCACGACATTGTCGAACTGGAAGAAGTTGATCTGGAAGAGTAGGGGCAGGTAGATCATGTCGTCGAAGTCGACGACCTGGCGCATATCGTTGGACGCCTTGAGTAGCGAGATGGCGACCTCGATGATCTTGTCGGCCTTCTTCTGCAGCGGCTCTTCGTCGAACAGATCGAAGTGGTCGACGATGTCTTCCCAGATCGAGGTATCGTCGATGTGGCCCTGTCCGGGAACGCCGACAGCGTTGGCCTTGGCCAGCGAAACCAGGTGGCAGATCACCGAGGTGTGCGGCACCAGGGTGATATCGATCTCGTCTTCCTCGACCCAGGAGGCGCAAATCGCGCCGACCTTGTCGCCCTTGACGATTACGCCGGGAACAGTGCGCTTGTAGTTCCGCAGGCCGATCGAGTGGGTGGTCGACGCCTCGCAGCGCTTCCAGTCTACGCCGCGCTTCTTCAGCTTGGCCTTGATCTCGTCGGCAATTTTCTTGTTGTAGGCCAGGATGATGGCGTTGCCGCGCAGCTGGTCGGCCGCCTCCAGGATTGTCGTGGTCTTGCCGGCGCCGGCCACGGCGATCAGTACGATGGAGCTGGTGCCGTTCCTGGCCTCGTTGATGAAGGCCGACTGCTGCGGCGACCATTGAATTGCGTTCATGGGGGTTCTCTCGATCGGTTGCAGATCATGGATAGCAGACATTTGCATTCAAGCAAGCGTTCTTTGCAAAAAATGCAAATTAGGCTGCCTCCCGCTGTTCCACCGGTTGGAGTGTTTTCAGGGCCTCGATGACGAGCTTGGCGTCATCATCCTTGTAGACCTTGCAGATGTACCTGCGGTCGTGGAAGATAAGCCATCCTTCGCCATGGAAGTTCGAGATCCTGAAGGTCGCAGGATTGTCGGCGAAGAAGACGGACTTGACCTCCTCCGTTAAGTGCCGGGGCTGGACGCTTCCGTAGCAGTCGCCACGGAGCAGGCCGCGTTCACGCAGCTTATTGACGGTGTGGACCTCTCCGCCATTGACCCAGACGTAATTGACGGCGCCGATCGTCAGCACCTTGGCAATGATCTGCTCCTGCAGCTTGGTCAGTGTCTTAGGCATCGATCCGTCCTTCCCCTCGGGCTATTGCGTGCTCGATCACCTTCATGTCGTAGGCCAGGCGGATTGCGTCACCCAGGTATTGCTGAGGTGGTGTGTATAGGCCTGCATGCCGCACCATGTTCATCACCTCAGGTAGGCCGGGCCGTACGGGCCGATCTGCTTCAAGCCGTTGTGCTCGTCGAAGACATTTCCGCGAGCGTGCTTGGCCGGGGTCGACCAGCCTGCAGCCTTGAGAACGTCGCCGGTCTTCTTGTCGACGAAGGCGAATGCGCTGCCGTCACGCTTGATGCGATAACGGACGATCAGCTCTTCCAGCTCGAACACCGGCTTGGCGAGCTTGGGGTAGTTGGCATCCATGTGCTTGTCGCTGATCTGCCTGCACCCTTCGAAGAAGGACTCGACAGCTACTTTCAGGTCGGGCATTTCGATTTCCTTTGCATTCAAGCAAGGGGCCGGGCAGCACGAAGCCACCCGGCCGGCTCGCATCAGGTGGTGAGGTCGGCCTTGGCCGCTTCCAGCTCTTCGAGAGACAGGTTCTCGAGGTTCAGATCCTGCCGGCGGGCGATAGCCTGGTTGATCTTGTCCAGACGCTCAGCCTTGCCGCGGGCGGCAACCTTCTCGGTGTTCTCGGCCAGCTTGACATCGATGATGTGTTTGACGATGTCGAACCTGAGCTGGACGGTCTTGTCGGTCTTCTTGGCGGTATCGACGAACGAAACGTCGTCGCCGTTTTCCAGCTGCTTGAACAGCACCTTGGCGATGTCGTTCAAGTTGACTTTCTTCTCGCTGGTCAGCGAAAGATCCCACAGATCCTCGACCGACAGCGGGCCGACCTGGGTATCGAAGCGAAGCTTCTCTCGTGTTGCTTTCTCGAACATGTTGTCCTTCCTTAGAACGTGACTTTGACGGTACGGGTGAAATTGCCCTTCACTTTGGCTAGGATCTCGTTGCGCTGTGTGCTTGAGAACCCGAGGCCGCTGATCTGGTCGGCCGAACTTTCAGCCTTCATCTTCGATCCGACGATCTCGATGACCTTGCGATGCTGATCCAGCTCTTCCCTGAGGAACTCATTGAAGAAGCCGCGTGCCTGACCGTCGTTCTGGCAACCGCGCATCATGAAGAAGTAGTGCTTGTTGCCGACACCCCGTCCGTCCCAGTAGTTCGGGGAGAGCATCAGCAGGTCGACCTTGTGGAAGTCTTGGGTGGGGAGCTGCCACACGGTCTTGCTTGCCTGGGTCGAGGGCAGGGACTCGATGATTTCGATGCCCTTGGCCTTCGAGTATTTGAGCTTGGCGACCATGATCTTCTGCTTGTCACGGACCGCCTTCTCGTGGGCGAAGCGGGTGACCTGACCCAGCCAGTCGATCTCAACCTCGAAGCCGACGTCCACGCTCTCGCGCTTGGAGAAGTTGTTGACGTAGAGCGTGTAAACGCCTTCCCGCATCGTCGTCCGGGACCGGTAGAAGATGTTCTCGACCGGCGTCCGCGTCGTGCCGCCGCCGGCATTCATGTCGACATCGAGCATGCCGCCGAGCCGTGACTGCAGACCCTTGTTGCGAAAGTAGATCTCGTGCCCGTCCGGCTCCACCATGTGGAAGTCCAGGTCGTCATGGTTCGACCAGGCCAGTCGGCAGCACAGGTCGCCGCTGACGTTGCCGCCCGCCTTCTTGACCCGCTCCCGGATCGAGTCCGCAAGGTCTCCGTTGTAGGACCAGGAGAAACCGTTATCCCATTTGAACAGCGGCACCGCGGCCGGGTCGACCGGTGCGATCAGGCTGACCAGGTTGTTGAGGTGCCGGTTCTCGAACATCACCTCGATCGAGTCCGCGTTGGGTACGATGTCCGAGATGAACTTTTCGATGGTCACATCCTCGACCTTGTCGAGCTTCCTGGCCGAAGGCTTTTTGGTTGGGATGCTGTCGAACACGTCGCCGCCCAGAGCCTTCCGGGCCGCCCGATCGGCGAACAGGATGTTGTTGACGGTGACGTCTGTATTTCTGGCGTAGCGGCGCTCCAGAGCCGAAGCCAGCCCCAGCTCCTCAATCGTCGCTTTGGCCTTGTTGATCATGGCCGGAGTGACCAGCGCAGTGGCGCGCTTGTAGTTCTGGGGAGCAACCATGGCCTCGAACCTGCCGATCGCATTCTCCAGCTCCAGACCATTCGACAGGTCTACCAGCAGCTGGCCGATCGAGGTGTTGCGGATCTTGGCGACGGAGCCGGGCATGGTCTTGACCTTCGACCAGACGAACACATCCCGGTCGAGATCGGTCAGCTCGGAGGCTTCCAGCTTGACCTTGCGGAAGGTCTCGACGGCGAACTTGTGCTCGCTGCCGCGGTACAGCGAATTTTGCTTGATCAGATCCAGAACGGTGTCGACGGCGTCCATTGACAGCTCGTTGATGCTGCGGAGCAGGACGTCGTGAAGGGCTCGGGTACCGGACAGCTGCGGGCCGATCAGCTCGCCACGGGCAACAACGCCGGCCGGAAGACGGACGAAGAAGTGATCCCAGGAACGCACAAACTCTTCGATCGATTCGAGGGTCTTGTCGGCGCCGGCCGTTGATTCGGTGTGCAGGAACTCGTTCTCGATCGACTTCGAGCGGACCAGCTTTGCCATCGCGTCAGCCACAACCTGATAGGTCGGGTCGCCGACAGCGCCGTCCCAGATCGTCACGACCTTGCCGTTCTCGATCGACACGACGTTACCGACCGCGCGGATGAACTGGCGGCAGCAGCTGCAGTCATGCTCGGTGCGCTCCCGGAACATCGGGTTGGTTCCGGCCGGGAAGCCGGAGAGATAGGTAGACCAGAGGTCATCCTTCTCGACGGCGGTACAGAACAGGCCGCCGTTGCCCATTTTCTTGAACTGGAGAGCGACGGCATTCTTGAACTTGCAGAAGTCCATGGTGGCTTAATCCTTGATGATTTCTTTGATGGATGCGTTGGCGACGAACCCGAGATACCCGTCCTCAGACTCGACCATCACGCGCTTGTCTGTGTCGTCATTGTCGACGTCGCCAACGGTGTATTCGCCGTCTGGCGCATCATCGTCGCCCTCAACGCGAACCCGATCTCCCGGGCTCACGATCAGGACACGCATGGCGGAAGGTTCTGCCGCCGCCTTATGCTCCCATGCTGGAGGCAATTGCTCGCCGTCGAGGAACAGGCCATCCTCACTGAGGACGGCCCGTCCCTCGGTCGCGTGGTCCACTGCCGCTCGCACGTCCGTCAGGCGGACCAGCTCTTCTTCGTTGTCGCACCCCTCAGTGAGACGCGCCTTCACCACGGCAAACGCCGGGTGGTCGACCGCAAGAGTCCAAGGACGGCCGCTGGCGATGAAGAAGATAGAAGTGTCAGTGATCACACTGGCGATCATGTTGCTCTCCGGTTCGGTAATCAGGCGGCTTCGTTGAGGACCAATTCTTCCTCGACGTCGTTGTTGTCATTCGCCACTTCCGGTCGGGCCAGGAGGGCGAAGTAGTGGTTCAGCTTGAGAACCTTCGTTGCCTGGCGATGGGAGTGGTAGTAGCCATTTTCCTCGTTGATCGATCGGAGCAGCAGATACCGTTCGCAAAGCGCTTCGTAACGCTTCTCGATCTCGCCGATCGGGCAGACCACGTCCGGCTTGTTGATCTGAACGCCAAGCTTCCGCAGCGCCGAGAACGCCTTGTCGGTCTGCGTGGACGCGGTGGAGTTGTTGTCCAACGCGACATGCAGAGCCGACAAGTCGGCCTGGAACTGCCGGACATCGTCCGGCGCCTTTACGAAGACAGCCATCTTAGCCAGGTCATGAAGCTGGTGGTTCAGATGCCCGAGCGTCTTGTGGTGCAGGCCGGTGAACTCCGAGACGTCAACGCGATCCCGCAAGGCATCGAGCAGATCGTCGGCAATGAAGTTCCAGTCGCCCGAAACCTCCTTGTCGTAGTCCTTGACCAGGATGACCTGACCAACCTCGATCAGGCCGAACTCGACCGCCGTCATGATGACGCTTTCAGCATCGCTGAACTGCATCGACACGCCGTCGCTTGTGAGCCTCAAGCTGTCGCCGCCACCACGCCGCCGTCGACCTCCATAGGTCGGAGTGGCTTCCACCATGTAACCGCCTTCAGCGAGATCGACGTCCTGGGTGATACGCTGAACGCGGCCACCGCTCAGGACCATCAAGGTCTTGCGCTTGCGGATGGTCTTGCTGGTCCGCTTCGACACCGGCACCTTGAAGCTGTCGAGGTCGATGACTTCAGGATTGCCGAGACGATAGAGAACCTGGTCGCGGACGATCCGCTTGCAGCGCACCCAAAGCACCTTCTTGCCGACCAGTTCTGCCATCTGGAACCGGCCGAACGAGTAGCTCGGGTTGTGCTCGATGACGACCGTGGCGTCTGCCGCCCATTTGGTGCGAGCCTGACCGTCCTCGAACTTATCGAACGAGGTCCAGCCTTCGGACAGGCACTCGACCTTGCAGTCCTCCTTGCTGACGTATTCGCTCAGGTTGTGACCTTCCCACTTCACCAGACGGCGAAGGGAGGCCTGCCGGGTCGAGCCGAGCGTGTTGGTCTCGTCCTCGAAGATGCTGCACGCCTCGAACAGGGAGTTGGCCTCGGTCACCTTGAGGCGAACCTGCTCGATGAACGTGTTTTCGTATTCCGAGATCAACGACTTCAGCGTCGTGATGGTGGTCTCGTCGTAAGCGATATCCTCACGCGACAGGGTCACCTTGAGCGACCCGATCGGCGCGTCGAACAGAACGGTATCGCTGCTGTCCAGGAAGCCGCTGGTCTCGATCTTGTTGAGCGTGATCGGATACATCACGCAGCCCATGCGGACCCGCGGACCGTAGAAGGGAACCGATCCCTTCTTGTACTTGATCCACTTATCGCCCTGGCTCTCGATGACCGGCTCGTCCCACTCGATCGCCGGCAGGATGGTCGGACGGGGATTGAACGACCAGAGGATCTGGTGAGCCCGGTCCCGGAAGGTGTTGATGTCGGACTTGTTGACCGCGAACGACACTTCCATGCCGGCCGGCTGGTCGGACGGACCTTCGAACAGCAATTCCATCTTCGGCATGCCGTCGTCAGCGAGCGACATCACGTAGCAGCGCATCACGCCTTCGAAGTAGGAAGTGACGTTGTAGCTGCCGGCGCCGGTATCGCCGATCAGATAGGCATACGGGCTCTTGGAGCCAATGCCCCAGCCGCCGACCTGGTCGTTGCTCTCACGCTTCTTGGAGGCGTACGGCTTGGCATAGACGTTCTCCATGTCGAACTCGGACATGCCGGTTCCGAAGTCACGAACCTTGAACACGGGGTTGAGATAGGTCGGCAGATGAACTTCGAAATTCCCACGGGCAGCATCCCAGGCATTGGTGCAAAGTTCACGTACCGGATAGCCGATCTTGTCCGACGCCAGGCCGGAGAAGGTGGCGTAGAAGGCAACCGCGTTGGTCTCGAACGCGACCTTGATTTCCTTCTTGACGCCGGTTGCGGTGTGGGCGTGCTGCTTCATTCCAAGCTTCATGGATAATTTCCTGTTGTTATGTGATGGATCAGGCGACGTGTTCGATCAGGTCTGGCTGATCGAGGATGTCTGCGATGGTGAGTGGACGTTGCGATTTACGGATGGCATCGAATAGCTGGTCGTAGGTGACGCCCATATTCTCCAGGAAGAGGGCGACGTCGGTTGCGTTCCAGTAAACGAGATCACGCAGCGTCTCAGGCTTGCGGCGTCCGCTACCAAAAGCCAGTCCACCATGGCTCTTCTTTTTGGTCGGCAGCAGGATCTCGCCCAAAGGGTCGCGCTCGATCACGAACTTGGACTGGTCGATCTTGACCATGTAGTTCCTCAGCTCGATCAGATGACCGACATCGAGCGCCTCGTGTGGCTGGTGCTCGTTGTAGTAGCCAACCGACAGGTTCGAGCATTCCGGCACCAGGCGGCGGTACTGCTTGGTGTCGGTCAGGATACCCTTGTCGCAGATCTTGAACCGGCTCGGCAGCTGGGCGGCGAGAGAGTTGCCGAACGTGTCCGAGCAGGTGCGCTGACGCTGATGGGTGATAACCTGGTCGATGCCCCGGCGGTCGAACGCGATGGCTGCCTCGATGTTGACGAGACGACCGGGTTCCTTCTCTGCGATGGCGGACGAGCCAACGCACCCAACTTCCTCGGCGAAGTGGAAGATGTAGAGTCCAGGTACCTTCGCCTTGATCATCTCCGTCATGATCCAGACGCCCGCCGCGCAGTCCGCTCCCAGACAGTTAGATTTCGAGTTGACGGAGAGCGTGATGAACTTCCCGTCGAAATCGACCTTCTGGTAACCTTCCTTGTGGTGGACGCTGTCGGTGTGCGACGACCACAACACAGTCGGATTGTCGCCGATCGACAGGCACCAGTTGCCGTGCTTGTCCATCTTGGCGCCGAGCGGCATGATGAACTTCTTGATGAAGGCCATCTCGGTCGCCGATCCGGCTGGCCGGCGGTGAGAAAGCATGGCGATGATGGTTTCGAGATCAGTCATGAGTTTTCCTTAAGCGGCGCTGCGGCTGCGGAGGGCGAGAGCAGTGGCATCGAAGCGATCATCCGCACCATGCGGATCCCGTTCCGCGGGCCACTCCTGCAGGTGCAGGTTCCGGAAGTGGCGGCTATCCCGCACCAGATCCTTCTCGACACTGGCGTAGTCGATGCCCCATTTGGCAAACGACGACTCGATGATTGGAGCCTGGAGCTGCGCCTCCAGCTCTTCGCCCTTATCGTTGAAACGATAGGCGAGACTGGAATGCACCCGCTTGTCACCGAACTGCAGCATGTCGTTCTTCGGCCAGTTCTTCCTGGTGTAGGAGCAGTGCTCGCCGTGTTGTTCGAAGTGCTCCTTGGACCACGGAATGCCGCTGCCCATGATCACCTTGAACTCGTGTGGGTAATACTTGCCGTTGCCGCCGCAGGCGAAGGCATCGCTGCGGATCGCCGCCTGACACCACTCTTCGTTGACGCCGTGGACAAAGTACGTGTCAGAAGCCTTGACCGGCACCTTGTTTCGCGGACAGACGCGCTGCATGTGAGCAACACCTTCAGATGAACTTCCGCTGGCGACGAACAGGTCTCCAGGTTCTGCCTGAAGCGCAGTGACGAAGTGGTCGCCCTTGTCGATCGCGACCTTGATGTCGTCAAAATACGGCATCACGAACTCGCCGTTATCCCTGCGACCGGCCCGGATCTTCAGCAGCTTGGCTCCGACGAAGACCTGAAGCTTTTTGTTCCCATCGGCGGAATTGTCATCCCGCAACCAGGTGTATCCTTCAGCGATCATGGCAGCCTGCATGCGCTGGGCATCGCCATAGACGCGACCGAACAACTTCTTCTCCGGCCAGCAGACGCAACGGGACTGGATCCTGCCGTCCTTGTTCTTGGTGTAGGCGACAACCAGATCGCCCGCTGCGTAGGGCTCGGTGGGCCAGCAAGGCAGGTCATCAAACGAGTGCTTGCCGTCCATGCAGGACTCGGGTCCGTTCTCATAGACGTAGGCAATGTCGTCCGGCTCGGATGCGAAGAAGATTTCACCGCTCGGATCGATGGCGGCGATCAGGTGCCGGCGCTTGTTGTCATCAACATTCGGATAGAAGCGGGTGAGATAGCGACCGGGTGTGATCGACGTAGCCTTGTTGATGATCCCGTTCTCTTCGCTGTCGATGAATCCGATGGTGCTCGCATCAATCTTGCTGACGTGGGCGAAGTGGTCCGCGATCGGTTCCAGATCCCACTTTGCGGGGAGTGGCGTCAGCTCGCCGGTCTCGAAACGCTTGAGCATGGCGGCTCGCCAGTCGCCGGCCTGCGCAATACGGCGGCACTGGACCTTGGCGCCATTGAGGACCGTTGCTGCTACCTTGGAGGCCTTGGCAGCATCAGCACCCTTTTCGAAGGTGCCGTAATCCGGAAGCGGAGTCTCGATGAGTTCGCCGCTGCCATCGCGGTCCAACCGAACCAGGTAGAACATTTGCATCTCCGTTTGCATTCAAACATGCCGGTAGGCATGGCTTTCCCTTGGTGAGGCGCGGAACCGTTATCTCGGCGCCGCGTCTCGATGGCGTGTCAGCTTTTGCATTCAAGCAAACGCTGCGTCAAGTCAAATTGTCAAATCCCTGAGCGGGAAAGTGCCGCTGATACTCGCGGTCTGTCACGCGGGTTCATTGTGCGGATCCACGTCGTGAACCCGCAGAAGGTTATGATGTGCATACAAGTCCCTGTTATTTTGATTGTTGTTGGTTCCCAATAGCCAACAAAGAAGTCTCAAGATCGTAGTCCTATCAGTGATAAAGTTTGCAGATTAGGGGCCGAGTCCGGATGCTCCCGGTCGCCAACTTTTCTTATTGGTCGGGGAGACCTCATCAAGCATCTCCCCATCGGCTCAGTCTTCGTTGTCGACGTAGTCGATGACGAAGGACTCAAGCCCATCTTTGTGAACAGCGTCGCATAGCTCGTCGATGTTCTTGTAAGCGCCGTGCCAGCGTTTCCCTGGCCACTTCGCTCGCAACGTGGTGCCGTTGAGCCTGGCGTGGAGCACAGGCTTGCCGGCTTGTTCGTCGGTGTCGCTCATCGGGTCTGCACCCAGATGTCGTTGCGATGCATCTTGGCCTTGAACTGATGGCCTTCGATTTCGAAGGTGATCCATCGGCCCCGAGGCCATCCGCTCTTGTCGTCCGAGGTGATCGCCTTCATCATGGCGTCAGCGGCGTGAGCCCGCAGTGTATCATGGTCAGGTCCGTGTACCTCGATACCGCTGTCCAGGATGAGGAAGGGATTATCGACCCGGCCGATGACGTGGTTCCTGAATGTTATCGCGGTCATCACGCAAATCGCAGCGACGTGGTGCCGAAGAGCCTCACCCGCTCTCGCATGTCGGCCAGGATGATCGAATCGTCCAACCTGGTGTCGAACAGGTCGGCGAGGGTGGAGGTGGATCGGCGAAACTTTCGTCGGGTCTTTGTCGTCATGGTTATTCATCTTTCCAGTTGATGGTGATGGTCCCGTCAGGACCGGTTACAAGCTCAGCCTCAAAGAACGCTATGGCCTTGCGAATGGCGGGCATGTACGGACCAGATCCTCGTCTGGCCCGATGTGCTGCCACATTGGTGAAGTAGCCTCCGGTGCCCAGCTCGCAGTCGAGACCGCGGATAGACAAGCCGTCTTCCCTGGCGCGCTGCCGGATCGAATCCGCCAGGTGTTCGCCGATGATGGCGAGCGGCTTTTCGTGATAGTTGAATAGCGAGATGCCGAGAGCCTTTGCGCGCAGGTTGATTTCCCATGGCGACCGGTGCGGCAGTATGTGATGGATCGCAGTGGCGCCCTTGGTCGGAGCTGCCCGTCTGAGTTCCTCGTCCTCTCCGGACTTCCACGGAAGCCGGCGGTAGCCGAGGCCTTCCGCTCTGTCGCGCTTGCCCTGGATGGACAATCTCGATCGGTGAGGCGGCAGCAGTTTCTGCAGCTCAGATGTCCTGAGGTGCCGGTTGCGCCGCATGATCTCGATCTCAGCGACCGTCCAGGCATTGCCACGCTTGACCAGAGAGGCGCTATCGAACCTCTCGGCACCAGAATTTTTCCTGGCAAGCAGGACACTCGATGACCTCACTGGACTTGTCGCCCTCTTCGTCGAAGTCGAAGTTGCAGTGGGGGCAATCGAAATGGGTTCGGATAAAGCCAAGCGTGTGTTCAAGTTCATCTCGTGGCGTACTCATGCCTGGACCAGCCTTTTGCTATCGAGGACGAAGCGCCGTTCGCTCCGCCGTTGCCGGCCACGTTTCGTTTTGGAGAACGGCTCGTGGTGCCGCTTCCAGGTTTTAGTCTCAAGTAGGAAGCGGAATGCAGCGCCCAGGGCGCGTTGTGCCGGCTCACCCTTATCGCAAGGGTGTCTCCACCAGCGGCGTCGATGACGAAACATCTTTGGTTTCCTTCATTCGGCAGACGAGTCGCGGATCTCCCTTGTCGTAGGCTCCGGTTGGAACTTGTCGAAGCTCCAACGGCCTGGGGCATCCTATTTCCCACTGTCCGCATCGCTGACAGGTGCCACCCTTTCCGCAGCTGTAGGTGCCGGTGATGACCGTGCAGACCTGGCGCGGTTCGGGAAGGTTGTCATCGTTACAGCCGGTCAAGAGGAAAGCTGCGATCAGCGCCAACAGCTTCGGCTTCATGCCGCCACCTTTTGAAGTTCGTGGCGGTATCGTTGCGGCTTCGGCGCCTCGTACCAAAAGGCTACGCGCGGCGGCTCTTCAAACGCGACAACAACCACAGGATTAGCATAATCATAGCGTTTGGCAGCCTTTCGGAGTGTCCGTCCGCTCTCGCGGGCGGTATCAACAATCAGCAATTGAAATTGCTCCGGGCAGCGCATTCCGTAGGGGATGAACGGGATGCCAAGGATGTGCGAGGCATATACCGCGGCAACTGCGCCAGACCGTCCAGGGCCAGTGACGGCACCGATGTTCTCGAGGCCGCCGCTCAGCACCAGCTGCATGCGCTCGGCAAACTCGGCCTCACTGACGATGCGGACCGGCTTGTGTCTCGGGTCGGTCATGATGTCTCCGGTTTGAAATTGTAGGCGAACCCGCCTCCCGAAGGAGACGGGCCGCAGTTGAAGATCAGTACCGAACGTTCTTATTGAGCGCCCAGTACGGCTCGTTGCCATCCTTCGGGTCGATGAACAGCGACTTGCGAGCGTCGCGGCGCAGCTTCACGATGGTGCAGACGCGGGTGCCGAAGCCGTTGCGATAGGCGTGAACCGTTTCGCCAACATGACGGGTCCGACCGGCAACGTACATTTCGGTCGGAGCGGTTGGGGCAGGGGCAGGTGCCAACGCGGCGCCTTCCGTGCCCTCGACCTCGTCCTCATCCTCTTCGCTTTCGATGCCGTCATCGGTGTCGGCGCCTTCAACGAAGGCCTCGTCGGCAACATGGCTGGTCACGCCAGCAACTTCATCCGCCAGCGTGGCTTCCGGTGCCTGGATCACCAGCGGGAAAATGCCGGCGATGTCGTCCACGGAGGTCTCGGCGCGGGCGGCGTCTTCGCTGGCGTACAGCTCCTCGTCGACGTTCAGGATGCGACCGTCACGGCCAATCACCACGAACACCGTTCGCGGATAGGTCTGTTCCTGCTCAACCTTGTAGTCGCCACAGGAAGAGTCGCCGTCCGTGTCGAACTGGGCGATGCACTGTTCGCCGTGTTTCCAGAAGCTGATGACAACCGGGTGAACGCTGCCCTTGAGAACAGTCACGATCGAGGCGTTGTCGTATTCCTCTTCGTTGTAATCGGCGTTGTCGAGGACGACGATCGGCAGATTGAAGTCGATCAGCCCGATCGGATATTGCGGCACCAGTGCCGACGCATCCGCAACAGGAGGAAGGACTTCACCGCTGAGCGGCGCTTCCGGCGCGGCGGCGGGTTGAAGCTGTTCAGCGACAGGCGACGCATCGAAAACTGGCGGCTGGAAGCTGTAGATTTGGCCTTGTGTGGGATCCATGTAGTTCTCCTTTGGGTGGTCGCCTTGGTCAATGTCCCCGCTCTTGGCGGCGTCCGGGGTGGGAGCTGGGGTGGATTGTTTGCTTTCAAGCAAGCGAGAGATCATGTCGAAAGCGAAGAACGGGCTGATGAATGGGCTACGCAAAGTGCTTCTCCAGTTGCGGAGTGAGTTGGCAGGCTGTGGGCCAATCGGGATCACCCGTAGCCAGGAAGTTGTCGATCGCCGTGAGCGCGTAGGCCGGCGGGATCAGGTCTGGCGGGAAATCGTAGGTGTCGCCCGCCCAATCGAGCATCTCGGCGCCGTTCTTCTTCTTGAAGGGCCAGAACAGGGGTCCGAGAGCGTCGCTGGAATGAAAGGTCAGGTAGGCGTGGGCTGTGTGGCAAGGCGCCATGCGGTCTCGGCGCATCGCCTCGAACATCCATCCCCCGATGCAAGCTGTGGTCCCGCAATCGCTCTGCTGGAACGAGACGTTCATATTGAAGCCGTCAGGCTTTTCGAGATTGACGTCCGGGTCGTGATGGAACGAATGGCTGGCGAACAGACCTCTGACCTCAAGCAGCGCGCGGTGCTCAAAGCTCAGAATGCCGAGCTGATCAGCGGATAAGATGGTCATGGTTGGCCTCAATCTCATTTGCATTTCGATAATGGCGCTTTTCTGGAACCGCAAGCACAAATTTGCATTCACGCAAATAATGTGCTTATAGGGTGGTGATGCAGAAAACCGAGATTGTTTGCGGACTCCCTTGGCTTCATACGAAGCCGGAACGCGCCATTTTTAGTGAACTCGGTTTCGCATGTGTCTATGCGGTCGGTCCTTCAGGGGGCCGGCCGCTGCGCATCGGCTGGTCCAAGCAGCTGAAGGACCGGATGCAGGAACTACAGCTGGGTTGCTGGAAGGAGCTGCAGATCCACGATATCGCCTGGACCGCTGGCGACATGCTCGCCATCCGGCTGTTCAATGAGGCGGTCGGCCTGCTCGACAAGGCGAAACGACGTCTCACAGGAGACTGGTTCGACGTCACGCCGGAGTTCGCTCAGCAAGCCCTGCGGGTTGCCACGGATAAGACCAATATACCGACCTTCAGCCATGTTCAGATGCTCGACAAGGTTAGAGATGTGAGGAAGAAGCGGATCGAGGCAGCCATCAGGAATGCATAGCGATGCGAACCGCTTGGACCGAGGCTGATGCCTTGCGTCCTGTGTTCTTGAAGATGTCCACCATTCTCATGTAGTCCCAGGCCTCTTCCTCGCTGTGGAAGAGGATCGGGATCACGGCGAACACTCGCCAGTCACGCCAGTTGTGGGGATCGCCGCCTGGACGCAGGCCATCAGGTCTGCGCCATTGCAGCGTCACCTTGTATCGCTTCAGTCGTTGCTGCATCCGGGCCTTCAGGCGACCAGCAGCAGCCTTGGCTAACAGCTGGTCCTCATGGCTACGCGGCTGATTGATCTTCATCGATCAGTTCCCGTTCTGCTTTCCAGCGCTCCTCGTGTGGTTCGGTGATGTCAATGCCGGCAGCCATGTAGATCACACCGGCCCACCAGTAGTTGGCGACGGTCGAGATGCCGTTCATCACGGCGTGGAACAAGCGCTTCATTTCTTTTTACCCTTGGGTGGCGCTAACGTTGCCAGAAAGCGCAGCATCCAGAGAGGATCGCTCACCGGCACCAGTCTGGTGTATTTTGGTGAGACGACCTCGACCTGGAAGTCTGTGCCGCCGAAGTTGACGAGTTGGCCGTGTTCAAGCGGCGGCACGGAGCTTGTCTTCCGCCTGGACGATCTGGTCATAGGCAGCGCGCCAGATCGCATAGTTGACATTGCGGACCTTATCGAGGACATCGATCAGCAGTTTCTTCTCCGGGATGTAGATCCGAGCGAAGCCGCCGCCGTGGGTCAGAATGTCCGCGGTGTTGCTGAGCATGTCAGCGCATTTGATCATCTGGCCTTGCCAGGACGCACCGGCCAGGAACTGACGATCCATCGCCTTTCGCAGTGCCCGGTTGCCCACACCTTCCGGTGTGTTGCCAGTGTCTGCCCGACTGACATCGGTGACTTCCATCACAAGGCCGGCGACGTTCCGATCGAACTTCTTGACCAGATCGAAGTAGGTAACTTTGGTGTCCTCGATCGTGTCGTGCAGATATCCGGAGACGATGATATCCGGCGTGGCGCCGTAGCTGCGCAGCGTTGTTGCCACTTCGTGCAGATGGTTCCAGTAGGGCTCGCCTGTGAACTTACGCTTGTGGTCAGCATGAGCGGCCCTGGCAAAATCGGAGCCGGCCTCGATGTAAGCGTTCACTCTATCCATGGTCGGCAACCTTCTGGTTATCGTTGGCGATCCGGAGTCGGGCAGGCCTGGCGCCGGGTACGCACACCTTCAGGTGCATGTCCTCTTTCCAGGCGAAACCATCCGGGGCGCGGTGGGTGTGGGTGTAGGAGAACGAGTTCAGCTTGATCAGCGGAAAGGGCAGGGCATAGCTGCCCAGAAGAAAGACGACCATCGGAACCTCCGTTTGCAGGATATTTGCATAACAAATCGTTGCATTCAAGCAATGATTAAAACGCAACGCGACTGACGATGCCGATGAATGCCAGAGCCATGGCGGTTGAGACAGCGAACACCCGCAGATCCAGGAAGCCGATCGCCCTCATTTCCGTTTCATCCAGTCGATGCTGACCATCACGGTCCCGTATCGCTTGCAGAACCCGGCCAGACCCCGTTTCTTCAGGTCATCAGCCAGCTCGCCCAGGTCTGACCGGACTTTCTGCGTTACTTCGGGGATCAGCTTCTCTCGATTGTATTCCATGTCCATGATGGCGAAGATGGCATTCATGGCTGCGGGAGCGTAGGTGTCGAAGTCGGCACCCATCTTGTCGGCGCCACGCCGAGCGGCATTATCGACGAACTCGTAATCGGAACACTTCTGGACGACCACATAGGAGATGGTTGCCAGAGCGATGAACTCGCGGTTGACGTTGCCGGCCTTGGCCGGGGCGGAGAGGGCAAGCATCAGCGTTACCGCCGACGCACAGAGTGCGTGCAGTTTCATGGTTCATTTTCCTTGTGTGTGATGGATGGCGCTCCCGGCTGGAATCGAACCAACCTTTCCGCCTTGAGAAGGCGGCGTCCTAGCCGATAGACGACGGGAGCAATTAGGGTTTAGAGCGGTTCGCCCGGGGCGTTATCGACCCTGATCAGAAACCGTTGCGACACTTTGCCGGATGTGTCGAACTGCCAGACCTCGATCACGCCCCGATTTGTGTTGGACCTGACGGTTGCGAAGTTCTTGGTGTGCAGCAGCTCCTGAAGTAGCTCCGTCAGGCTTGGGATTGAGTAGAGCTTCATGATTTCACCACGACCGTGTGACCGGTCTCCTCATCGGTGAACTGGAGAAGCTCGTCGCCGTCGCTGTAGGACTCGACGGGATCGGCAACTCCGATGGAGTCCGGCCACTTTTCCTGAAGGTGAACAGGATTGTTGGCGTGGACGATGAACTCCTCGATGGTGGTTCGCGCCACCTTGATGCGGTATTCCGTCATGACGTCACCAGGTTGGACTGCCGTTTGCGTCAACGGCGTCGGAGTTGTTGTCGGGCATATGGTCGATGCTGCCGGTTGGCGCCGCTCCTTCAATCCGAAGTAGGGCCTTGTCGAGATTGTCCCGCAGATGGCGGGCCTGATCCGGCGTCATGTTGCCGGTGAACTGCGTGCCGCCCCTGGGTCCAGAGAAGAATAGGATGATGACGTCGTGCTCGCCGTCGTCGATCTTCCAGCTGCTGCAGTTGGCATTGACGTACTCACGCATGGTCGACACCGGGACGAAGGTTGCCGTCGTCGTCATAGTCGGGATCGTCGACACGTTCTGACGCTTCGATCATCGCCTGAACCCAGTCCCAGTAGCCGGCGCGGGTGTCGTGATTATCGACGTCCATTCGCCAGTCCGCTGGCGTGAAGGTGTGGTGTTCGCCCCAGGTGCCCGCGTTATCCTCTGCGAGACGTTGAGCGGGGGATGGATCGACAATCGTGAAGACGGTGGGGCGGACATAGCCCTTGCCTTCGACGTAGTCGTAGTTCCGCTCGATGATCTCGTGGACTGTCAGCTCGGGATCGTAGCAGGCAGCGCTGTGGAACTGACGCTGGATTGCGTCAGTGTAGTCGGTCGATTTGTCCCAGGGGCCGGCAACCATATCCAGATCAACAGCCAGGGTCATCGTGATGTACGCTCGCTTCTTCACAGCTCGATCCTTTCGTTGACGGTTGCGCCGTAAGAGTGAACTTGACCCCAGCAGACAGCGCCTGACGGAGCGGCGTTCGGCATGATCGGGCATTCGAAGACGCGAACGTTTTCGGTCATGCCGAGCGGGTATTCCTCAAGGTCTTCGTCGTCGCCGATCTCGTAATATTCCCGCCAGAACTTGACGGCCTCGCTGGCGTCGGTCGCCCAGACGAAAAGGTCGCGGATGACCACACCGTCCTGATCGACGGGACATTGATCGTGGATTGGGGCGACCAGATAGAGCATTCGTTCCATTGAGGTTGCCGGCCGTGCCTTCAAGGCAGCGTCGGAGGCCTGAAGCCGGAGGATCTCAGCCCCAGCCAGTTCAGCCTGTCCTTGCGGATTATCCTGATCCTCCAAAGGCACCTTGATGTTGAGCAGGTTGAGGATGGTGTCGACAAAATCGACGCAAGAATATGACATCACGGGTTCTCCGGTTTCTCGATTTCAGTGTCGACTGATGGATCGATGACGATGCCGTGCATGCCCTTTGCACGTCGCTCAGTGTAGGTTTCGCCGATCAGGAACCACTTCTCGGCTCCATCGCTGGCCCGCCTTGCGCAGACGCCGACCTTGCCTTTTGGCACCCAGCTCGCCCAGTCTCCCCAAGCAGAGCGCAGGACGAACTTGTCCTTTGTCTCTTCGATGAAGATCCTCTCGTCTCGGCTCCGCGACTCTCCGGGCAGGAGCTTGACGTTGAAGAACCTCTCGTACTCGTCAGGGTACCAGCCACGGAATGAGTCGAGAGCGTAGTCGTACTCGGTCTTGTCAGGCCGACCATCAATCTGGACGACGCGCTGGAAAGCTCCAGGATAGATCATCGCTGCGATCGACCACTGACAATCTTCCTCATACCAGCCGCCCTCGGCTCGCATATAGTCCGGGACACCAGCGTTTCGTTCTCGGGAAAGCTTGATGCCGCCGTGCCCCGCGGTCGAGACCGACCAGATGCCAGGCGCCAGTTCGCGCTTGGTCTGGATGGCTCCCCATGGTGAACGCGCGGGGCACGGGCAGGATTTGAACAGGCTGATATTGTCGGTCATCAAAAATACCCGGATGCAGGTGTGAGGTCGAACTTTTCGCCGAGCCACTTCACTAACGCGGCCGGCTCTTCGCCAATCTCGAAGGCTTGGCGCATGCGCTCGCCAGCGTCGTCTGTGACCAGGTCGGCATAAGCCCACTGCTTGTCGGCCTCACGCCTGCACTCGTCATCGAAACCACGCTGGATGAACTCTTGCGCCACCAGCTGGGCAGCGCTGTGCGGGTCGATCAGCTCGCCACCGGCGTAGATATAATCGCCGCGATACATCGAGGCCTTGCCATCCTTGCAGACGGCATGCTTCAGCATGGCCGGGATCACTTCCCAGTCGTATGACCAGTAACCGAAGAAGTCCTCGTTACGCTTGGTCAGGATGTCGTAGATCTCCAGGCACCATTTGCCGAGCAAGATCGACTGCGAGCGCATCTCGCCGGACCCTGTTGCTTCCCGCATCTCGATCCACTCAAGCCGAAGCGCTTCGTGGGAATGCTCTTCGCAGTTGACGCGCATGGCCTCGACCTGCTCTTCGGTGCCGAGCGTCCATTCGTTGAGGCATTCCCACACGCACAGCGCCGCTTCCATCTCGAGATTGGTGAAGCCGGGGAACATGCCCTTGATGCGATCGGCAAGGGCCGGCACGTCTGCATCGCAGTTAGGATGGACGACGCGGCGGAGGATAGTTTCGAGCTGGTCTGTCATCGGCGCATGTTCCATTGTTCGCTTGCGGCGTATTGGTCGTAGAAAGGGCGGAGGGAAGGGGCGATGCTCATCTCGATCATCTCGGGACTACCGCAGCACCATCCTTCGGTCGGGTAGCACTTGATGCATCCGAGCTTGCCGGTGTCGTTGCCATGCTTGTCGAGCACACCGTCGAGCAGGTGAATGTCTTCCTTGATGCCGCAGTAGGAGCACTTGCAGGCATCGCGAGGATCGTGGATCAACTGCCTCATTGACGCTCCTCAATCTTTGCCTTGATCTCGCGGGCAACGCCGACCCAGGCATGGCCGCTGATCATTGGCGTATCGACCTTTGCCGGTTCGGTTTTGGCGACGAGGTCTGCCCAGTTGCGGATGGCTTCGAGGATGAAGAGCTGCGCCAACGGTCCGTAGTTGCTGAACTCGATGAGGCGGGTGACGAACTCGACATTCGTCTCGGGCTGGTTCTTGCGCTTGGTCATGCTCAGTCCTGTTCGAATAGGAGCGCGATGGCTTCCAGTTGCGAGCACATGGTGTGATGACCGACGAAGTTGCCGGTGCGCCACCAGAGCCAGGGAAGGGTGAAGGCGAGATGCGGGCATGCGTCATCGCCTTCGAGGCCGGCGAGGTAACCGGCGTCGTAAAATTCGAAGGGGTTCATTCTGCTTCCGATGCCCAGGCGATTGCCGCGTCGAACACCTTCAGCACCTTGGCGTGACCGTCCTCGCTGTCGTTGACCTTGGAATAGGTCATGCCGTAGAGGCGCTGGGCCTCGGTACGCATGATGTCCTCAGCCTCGATGTAGGCCTGCGATTGATCGTTCAAAACTTCCAGCAGGATCGCGCCGTCAGCGCAGCATCGGGCGACATTGGTTCGGACGTAGGCCAACTGTTCCGGGCCAGGAAGCAGGTATCCAGACTCTGTGATCACGGAGGACCAGAGCCAGGGAGTGCCGTCCGTGAAAAGGAAGTGCCACTCCTGACACCAATTGGCAGGGTTCTCGATGCGCTTGCGCGCCGCCACGAGGATGGCGTGGATGGTCGATCTGTCGGTCATCTCATTCCTCATTCGCATTCAAACAAGCCACAAGGCGCACCTCTGGCGTAAATTGCAGTCGGTTCGCGAGGTTCTCTCTCCACCACCATCAGAGCTTGGGGTATCTGACGGCAGGTCTGCCTCCAACCGACGACTACTTCCTTCGGGGAAGCAGCAGGGCGCGAGCCGGGATCAGCCTCTCGCTTTTGTGGGCGGCCTGCCGCCCTCCCATTTCGTTCAATCCCTCACCGTGTCCGCAAATGCGGCGTCCCGTATGACGCAAGGCAGGCAGTCACGGTGAGGGACGAATAGCTCCAGCGGATTGGTTGGCACGCCGCTGGTCGTGCATTGGGTCCGGTCGCTCCCGGCTGCTCCGGTCATAAAGGTCGTCCGTGCTGTGTCATCTAGGCGGGGTCGCTTACTTCATTGTCTTTCTCCGTGGCAGTTGAATTTAGTGACGACCCCCACCGTGTCCGCATGTGCGGCGTGCCGTATCACGCAAGGCAGGCGCTACACGGCGGGGGACGAAAGCTAGTCAGCGTTGGCCTTGCCGAACTTGTATCCGATCAGCAGACACGAGTAGGAAATCAGGAAGATCACACCCGTGTTGTCGCTCGACGACCAGAGCGCCAGACCGATCCAGATGGCGGCAGCCAAAAACTTGTTCTGCATCAATGCCTCGAATTGAATGGCCGGATAGCGCCGGCCTCGCCACTGCGTTTGGGTCGCAGCAACCAATGAATACGCTACCCATTTCTCCGGGATCGCGAACGTCTTGCTCTCTGTATGGCGGGTCATCCTCGGCTGGCGTGCGGGACGCCATGTCTCCTAGACCCTAGTTTTTGACCGCTGCGGATTTCCCCTGCCTATGTGTGCAGACCGCTTTACTGCACACCTCGGGGCCTCGTTAGCTGAAGAACTCCACCTTTCGGCGAGGTCCAGCGTGATCCTTGACGACGTTCAGTCGGGCATCATCATCAGCAGCATCTTCAAGATGAAATCGAAATGCCGTCTCGTCGACATTTCCGACTGCGTAGAAGAAGCTGGCCGGAATGCCGTTGGCGAGCGTGCAGGTCCAGCCAAGCTGGTTGCGATGGATGTAGGCGACATTGCCCAGATCGTCCGTCACCTTGATGCGCTTGTGGGCGGTCATATCTCGCTCCATGAGGGATGGGGTGTGGGTGAAAGCGGGTGCGGCGTATTGCGTGCCGTCATCCTGCTGGTCTCGAAGTAGTCCTCGGGATCGAGGGCATGTGCCATGTCGGGATCGACATCGACCCGCCAGCCGCCCAAGGGCAGCGAGCAGGGCAGATTGGCGGCGACACAGAATGCGCCTTCGGTCTTTGCGGTCAGGATCATCAGGCCCGTCCGGGTAGCGACCAAGGCTTGTTGAGCGCCTGGATCATGCGGGACGAGGTGAAGGCGACGAGCTGGTCGAACTCGAAGCAGCGCGCGGCCTCGCCGGTCCGGGTGACGACGTAGTGTCGGTTACTCTCGGAGCAGCGGAACTCGAACGCATCCAGACCACGTTCGCAGAACGTGCGGGTCGTGCGGACCGCGTTGTCCTGGGACTCGACGATGGCCGGATCAGCCTGCATCGGGTCGAACGGGTGAGGGGATGCCGGCAGCATCACAGGCCTCCTAAGAAAACGCGAATGCCGTTCGCGAGGTGGTCGTCGTCGGCGCCCTCGGCGATCAGCTTTTCGGCGTGGGCATAGACGCGGGTGATGGACGTCATCGGGATCAGTATCCCGGTCACCGCGCGCTGGATGCGGGCGGCGTCGACCTTGCTCTGCTTGGTACGTCGGGCCATGGGTCAGGATTCCTTCTCAAAGCGTTCAAGGGCGGTATCGAGCACGAACAGGATCGCCTCATGCGGGCTCTTGTCCTCGATCTCGACGTTGCCATCGTTGACACGCGAATAGCTGGTCTGGCCGGTCAGCTCCTTGGTGACCGATCGCAGCAGCTTGGACGCGGCCTCATAGACGCCGGCAGTGTCCCAGCTCCACTCGCCGCTCTCGGCGTCGATTGTCACATCGGCACTCTTTGCCAGCGCGCCATCGGCGCACCAGCAGACGGCGTTGGACTCGGTCGGGTAGACCTCGGAGCCGGCGGTGTCCCGGGCGAAGTAGCCCTTGGTCCAGCGTGCCGGATCGGCGATCAATTCGCGGGTGACGGTCAGCGCCTGAAACACGGTTGTCATGGTCAGACCGCCTGCCAGCCGAGAGGGACCACCGGCATCATTCGGGCAAACGCGGCGCGGTAGCGCCCGCCTTCGTTCATGAGGAAAGCGGCGTGTCGGGCGATCCGGAGGGACCGCATGCGGACTCTCTCAACGGTGCCGTCGAGCATCACAACGGTCAGGGTGGGGCGCATATTCATCGTCGATTGCCTCGTTTGTTTTCGCTATTTGCATCACTGCAAGCGGAAATGCAAGAGCAAATTGGCCCTAACATCGCCACGTTCGTGTGAGATAAATCGGGGGTCGGAAGGGCCTCGATCAGCCCTCCGAAATTCGAAATTAATTCCCCGGAAAATGGGCCGCCGACGAATTATCGGACCGGCCGAGGGGATTTTTCGGAGGCCGCCCGGACCAGGCACACCACCCCCATGGTCATCAAGACAGGGGGAGCGGACAGAGCCAGGACTAGGGCAGCATCGACCAGCAGAAGGCACTGGTCGGGACTGGTTGGAGACACCCGGACACGGTTCCGGATCAGCTCAGCCGGTCAGGGTAGCAGCGGCATCAGCCGGCGCCCATGAGATCGAAAACCCCATGAAAACCAGACGAAACGCAGCCGCCCCGGAATCGCCGGCCGCCGAACATGCACCACCTCAAGACTGAGATACGAGAGGAGGAGCAGTAAGGACAGGAGAGACAAGCCGGTCAGCTGGCGTGGTCTGTGACCAGATGCAAACGGCACCTATCAATGCACCAGATCTGACGCATACAGGCGAACTACGGGTCAGATGTAACTCAAAAGGCCAGAAGTCCGTCGAGTCGATCTTTCGCTTCCCATAAAAGGCGGGCAATTAATTGCGCCAGTTAGACCCCAAAAACACTAGATGTGGGGCCTACGGAGGCTAAAACGGTACTTTGGTGTTCAAAAACACGGGTCTAGACCCGATTTTGGGCTCTGAATTACCAGATGTAGTGCATCAGGGGTGCCACGCCTGCATGGACGCGCCCCAGATGGTCGCCGGCAAGCGCCATCACGGTGAGGAAAAAGCCAGCGACGCAGATTTCGAAGATGGTCATGGGCATGGTACGCAACTCCAGAGCAAACGTTGGCATTCAAGCAAGCGGCCGGACACACTTCCGGCGCATCATGGCTCCGGTAAGCATGGCGTCCTCGATATCGTCGGTGTAGTAGGCGGACTTCTCAGCCTTTGGGTACGGCAACTCGGCGAAGGCCACGCGGAACTCGGCATCGCGGCGGGACAGACGCATGCCTGACACCAACAGACGCTGACGGGCTTCTCGGATGGTCACCATGGGGCGCACCTTGGGCGGTGGTTGAGGGGATTGGTTCGAGGATCGCGATCAGGGCGAGCCAGTCGCGACGGGATATCGGGCAGCGGGACATCAGCGCATCACGATGCCGGCGTACCAGCTCTGGAGATGGCCGGTGCGCTTCCACTTGGCGATGCGGGGCATGATGCCGACGTCGCACTTACGGACCACGGGACGGGGCGCGCGGCGGATCTCTGGCGTGGCCGGATACTTGAAGCGGTGACGGTCGCGATCGACGGTCATCTTGCTGGCGACGACGCGGCTGGTGTCGCAATCAATCAGCCGGGCGTTCGCGGGCGACGCTTCGAGGTGGTCGAACAGGGCAAGGGTCAGCTCATACTCGACGCGATTGCCACCCGATGCCTTGGGGGTACGGTTGGCCAGGTGGGACTTGCCGCGCAGACCACGGGCGGGGCGGGCACACAGGGCAGACCCGTCGAGCAGGGTCACCCAAGAGCCATGGGCATTCTGGGTTTGCAGGTAGACACGCATGGGCGCACCTCTGGCGTTGGGAGAGTCGGTCTCGTTTGAAGGGTACGGCTTGCCACTCCCCCGACCTTGCGATCGGGAGAGGGCGCAAACCGTCCGTTAGGCGGCGACGGCGACCTTCGGAGCTTCCACGGGCGCCGGGGCGGTGACCTTGGGCGCCTTGGGTGCCTTGGCGACCTTTTCGTTCTGGCTGTCGCGCTTGGCGGTTTCGTCGGTATCCGGGCGCAGCTTCAGGAGCTGGGACACCAGCGCGGTATGGTCGCGGCCGGTTTCCTTGTGATCCTTCTCCAGCTTTTTGATGAAGGAGTCGAAGCTGGCGGACACGTCCATCGGGACATAGGCGGCCTCCGGCTTGAAGGCCCAGAACGGCTTGGCCATAGCGTTGCCGAGCAGCATCCGGTTTTCGGGCGCATACTTGATTTCGCCCTTCTCGGAGAAGGCGACCGGGCCGTGGTGTTCGAACCACGCCTTGAGCGCATTCTTGCGCGACATGTCAGGCATGGACTCGAGCAGCTTGGTCACAAGCCGGACGTCCTTATGCTTGCCGACATGCGACAGCACGGAGCACGCCGCGGTGTGGATATCGCGCTGGAGCGATGCACCGCGGGCCTTGATTGACTCAAGGGCCTTGGTAATCGCCTTCTCGCCTTCAATGAGCTTGATGACGGCGGGAGCGGTAGTCTTGACAGTGTTGGTGACAGACATAGTTCGAGTCTCCATTGGGAGTGGGGGTGATCGATAGTCATGCTGTGCTGCTATCGGGTAAGGGCAAGTCGAATGCGCTTGCCGGATAGCAGGCAGACTCCGAGCGCACGTTGAAATGCACTCGGAGTCGCTTGGTGTTTGACGTTGAAATTTTGCTAAGACGGGACTTTGCCGGGCCTAGTTCGCAATGGTCCGGACGAAACAGAAAACGCCGCGATAAATCGCCCGCGTTCCGCCGTTCCGCCTATATCATTGCGCTATTGTCTGGCTTGGTTTGTCCGCCGCTATCGCACCGCTCAAAGCATGCCATTGCCGAATAGAGCGGGAAACGATAGCCGGTTGAACCATGCATTCGGAGGCCACAAGGTTACCGCTAGGGTAACCCGCGCGTGTTAGCGTCTGGAAAGTCTATTGCGTGAACGTTCCCTAAACCAGCCGGTCAAAGCAGTTTAAGGAATGCCACGCGACTCCGTACAGGGTCGAATGCATAATTTCCGATCTAGCAGGCAACGGTATACCTAACTGAATAGGACTCTCCGATGCTATTTTCCGGTTTCGTCAACCGTCTAGGTGAAAGCCTGTAACCTATCCCCTTGCACATCCGCCCATTGAAGGGCTGCAATCCGCTGGCTTGGTATCAAGGCTTGGCCGGTTGCCCGGTTGCTACATGACACGTTCGCCGCTTTTCCCCTTCGCTCACTTGCTTACACGTTCCGCCGTCCGGCATCGGCCCAAGGCCCTAGAACGCATTTGCTTGCTACCGCTACAAGGTCCGCAATTGCTATGTGCAAGTTTCAAAGGTCCAAACTACTCGGCATCACATCGCCGGGCAGAGTCAGAAGGTTCAAGAGGGAACCGACCGCTTTGCAACTTGACCGAAACAACGTCGTTTCGATGGATTGAATATGCCGAAAGCCAATGAGGAATGCAAACGAAAATTTGCATTCGAGCAAAGAATATCATTTCAAAGTTTCAATTTTGGGAGAATATTTTTTTTCTTGACATGGGTACTGGGTCGGCCAGCTCATCCAAACTTCGAACCCCTAAAAGGCCCTTTTCCGCCAACCCCTTAGGACCATCACTGGATGTCACCCTCCAGGAGCAGCGGAGCACGGGCGGCCCTCCAAAACACCCTGGCCGCTGGGTCAGTACCGGCTGGTCGGCAAGCCTCTCCATGGCCTTCCTAAGCCCTGGAAAATGCAAACGGGGGTGGCCTTCGAAAAGACCCCACCCCATTCGGGAGGTCATCCCGAGCGGCGCCGCGCCTAAAAGGCCATTTACCGGATGAGGTCGAGGCCGAGTGTGGCGAGCGCTCCGCGCTAGTGTAGAATGACGCGATGGCGCATAAGCCCAAGTACGCCCGCTATACCATTCGCCGGGACACATTCGGCTGGTCAGTCATCGACGTGCTGACCGGCCTGGTGGCGTGCCAAGACACCGTTACCCTCACCGGGCTCAGCGCAGAAGATGCGGACGACCTCGCGGACAGCTTGTCCTGGCTCGCGCGCCGCGACGAGGAACGCCGAGACGGGCATGGGTAGCGAGCGCTCCGCGCTGAAGGATATCGATCGGCGCCGCGCGTGACCGGCTCAATTGAACGAAGGCTTCTGACGCGGCTTCGTTACCTTGATCCTGGACTCGGTCAGCTGGACCAGCTCACCGTTCTTGGAATAGCCGGTGCATTCGGTTGAGGTGATGTATTTGGGCACACCGTTGAGCCGCTCGTACTCGGTGTGCTTCGTCTCGCACGACACTTCTCCCACCCCATAGTTCGAGACGATGGCCTTCATGAACTGGTCGCCCGGCATCTCTTCAGCACCAAAGATGCTCTTGTTCAGATAGATCTGCGTTACCGTGCCGTCCGGATCCAGGTCGAACATCGCGCTTGCCAGATCCATCATGGCGTTTGGAGGAACGAATCCGATGGCTGCCGGTCCCTGCTTCAGGCGATAGCCTTGGGGCATGAGGCTGATCGCATCCTTCTTGCTCATGCCGATGAAGAACCCTTTGAACTTGGTCGCCTGTTGCGCGGCGGCCGGATGGATCAGCATCAGGCAAGCAATAATCGCAACTCCGGATCGTCTCATCGTTCACCCCCAGTTTTAGATTAGATACAACGCGGCGAACAAGTTGTCGACCATAACCGTAGGTAGCGAGCGCTACGCGCTTCTTTCAAGATCACGGCAGCATGGAGGGAGGCAGGGTTCGAAAGCGAGTGCCCCTGTCACGGTCCGCTATTACGACCGCCGGTCTGCCGACCGCCCCCCTCGATGCCGCCGCCGGTAGCGAGCGCTACGCGCTACATTCAATTCTCTCGCCGGCCGGTCCGTCGTGAATGCCATCGACGGCCTCCAGGTCCAAGTCGCAGAAGATGCAGCCGCAGCTCGGCGTGACCTTGACCGGTTCGTCCGCGGGCGGGGTGATCATGCTGGTCAGGCAGTCGGCAATCTCGTCGTTCGACCAGACCGTATGCGGCGACTCGCTGAAGAATGCCGCAAGCCCTCGCAGGGTGTCGTCGCGGCCCTGCAGCGCGCCCGGGGCGCCAGCCTGCTCCTCGGCCTTGGCGAGGATCTCGATGGCATACTGCCGATCGCGCGAGCGATACCCGGCGGCCTCGGAGTCGCGAAACGTCTTGAGGACCGTCTCGACGCCCCATCTCAACCAGTCTGTTTGCATCTGGCCTGCCTAGCACGAATGCAAACGGAAGGCAAGATTTTGGAATTGCAGCGAGCATGGCCGGCGAGCGCTCCGCGCTCAGTCATCATCGGTCCCGGCGGCTGCTGAGGTCGATCACATCGCCGTCCGCTGCCTTGATGACCGACTCGGCCAAAGGCGTCGGGTCGAAACCAAGATCCGCCAGTGCCTCGGCGACGCCCTGGCGCTGCAGCTCGGCGACCATCACCTCGACGACCTTCATAAGGCGAGCAGCCTTTGCGGCTTCATCGTTCATGTTGCACCCTCGGCGTCAGAGCCTAGACCCAATGGCCGGCGAGCGCTAAGCGCTCAAGAGGATCCAGTTCCGCCGGCCGTGATGCGGAGAATAGGCCGCCTAATCTCCGCACCGTGGGGGTGTCATCCTAACTGACAGGGGGTGTCATCCAGGATGACAGGGGGGTGTCATCCTAAGTGACACCTTTAACCACTACTTAGAACCACCACCTTAGAACCAACCCCTATAGTCCCCTTCGGGGAGGACCGGCCGAGAACTTGGGCGATGCGCGGCGGCACGGCCGGCTCGACGACTTCAGAACTGATCGGCGACGCGGCTGAAGGCTGCCGGTTCTTCACCTTGATCCACTCGCAGGTCCGCGGCCGGTACCTCCAAGCCTTGCGTTGGCGGCAAACTAAAGGTCCTTGAAACTATCCGGCAATCCGTAGATAGACGGTGCCGGCGGAGGGAGCATGACAGCATCTGTATTGAATGTGGCCATGGACGAGTCCACGCCCGAAATAATTATCTGCGCTGCTGTTCGTGCCTCCAATGGAAAGGTCATCAGAGGCCACCGGCACAGTGATGCTATCCGTGCTCTTCAAGCGATGGAGGGGTATCAGGGCGAACAACCATATGGTGACGACCATGGGTTCGTCACGTCAACCAACAGGTTCGTAAATCGGCGGGAGGCCTATCGGCTACATTTTCCCGACAGGGTAGAGCCGGATGAGCTTCGCAGCGACGACCTGTACTAACGACCGCGTGCCATGCAGGCACAGAGCCTTCACCGAGGATATCCCATGGCTGCCGTGATCAAATATCTTATGGTTTCTGTGTTGCTTGGAGCGGTGTCGGCATCTTCGGCGCATGCCGATGACATGATCCAGGCCGTGAGCTTCGCAATTACGGGGCGCGATGGGAGCACGGTAGATGTGGTGGACAAGAAAAACTGCGTCTTCCGCATGGGAGCCCGCACTTACTTCCTGAATAACATCGTGACCAACAGCATCACGTTTCAGCCCTTCACCCGGCAGATGGGCAACTACTCCCGTGTCGGTATCCACGGTAAGTCGAAGGTGATGGAAGAGGTATATCAGGGCGTTGCGCAACCGATCACCGATTACGAACTGATGGTGGAGTCTCCTGACCACGCTCGTATTATTCGTGCGTGGCAATACATCTACGCTCACGGATGCAAGGGCATAACGAGCCCCTTCTGAACTCCCGCTTCCGAGTTCAGAACTGGTCGGCGACGCGAGAGTAGGCCGGGTGCTGCCGGTTCTTCACCTTGACCCAGTGGTCGCACCGGCCGCCCTGGTAGGGGCGCTCTCTGTGCTTCGAGACCAAACCCTCGAGCCCCATGCGGCATGCCGCGTCGAAGAGGTCGGGGCCGATCTCGCCCTGTCGGCTGCCGAGGCCATCCTGAAGCCGCCGCTCATTGGCTGACGATCCCCTTGGCGCCGACGAGCGACCAGCCCCACTTCTTCTTCTTCTCGATCTCCCGCCGGTCCATCTCGAACTGGAATTTCTTGCTCTTGAGAGGATCGATGCGCATGTCGAACGTCGGGTCCGGCGCCGGACCCGTGTAGATCACGCCGGGCTCCTGGTAGTTGAAGTTGTCCACCCGGTACATCTCGGCGGGGCCGTCACCGATCGTGATGGCGAACGTGATCTCGGTGACGATGAAGCCGGTGTTGTTCTTGACCTCGGCGGTGAAGCCCGGCGTCCGCATCATGCCGAACGTGCCGTAAAAGCCGTTCGAGACCTTCAGCCCCTTCAGATCGTCGTCGGTGAGCGTGACCGAGGACTTGCGGATGCAGGCCACTTTGATCGACTTGGCCGCCACGTCGGACGTCGCGCCTTGCATGTTTTTCAGGACGCAGTCGTCGAAGGCATTCGCCTGAGCGGTCGCGGCCCAAGCGACCGCCATCGCCGCTGAAATACCGATTATTTTCACTGATCCCCCTCGATTCCCGCCCTGGACCCGTCCATTATAGGCCGCAACTTGGGGGAGAGTAATGGGCCGTTTCTGGGGAAAATGGATTGCGATCGCCGTCGCCGCCGGCTGCCTGGCCGGGTGCGCCTCGGAGCCGATGACGCCGGAGCAGCGGGCGTTCGCCGCCCAGTATCTGCTGGCGCAGCAGGCTAACCGGCCACCGCCGCCGCAGCCGTACTACATGCCGGTACCCGCGCCTGCGCCGGTCGCCCAGCCGCACAACTGCATCAGCAACGTGAACGGCAACACGATCTACACGAACTGCAATTGAGGCGGCCGTGACCGAGATAGACAAGCCGAAGGACGAATTAAAGGTAGGCCGCGCGGTCGCGTTCCTGGGCTTCGTCGGCCTGGTGCAGGCCGCCGCCGGGCTGTTCTGCCTGACGCTGATGTACGGCGTCGTGGTCATCATCTTCCGGTATGCGTTCCACGTCGAACTTTGGAATCCGTTCCGGTGACCGAGAACGTCGTCACAGGCATAACCTTCGGCGGTCCCGGGCCTACCGACACCATTTATCGCGAGATCGGACGCTTCATCTTCCAGTTCTCGCAGCTGGAGTACACTCTGCGGCACCACGTCGCCGAGATGGCCCGCATCGGCGACGAATACTTCGACATCGTGACCTCCGGACTCGACTTCGCCAAGCTGTGCTCGGCTCTGCTGGCGCTGTCCGCCAAGGAAAAAGGCGGCAAGCCGGACCCGGCGCTCAAGAATCTGATCGCCGAATGCCACGACGTCAACGCGGTTCGCATCCGCGTAGTGCACGGACTCTGGGTCGTCGGATCCGGCCATGACCGCGCGATCCATACGTCGCGGAATTCGATGAAGAGCGAGGTCCACTTCGACCGGCCAGGCGACCTCGACGCGCAGGCCGACCGCTGCGCCAGGCTGCGGTTCGAAATCGAGAAGGCGATATACGCCATTCCGATCTTCGAGAGGCCCTGATGTCCAAACAGAAACCGCCGCCGACCAGCATCGCCGTCCCCGGCATGACGTGGTCGTTCACGCTGCCGGACCGCCTCAAGATCGCCATCGCAGATGCGGTGACCGTCTTCTCGCACATCGATTGCATGCTGATTGAAAGCGTATGGGCTCTCGAACAGCCCGACCTGAAGCGGAAGAAGCAGATCGCGAAGGAACACGCGCACGAAAACATCAAGTTCATCCGCTCCATCGTCGAGGACCACATGAAGCTCGACGTGTCGGCAATGTGGGACGCGCTCGCCGAACTCCGTCAGGAGCGCAACCTGATCGCCCACGGGACGTGGTCCGTCCGCTTCGGCGGCGACATGCCCGGCGAGACGGCGACGCCGCCCGAGGGCATACCGATGGTGCTGTGGCATTCGAAGATGCTGGAGAGCGACGACTTCGTGACCGCCGAATCCTTCGACTACTGGCGGTTCGAGAAGTTCATGAAGCGCGGTCGCCATCTGCTCAACACGTTCCAGCAGTTCAAGACGATGTGCGAGAAAGCCGTCGAGGAGCAGAAGCGGTCGGGGTCGACATGATCGTCGCCGCTCTCGTCGTCGCCTACCTCCACTTTTCAAAATGAGTCCATCACTCGCAAGAACGCCGGATGAGCCCGGTTCTTCACTTTCACCCAGTCGCAGGTCCGGGGCCGATAGAGCCGATCACGGTGCTTGGACACCAAGCCCTCGAGTTCCATGCGGCATGCCGCCTCGAACAGGCTGGGGCCGATCTCGCCCTGCTCGAACGGCGCCACGAAGATGCCTTCGGGCCGGCCGCGGAGCAGCTTGCCGAGCCGGTCCTTGCGCTCGAACAGCGGCAGGTCGCGGAGGTCATCGCCGTCCAGCGCCACGAGGTCGAAGGCGTAGAGCTGGGCCTCCTCGTTGTGCCGGCCTGAGTGGAGCGCGTCGAAGTTGGAGATTCCCTGCACATCGAGCACGACGATCTCGCCGTCGATCGCAAAGCGGCTCGTGCGGATCTTGTGCGCCGTCTCGACGATCCAGGGGAAACGCCAGGTCCAGTCGAGGCCAGACTTCGATAGCAGGCGCACGTCCTTACCCTCGCGGACGATGCGACCGCGGTAGCCGTCGTATTTGACCTCGTGGATCCAGTCGGGTCCAGCGGGTACGGCCTTTTGGGCGACCGGCCGACAATATTCGAACGGTTTTGGCATTGAAGTGATCTATGAGCCCGAAGGCAAAATGCGAGTCGTGTCAGAAATTTGCGGCGATTTTCTTACAGGTCAGATCTGAAGCGGTAGCGGCAGCTGCACGCCGATCTTGCGGCCGAGCTGACCTTCGATGAAGTCCGTCAGGGCGTCGGAGACTTCGCGACCCTCGTTGCTGATCCGGCGCTCCAGCTCGCGGGCGATATCCTCGCTGGCGTCCCTCGACCATCCCTCGGATGGGTTGAACGCCACCACCCGTAGAACCTGGCCGAACTCGCCGGCCAGCAGCTGATCGATGATGTCGTCATAACCGACGCCTTCGTCGGTCTCCCGAAACGCGGCGCCGTCCCGGAACTCTTCGAGGACGATGTAGAAATCCCGGTCGAGCCGGTCGTTGGGAATAATCGAGGGCGAGGCCATACGCATAAACTCCACTGACCGGAGTCAAACGTAGGGTCGCCTCAGTCGAAATGCGAGTCGGTTTCCTTGAGCAGTGTGATGAAAGTTCCGCTCTCGTGCCACTGGCAGAACCCGCGTTCCACCAGGATATTCATGCCGGCCGAATACTCGGCAGGTGTGGCCATGTCGACGAATAGGAACGGGCCGTTGAATTTCTCGACGTGCGTGCGGCCATGCACCGGCTCGATCTTCTGGATGATCTCCCATAGCCGCTTCGCCGCAGCCTCCGGCTTCGCGTAGGGCCGCTCGTTGGTCAGTCTCATTCGCCAATTCCTCGGTGGACGGTATGGATATGCTCTTCACATGAAATCGGGATGTCAGCGCCGCAGAAGCACTTCGACCAGCCGGTGGTGGTCTGGGTCGGCATCGGCAGGCCCAGGTCGTGCATCCGGTATTTCCAAGCGGTGCGGTCGCGCTCGCGGCGCCAGACCTCAAAGTTTTCCTCGGTGAGCTTCGGTCGGAGTTCCTCCCAGGCTCGCTCGAACGCGGCCCGGCATTCTTCGAAGGTCGCACCCGTGCCGCCTGCGCCGTCGTCGGGCTCGGTGCCGGGATAGAAGCTCAGGCTCCAGCCCCACTGGTCGACGTCGATCGGGACGCCGGCTCGCTCCCCGATGTGGCCGATCTGGACGTCGCCGTAGAACACCCGCCAGCCTTTGCGGTGCGGGTCGTTGGAGGGGCGGCGGCTGAGGGCCGTCAAACCGGCAGCCTGATCCAGATCTCGCGGCCGATCTCGAGCGGCTCGGCCTCTTCGGCTTTGACCAGCTCGGCGGCGGCAAGGAGGGTATCGATCGTCACCCGCAGGCCGGTGCCTGGCTTGCGCCGCAGCGCCTCCCGCAGGGCGGTTTTTCGTTTTTCGATGTCGCTGTCTGTCATGGGCTCTATCTGCCATCTGGGGGGTCGAATTTCAACGGCGGGTCACCCTGTGTTCCGACATTTGCATCCGGGCAAAAGCTCGGGTTGACAAAAGCCGGGTACCGCTGTAGGAGTTCGTGTAGCGTTAGCATTCGTGCAAACGTAACCAAGAGCCCCTAAGACACGGCCCGGCCATCAACCGGGCAATTGGGCGGTTCCCGGACCCACAAACCCCATGCTGACCCGGCTCAAGGCCGGCTGGCAAGGCGACAGGAGTTCGGCGTGTCTAAGGGATTGCATGAATGCAAACGGTAGGGAACTCGATGTCAGCTGCTCCTGCACAATACCTGGCGACGGCGGACATCGAGTTCCTGGTGATCATTTCCAGATCGATCATCCAGCTTCTTGTGCTGAGCGGCGGCGCCATCCTGTGCGTCCTGGTCGCGATGATCGTGCTCAGCCTGATCGGTCGGTACCGCCCATGAACGCGATCGACCGCTTCAACGCGCTTCCGGCTGACCGCCGTGAGGCAATTTTGGACCGTGCCGAAGAGCTGATCCGCGCTGAGCGCGCGGGGCGCTCCGCGCCAGAGTCAAACCGACACGCCGCGGACGCGGACGGACCAGGGACGGGTGCGAACATCGTGTTGGTCTTCATCGTGCTGCTCGGCATCTGGCTCCCGGCGTTCGTGGCCTGGGCGATCCGATGATGCCCATACTCGCCTTCGACATTCTTGCCCTGATCCTCGTGGCCGTCATCTGCTGGTGGTTCAAATGAAGCTGTATCTGCGTGACGCCGTTCTCGGCATCGTCCTCGGCCTCGTCATCGGGCTGATCCTCGGCGCCGTTCGATGAGTGGTGAGACCAAAGCCAACCTGGCGCTTGCCGCCGTGCTCGTGGTCGCCATCGCCATGAACGTCTGGGCCACCGTGCAGACCAACCAGGTCCGCGCCCAGATCAACGGCATGTTCTGCATCGAGGTCAAATGACCGGGCCGACGTTCGTAATTCCGCAAGGGTTCACGCAGGTTCACATCGAGGTCCAGACTGTCCCGATCACGACCTACACGCAAACCGTTCAGCTCGCCGAGCCTGCCACGCGCTTGAGCGAGGAGGAGACCGAGAAGGTTGCTCGCTGGCTGTCCGACAGGATGACCAAGATGATCGAGCGCGACCTCTTCGGCATACCGAATTTCAAAGACCCGCTATCTGCTTCGATGCAGAGCGGGTCCACCGTTCACCCCGCCCGCAACCAACCCAAGGAAAAATAAATGGTTGATCGCACTCCCATCGAAATCGTCACCCGCGAGCCCGCTGAAGGCGGCTCCGACAACCTCAGCAACACCAAGTACTACGTGATCGGCATCGCTCTCGCCCTGATCGCCGTGACGGCCTTCCTGGCCTTCCGCTAAGGATCGAAGTCGGCTGGCTCTCCATCGAGAAGTCAGCCGGCTCTCCTCTCACAAGTTTCACAGAGCCCGGTGCCTGCCAACGGCAGCCCGGGTCACCAATCAGGAGCAGCTCATGCTGTACGCGCACTCGCCGGGTTTTCAACAGGCCGCTCCGAAAGACGAGCCGGTCAAGGAAGCAAAGCCAGCTCGCAAGTCCACGCGGAAGCCGAAGCGCTAACTGACGGAACATCACGATGCCGCAAGCACACATACCTGCCGAACTGACCGACCTCGCGATGAATGCGCTTGAGGACGAGGTAGCTTGCTGGCGGCGTATCCCGATGTACCCGGGCGTCATTCGCCTGATGCGGTTTCCGCAGCTCAGTGAGATCGACCTGTCGCCGGCCGGCGCGGCCATCTCGGACGATGCCGAGACCGTTTGCTACCACGACGTCCAGGCCAAACAGGCTGACGACCTGGTGCTTCGGTTCGCCATGGAAAAGGTCGTCGAGGCCATCCTCGGCGCAGTCTCGGTCGGCGCGTGACCCGGTGGAGAAAATCTACGCCGCGGCAAACGCCGCATCCCGCATCTACAGCGCAAGCTGGAGACGGGGAAACATCATCCGGGCGCAGACGCGCCTCAAGGACCGGTCGCTGACCCGACGCCTCGTCGACTTCTATCTCGATAGTCTCGAAACCGAGGTCAGCTACCTGCTCACGGAGAGCCAGCGCGATGCCGCCTGAGGTCACCCAGATCATCATCGCAATCGCGATCTGCATCGCCTTCATGCTCCTCCTCGTCGAGGAGCCGGCATGACCACGGTCGCCTATCGACACGGCATCATGGCCGCCGACACCCGCATGATCCAGGGCACCGCCATCATTGGCAGCATGGTCAAGATCGTGCGCCGCGACGATGGAGCACTCGCTGGCGCTGCCGGCGATGCCGGATGGGCGCAGGCCTTTCATCGCTGGTTCCTCGACGGAGAGGACGGCGAATTTCCGATGCTCGAAGAGAACAGCAAGGGCGTCATCATCCGGCGCCGTCGCAAGCCGATCGAGATGTTCGAGCAGGGCGGCACGATCGTCTTCAAGCCGCCATTCTTCGCGATGGGCAGCGGCAAGGAGTTCGCTCTCGGCGCAATGGCGCAGGGCGCCTCGGCTGAGGCGGCTGTCGAAGTCGCTATGCGGTTCGACCCGGGATCGGGCGGTAACATCACGGTGCTCCGTAATGACGAAGCCTGATCCAATCTCAACCAGTCGGCTCGCATCGGTGCTGCACCGGTCCATCCAGGTGCTCGACAAGCTGGTCGGGCCGGCAGAGGCGCAGTTCTTCATGATGCGCGGCAACGAATACCTCGGCGGCATCACGCCGGTCGAGGCCATCAAAACCAAACGGACCGCTGGCCTCCAGAACGCCATTCGCATCGTCGCGATGGAGAAGGGGATCTTCCGCGATCCCTACGAGGGCGAGCAATGAGATTGCAGATGGCAAAGCCGTGGTGCGCGGTGATCGCGGCCACGAAGGATATCGCTGAAATCTACCTGGACGCCTTTGGGCTCTCCCGGGAAATGTGGGCCATCTACCGCCACGAAGACTCGCTGCACGGTCGCCTCTTCGATCGCATCGTGGTCATCCGCCCGCACTGGCGGATGGACTTCGAAGAGACTGCGCGCTTCGAAAGACAAATCACCGAACACTGGCGCCACCGGGTTGAAACTGGCGGCCACTTCAAAGTCATCTGAGGAAATTCATGCGTTCACTCGCTCTGCTTCCCATTCTGTGCTGGCTCCTCGCCCTGTGCGCCTGGGTCACCCACGTCGTCAGCTGCCTCAAGGCCGGCGCCATCGCGCTGCTCCTGATCGGAGCCATCATCTTCCCGATCGGCGTCATCCACGGATGGCTGATCTGGCTGGGGATCATGTGATGTCTGTCATCGTTGCAGGCATCATCGTTGCGATCGGCCTGATGTTCGCCGCCAATATCCTGGCCGATGCTCTCGAAAGCGCGACAGAGGAAATCTCCTCGCGCCTCGACCTCCTTCTCGAACCGGATGAAGGCTGATGCCGTTTCCGTTTTGCTTCCTGATGTTCAGCTACGCGATATGGCAGGCGTCCATCGACCGGGCTTTTGAATTGAACCCGTTCGAGGTGCGCTATGCGAGGACTGAAGACGTTTGATCGACTAATCATCCTGGCGCCGCTGCTGTTTGTCATTCTCACCTGTCTGATGGCGCACCTGTTCAGCTGAGAGCCAGCGGCTCCCAAAAATACCGAGCACGAAAATGAAGGCTCTGAAATCATTGGCCCTTGCGGGCCTGATGATGATTGCTGCCGTGGCGCCATCCCACGCACTGATCATCGAGGACGATCCCGGCGGGATCATCGTCGACTTCGTGAAGAAGTATTCAGACATCCGGGACCGCGGCGAGACTGTCGTGGTCGACGGAGAATGCGTCTCTTCCTGCACGTTGTTCCTCGGCATCGTACCGAGGCAGAACTATTGCATCACGCCGAACGCCAGGCTCGGATTTCACACGGCATCAGTCAAGCAGAAGATGCCTGACGGTAGCTTCACCTATTCCCACGCCGAGGAGTTCTCGGCGCTGATGTGGAATATCTATCCAGGCAAGGTTCGAAAGCTGATCAAACGCATCGGCTGGAACGGTGACGACAGCTCGATCGCCCATCGGGAAATCGTCTACGTCTCTCCACGCCAGCTTGGTGCCATCGGCATCCGCTCCTGCGGTCCCGGAGACATATCGTGAGGCGGCGAAGGCTGCCTGACCGACGCACGCTGCCAGGTATCATCAAGATCGGTATCTGCGAGTACACGCTCATCCACTGGGATCCAGTGGAAGCGGAAGCTGCCGGCTGCCGGGGCGAATGCAACATCTTCACTTTCGAGATCCGGATCCGGACCGACATGCCGGACTCGCACTTCGCCGAGATCCTCGAACATGAAATCAACCACGCCTGCTGGGCTGCCGCGAAGCTGAAAGGCCGCGCAAGCGAAGAGACCGTCGTCAACAGACTGACACCGGTTCAGATCGCAGCCCGCCGCGACAACCCTGAAGTCTACGCCTGGATCGACCGGGCTGTGGCTCAGAAAGAATGAACCATGGTTAGCGCAATGGTCGCGTCCTCGAAGACGCAGGCCGAGGCGATGATCCGCTGGCAGCGCCTGGACCCCACTGAGTGGGTGCCGGTGGTCTACGGCCAGCAGCTCTCGAACCTCTACCAGCACGCAAAGCTGATCCGCCCAAGCGAAGGTGTCTTCAAGGAGCACGCCGACTGGGTCATGGGAAAGCTTCTGCCTCACCTGTGCCTCACGGTGACCACGGTGCCTCCGCACTGGAAGATCCCGCAAGAACACGTCGACTGAGAGAGACATGAAGAAGAAACATATCAAGAAGGTCTCGAAGAACATGAAGCTGACCGAGCTTCGGCTGGAGCGCAAGCGCCGCCGTCGTCGGAAGGCCAAGGGTTAACGAGACCTCAGTCATCCCCGGAGCCTGTTGAGACAGGGAGCGGCGTAAAAAGCGCCGACCGTCTGTCCGCGGCCCGGCCTGCCAGCGAGGGGTTTTCCTCCTTTCCCCGGTTGCTGGCGCCCGAGCACAAATCAGTTCGCTGCAAAACTCGGGCACCATTTTCTCGAACCGCGGAGTCCAAAATCGATCAGGTCAAATCCGTCTATAACTACGCCGTCGCCTGGGTTTCCACCCATCAGAACGCAACCGTCAACGCGATCCTCGCGGTGGTGGTGCTGAAAACCGTGCTGCTCGTCCTCTGAGGATGGCCAAGCCGTTCAGCGAATACGAATACATTAAGGCTTGGGAGGCCTGGGAGCCGAGCTTGCTTCAGCGCATCACTGTGCTGTCTTCGCCGCTCATCCTCCTCGGCCTGTACCTGATCGTATCAGGTAGCAATTAGGTGGTTCACCGGACCGGTAACGGTGACGGCTTTAACGGGATAAGCCAGTAGGCCCGTAGCCCTCGTAATTCCTCAAAGCGGCCCCCGAGGGGGAATGATTGATCATCATCAACGCGATGCGGTTGAGGCAACTGAGTGCCCGACTTCTGGATTGGGGCACTCCCACCTAATCTCGCGGCCCTGGACGAGGGGTAACAATATCGTTCACAGCCAATCGACGCAGAGGTCCATGGTATGGCGTTGACGACCGTTTGAGACGAGTAACGCCTGATGGCGCGTCGAGGTCGAAAGGATCGCGGTGCTGAAACCACCCCGCGAGACTAATTCGCTGTTCGCGAATTGCGAATACTGAGTTCCAGTATACCGCATACTTCAGAACAGTAGACGAGAAGCCGAAAGGCGCACGCATACCCCCATCGCGTCCCGACGACTGGCTTACGCCGTCGCTTGAAGAAATCGGGCTGGGGAACGTCATTCAAAAAACATGCATCGGAGTCCTCCGGCGAAGGCGCCCGGTCTCCAAAACTGTTGTGAGAGAGTTCAAGTCTCTCCTCCGGTGCCAACAACAAAAAAAGAAGAACGATGAGCACGCAGCGGTACCGCGTTATCGCCCCGAAGGGCATCTTCGTCGGCGAAGACTTTTACGACATCAACGCCATCGTCAATCTGACGACCGCTGGTGCAAAATATCTAGTCCGGGACAGCAAGATTGCGATTGCTTCCGATCAGGCGCCAGTCGGCGAGCTGCCGGGACCGAGCGAAGATGAAGTTCTTGTCGACATCAAGGTTGGCAACCGGTTCCTGTCCGTAACGCTTACCAAGCTCCGGGCAATGTTCCCGAGTATCGTTGGACCAGAAGGTCAAGAAGGCCCTCCTGGACCGCGTGGCCTGAAGGGGGACAGGGGTGAAAAGGGTGTAAAGGGAGACACCGGAGGCATCACGGATGATCTCGCAAATGCGTTTGCCGCTGTGGAAGCGCGGGTAGACGTAGCGAACACCAGTGCTGCCAGCGCGGCTTCTAGTGCCGCTGAAGGTCTCGCAAGCAAGACATCTGCCGCGGCTTCGAAAATCAGCGCCAATACAAGCGAGGCCAACGCAGCTACCAGCGCTGCTACGGCATCGGCCAAAGCCGGCGACGCAAAAACCAGCGAGACCAACGCTAGCAATAGCGCCACCGCAGCGGCCGGAAGCGCATCGAGCGCATTGGGTAGCCTGAATAGCTTCAAGGGCGCTTGGTACGGAGCGCAATCCTCTGACCCGACCCTTGATCCGCTCGGCGCCGCCATCACAGCTGGCGGAATGTATTGGAATACGACTTCCCATACGCTGAAGATCTACAGTGGCTCTGCCTGGGGCGCATATAGCGCTACGGCTGGCGTTCCAACGGTATTTGGGCGGACCGGCGCAGTAACGGCGCAGGCCGGCGACTACACCTTCGCGCAGATTGGCAGCAAGCCAACCACCATCTCGGGATATGGCATCACCGACACCCTGACGAACACTGTCTTCGGACGCTCAGGGGCTGTAACCGCTCAGGCTGGTGACTACAACTTCTCTCAGCTCGGTTCCAAGCCGACCACGCTGGGCGGCTATGGCATCACCGACGCGGTGAGTGCATCGAGCCTTGGCGCCAGCAACGGCGTTGCTACCCTCGATGCCGGCGGAAAGCTGTCGACCTCTCAGATCCCTGCTTCTCTTGTCGGGGCTGTTGTCTATCACGGCACCTGGGACGCCAGCACCAATACGCCGCCGCTCGCTTCAGGCGTTGGCACCAAGGGCTGGTACTACAAGGTCTCAGTTCCAGGCACGACGAACATCGACGGCCATAACACCTGGCAAGTCGGTGATACGATCATCTTCGATGGCACGACCTGGGATGCGATCGACGGCGCCGATAACGAAGTTCAGACGGTGTTTGGTCGCTACGGTGCGGTCACGGCTCAGGCTGGCGACTACACGTTCGCTCAAATCGGCGCCAAACCAACGACGATTGCTGGCTACGGCATTACCGACGCGATTGCCAATACGGTCTTTGGTCGTAGCGGAGCTGTCACAGCTCAGGCCAATGACTACACGTTCGCTCAGATCGGATCGAAGCCGACCAACCTGTCCGGCTACGGCATTACCGATGCGGTTGCTCTTGCCGGAAACCAGACGATCACTGGCGGCTTCAAGTTCACGCCAGCCAACCTCGGAACGTTCACCAGCTTCACGGTCAATCCGGCTCTGGGCAACTACCAGTTCGGCAGCAACGCTGGCGCTTTCACACTGACGGCACCAGCAACTGACTGCGCTGTCGACCTTCTCATCGTCAACGCGGCCGGTGCAGGTGCCATCACGGTATCAGGCTTTTCCATCGGAACGACCGGTGACGCGATTACGACCACGAACGGCAGCAAGTTCATCATGTCGATCAGGCGCATCAACAGCATCTCGACCTACACGATAAAGGCACTCCAGTGACGCAGATTGTTCTTTCGTCTGGGTCGCAGCTTATTATCCCTGCGGATTGCGTCAAATTCGACAGCGTCGAATGCATGGGAGCGGGTGCGCAAGGCGCAGCTGGTGTTGGTACTGACGGCCTTACTTCTCCAGGAAATGGTGGGTACGGTGGTGGTGGCGGTGCTTACGCTCGAAGAAACAACGTACCCGTCACTCCCGGATCGACGGTCTCATTCGCTATCGGCCTCAACAGCGGAGGAACCTCTTGGTTTATCAACGGCAGTACGTGTCTCGCTGTTGGAGGCAACGGCCAATTAGGAGGCAACGCAGCATCTTGCGTCGGTGACGTAACTGTTAGCGGAAACAATGGCGTTGCAGGAGGAGGAATCTCCTCTCCCTATGGAGGCGCAGGCGGTACGGGTGGTTCTGGAGCAGCTCCTTATGGCGGTGCCGGCGGAGCCGGGACAGGTCAATCTCCAAACTACCCAAGTGCCGGTTCTCCAGGTGGAGCGTGGGGAGGTGGCGGCGGTGGCGGCGGCGGCGCTGGTTTCGCTGACCGTGTTGCCAAGGCCGGCGGCGCACCAGGCCCCGCCTACCAAGGCGTCATCGTCCTCAACTACACGCCGTACATATCCGTACCGGCCTTCAACATGCCAATGCTAGGAATGTAATGGAACAGATTGGATACTCTGTCATGGACGCAGGCGGTAACGAGCTTATCGCCTTCGGTGAAACTAAGGGGCAGCTTCGTAGCCCTCCAGAAGTCCTCGTACTTCCTAACCTTGATCAGGTTCTTTGCGCGACCGTTGGCGACACCTACGGTGACTATCGCTTCGTTGAGCGCTGGATGTCTGACGATCCTCCATCACCGTGGCACGCCGAGGTATCTCGAACTTCAGCGTTCGACGGCACGAAGGTTGTTGTCACCGTCGCATACGAGGACACGCCATCGATAGTGCCTCAGAATGTCACGCCACGTCAGGCTCGCCTCGCGCTCCTGGGCGCTGGACTTCTTGGGCAGGTCGAAGCTGCTGTCGAGGCTGCTGGCGGCGCAACAAAGATCACCTGGGATTACGCTTCGGTTTTTACCAGAACCGATCCTCTCATCTTAGCTATCGGTCTCGGTCTTTCCCTGACGGAAGCGCAGATAGATGAGCTGTTCCGAGTGGCTTCGTCGCTCTAGGACGTCAAACCTTCAAGGACAAGTTATGCTGTTTTCAATCCTGCTTGGGCTTCTGCCTAAGCTCGGGGCGTCGTTTCTCGACTACCTGAACAAGAAGTCCGACGCCGATCTCGAAAAGTTCAAGACCGCGGTTGGCGGTGATGTCCAGTTGAATGTCGCCGAGTTGCGTTACAAGGTCGAGGTCGCCCGAATGGCGGCCGACATGCGCAAGGACGACCGTGAGCACTGGTTCACGGCCTGGATGGTGCCCACCGCGTTCGCCATCTTCATCATTCACATCGCAGCTGTCGTTTTCGATAGCATTCCGCTTCTCGGTCACGAGGTAGGTAGCTGGCAAGTCTCCAAGCTGCCAGGCCTCTACGCCGACATGCAATACAACATCGTCATGACGATCTGCGGCGTGGCCGGGGTCGGGGCGATCAAGAAGATTTTCTCCCGATGAAAGCCATCACCGACACCAGCCTGGTTTCCGAACTGGAAAGTGCCAAGCTGCCCATCGTCATGAAGTTCGAAGCCAAGTGGTGCCAGCCATGCAAGGCAATGACTCCGATCCTCCTCGATATCGAGAAAGAATACGGCAACCGCGTTCAGTTCTTCACCGCGAACGTGGAGCACTGCAACCTGATCGCCCAGCGCTACCAAGTTACGCAAATCCCGGCGATCATCGCGATCGACAAGGGTATCATGATCGCCAAACGGCACGGCTCCGCTTCCAAAGCGGAAATCGTCCAGTGGATGGTTCAGTCCGTCCCAAGCCTTCGAAATGATCGGTGACGATGACGACGTCAGTTTCGTGATCGATCTCAAGACCGAAACCGTGACGTTCGATGGTGGGTTCGTTTGCCCGATCACCAACATCCTCGACGAGAAGGGTGAAGAGATACTGGATCATCATGAAGATGATCCGGTGTACGTCGTCGTGCGGGTGCCTCCTGAAGGCCGGCTGGTCACCGTCGACATCCGCGACCTCGATAACGAGCATATCTACCCTTCATTCCACTGATTACAAACTCAGTCGCAAGAAAGAACAACAACATGACTGATCTGCCGCCGCGTCGCCGGGGTCGACCGACGAACGAGGAGAAGGCTGCCCGCGAGGCAGCCGTCAAGGACAAGGCTAAGAAGGATAACGAGGAGACCGCATTCCTCGACGAGGTGCTGGCTCAACCGATCAAACGCCGCAACACCAAGCTCCAGCCAGAGGAGGATACGCTGCGCACCATCGGGGAGCTGGCAAAGCTGTTCTGCACCCAGGAAGAGGTCGCTGGCGTCCTCGGCGTCTGCAAGAAGACGTTTGGAAACTTCCTGAACGAATATCCAGAGGCTCGCGAAGTCTGGGACGACGGCCTGCAGCACGCGAAAGTGTCGCTGCGCCGCAAGCAGCTGTCGCTTGCCGACAAGAACGCGCCGGCCGCCATCTTCCTTGGCAAGAACTACCTCGCCCAGAAGGACGAGAGCACCATCAACCAGAACGTCAAGTCCGAAGCGTCCCAGATGACCGAGGATCAGCTCCTCGAGATTGCATCCCGCGGCGTGCCAGCGCCCAAGCCCACTCCAAAGGAAAAGCTGAACTGACGCGGCTCATGTTCTGATCACCGAAGTAAGGGATCCCTGATGAACTACGACCGTCGCAGATCCCAGGGACTTTCCGAAGTAGCGCGCCGGCAACGGCAGGAGGCTCTGGAGAAGAGTCTCTGGCACCGCGCCAACTATTCCGCCAGCCGGCGGGAAACCACTGACCAAAAGCCGGTCGAAGAGCCCAGGACCACCGAAGCGCCTGCGCCGATCGAGCAGCCGAAGGTCATCATAGACCGCGACCATCCAAAGGTCGTTCAAACCAAAAAAGAGGATAGAATTCGAATGGGGCTTCCCCACGTTGTAATCGTCGGCGCCGACAAGGGCGGCGTTGGCAAAACCTTCGTCTCCCGCGCCGTCATGGACTACTTCAAGGCTCAGGGCGCGACCGTTCGTGCATTCGACACTCAGCAGCCCGATGGCAACCTGAAGCGCTTCTTCCCAGCCGAAACCGAAGTCGTGAACCTGTCGACCTCGGACGACCAGATCAAGGTGTTCGATACGGTCGGCAAGAACGACGTCACCGTCATCGACATCCAGGCCGGCCTGCTGACGCCGACGCTGGAGCTGCTCACGGACATCGCGTTCTTTGACCTGGTCACGGAAGGCAAGCTGAACGTATCGGTTCTGCACGTCATCGGCAGCACGATCCAGTCGTTCAACGAGATCGAAGGAACCGCCAAGCTGTTGCAAGGTGTCCGGCACTTCGTCGTGACCAACCACACCAACGACGCCGCCTTCTTCAAGGGCATCGCTGGCGTGTCGACCGACGTGCTGTCCGGCGCCGACTTCCGTATCGACATCGCCAAGCTGGACGAGCGCGCCACCGAATACGTCGAGGCCGCAAACGCCACCTTCGCCGACTACGCCAAGAACGGCGAGTCCTTCGTCATGAAGGGCAAGGTCAACAAGTGGCTGAACGACACCAAGAAGGCGTTCGAAGCTGCGAAGCTGAACATCAAGTAAGAATTGGACGGCTCTGCGAGATAACCAAAGGCACGACGTATGTGTGCCGGCCGTTCACCATTCACCGAGAACAAGTCCCCTGACGGGATCGATCGTGGCAGCCGGATATTCCTGTTACCCGGTGACGATCGACCGCAACACCAAGTCCTGAATTGACAGGACGATCCGCTTGGCCAGCGGGCGTGGGGCCGTCTTTTTTGCGCTTCGGCGCACGACGAGCGCAAGCTCGTGGGCTGCTCCTGCGGGACAGCCCTCAAACATTCCTCACTCTGGTCGAGTTGCCGCTTCGGGGGCATTAGCGCTTTGCGCCTCGACCGGAGTCTAAACCACGGAAATCCAGTGCAATCACTCACCGATGTCTCCCCCGAGGAGGCAGCGGCCGAAATCCTGCGTCGCAGGAGGGGCCGCGAGCGGCTGATCGGCTTCACCGAATACACGCTGCCAAAATACAACGCTGACCCTTTCCACCACCTGGTGGCGGAAAAGCTGGAGGCAGTTGAGCGCGGCGAGATCAAGCGTCTCATGCTCTTTGCGCCTCCGCGGCACGGCAAGAGCGAGCTGTCGACCCGACGCTTCCCGGCCTACTACATGGCCCGCAATCCCGAGAAGAACGTCATCTCGGCATCCTACAATGGCGACTTCGCCACGACCTTCGGCCGTGACGTCCGCAACATCGTTCGCGGCAAAGAATTTCCCATCCTGTTCCCCGACATCAAGATCCGTTCGGATAACCGAGCGGCCGATGAATGGGAGCTGGAGCAGGGCGGCAAATACTTCGCGGTCGGCGTCGGCACCGGTACCACCGGTAAGGGTGCCCATCTCTTCCTGATCGACGATCCGATCAAAGACCGCAAGGAAGTCAACTCGGCATCGTTCCGGGAAGACCAGTGGAATTGGTACCGCGACGTCGTCTACACCCGTCTCGAAGAGGACGCAGCAATCGTTCTCACCCTGACGCGGTGGCACTACGACGACATCGCCGGCCGGCTGATCGAGCTGATGAACGACGGCAAAGGTCTCCCCTGGGAGATCCTGTATTTGCCGGCGCTTCCCTACACCAAGTCGATCGAGCGCGAGGACGGCACCAAAGAGCTGATCCTCAATGAGGACGGTACCGTTCCTGGCGACCCGCTCGGACGCAAGCCTAACGAGCCATTGGCTCCGCGGCGCTTCTCGATCAATGCGCTGAGGGACCGCCAGGACGTTCTTGGCGAGCGTTCGTTCTCTGCGCTCTACCAGCAGCAGCCGATGGCTGACGACGGAGGCATGTTCCGCGCCGACTGGTTCGACGCTCCCACCGAGCTTCCGGCCAAGCGCGTGCGAGTTCGTGCCTGGGACTTGGCTGCATCTGCGGACGGCGACTACACGGTCGGCATCCTGATGTCCAAGGACGCCAACGGCATCTTCTACATCGAGAACGTGATCCGCTTTCGCGACACACCGCTCGGCGTCGAGAAGAAAATCTTTGAGACCGCCAAGAGCGACGGCCGGTCTGTCCAGATCATTCTTCCGCAAGACCCCGGCCAGGCTGGAAAGAGCCAGGCCCAAAGCTTCATCCGCCGGCTCGCCGGCTACATCGTCAAGGCTGTTCGCCCCACCGGACCGAAAGAAACCCGTGCTGCCGCATTCGCTGCGCAGTGCGAGGCAAAGAATGTGAAGATGGTGAAGGGACACTGGAATCAGTGCTTCACCGACGAATTGGAAATGTTCCCGCTTGGCGTCAACGACGACCAGGTCGACGCCGCTTCCGATGCCTTCAACTCTCTGCTCGGACCGAGACGGGCCGCAGTTCTCGACTGGTAACGAGGACCACCCAAAACAATGGCTGACACAACTGCCAATTACGTGCCGTCTCCCCAGGCCGGCAATCCCGGCCTGCTTTCGGCAGCTGCCACCACGATGCAGAACCGCACGGCAATGCTTCGCGCCGTCTACGGCGGCACCGAGACGATGCGCGCCAAGGACAAGACCTTCCTGCCGCAGTACGAAAAGGAGTCGGACGCTCGCTACAACACGCGGCTCGCCTCGACCTTCGCACTGAACAAGCTGAGGGAGGCGGTGGATGCCGCTTCTGCCAAGCCGTTCCGCACGCTGCTCAGGGTACTCAACAACACCGATCCGGATGTTGATCTCTGGACCCAGGACATCGACCTACAAGGCACGCACCTGCACGTCTTCGCCCACCAATTCTTCAACAATGCCATGCTCGACGGCATGTGCCACATCCTGGTCGATCACCCTGACACTTACAATCTGCCGAACCTGGCCGCCCAGAAGGCGTCCGGCGCCCGGCCGTTCATGAAGCTGTTCAAGGTCGACGACGTGGCAGCAGCCTATGACCAGTATGTCGGCGGCGACACCAAGACCGTTCACGTCCGCATCCGCGGTCAGCGGGCGGCGCGCGACGGCTTCAAGGAAGTGCTGTACAACCAGATGCGGGTGATCGAGATCGACCCGTCGAAGACATCCGGCATTGTTCAGCTCTGGGAGCAGAAAGCGACGTCGGGTGGCTCGAACTGGGACTTCATCGGCGAGACGCCACTGAACAACATGGCAGAGGTTCCTTTCGCCACGCTCTATGCCGGCGAAAAGGAGGCGGACTATCAGGTCAGGCCGGTGTTTATCGATCTGGCCTATAAGCAGATCGAGCACTGGATCTCCAGCTCGGATCAGCGATCGATCCTGTCGGCCGCGCGCTTTCCCATGCTCGCATGCTCCGGCGTCCAGATCGACCCGGAAGACGAGAAGCAGTTCGCGATCGGTCCCTACAAGGTGCTCTACGCGCCCGAGGCCAATGGCCGCTGGTACTTCGTCGAGCCCAAGGGCACGGCGATCGAGTCCGGCGCCAAGGATCTCGACAAGCTCGAAATGCAGATGGACATGATGGCGCTCAACCCGGTGACGGGCACGCACCGTCAGTACGTTCCGCAGAACGAGCGCGACATCCAGGAGACCCGGGTGCATTCGGTCGTCCACGACATGGCGATCAACTGCCAGGACACGATCGAGAAGGCGCTCCGCTTCATGGGGCAATGGACCGGAAAAGACCTGAGTATGGTCACCGCCCTGCTGAATACGGAGTTCTCGAACACCAAGGACCGGCTGCTCGAAGTCGCCCAGCTGGTGAAGATGTGGGAAGAGCGCGGTCTGTCCCGCGAGGTTCTGCTCACCGAAGTGCGAAACCGCAATCTGCTTGGTGACGACTTCAACCTGCAAGACGAGCTGGCCTTCTGGAAGGCGGTCGATGATGCCAACATGCTCGCCGCGGACGGCATGCTGCCGGGCCGGTGGACCCAGGCCGATCCTGCCAAGGAGCCAGGTGCAGCGGCAGCCGCAGCCCCTGCAAACACTACTCCGGCGAGCGGAAGCAAACAGCCTCTTCCGAACTTTCCTCCCGGTCAGTTGCGTCCGAAAAAGCAAATCTGATTGACATCCGGCAAACGGAAATGCTATCGACGCCACCCCATGGCTGACTTGACCCTGAAGCTAGAAATTTCCGAATACCGCTGTGATCCCTGCTCGATGAGGCAGGGCACAGTGGTGCGGGAACTCGTGCGGATGATTCCCAAGTCGGTCGTGGTGTTCGGCAAACTGGTGGGGCCTGAATACTTCTGCTGCCCGATCTGCTTCGAGCCCAAATTCGACGCGAAGACGAGGAGTCCGGTAGATGTCAAAGCCCCGCTGGCAAAGGATTCTCGATCTGGAGCATCAGGCAAGGACCGGCTGCGAGCCATTAAGTGAACAGCCGCCCATGCCCTCCAAGTCGATCCAGGATCCACTGGTCAAGCAAATGGCTTCAGACCTCCGCGCGATGCGCCGGATGCAGTCGTTCGACTTCTTCGCGCCGGGCATTGCGTTCCTGCTTCTGATCGGCTTGGTCTGGTTCATCCTGGGGCGCTAGGTATTTGCATACAGGCAAAACGTTCGCCTTGACAAAAGGCGGGTGCTGTGCTTAATCATTTGCTTAAATGCAAATGGAGTGACCGTGCAGCTCTTCTCCCGCAAACTCCTCGTCCAGGCGTTCAAATTGCCACTTTGGGGACGCGCTGCTGACGAGACGCCGCCGCATTGGCTGGTGAGCCGCCTGCAAACGGGCGATCTGGAGATCAACCGCCTCGGCGGGCTCACGATGCGAACCGACTGGGGCGTCCAGCAGTGCGCTGCAGGCGACGTCGTCGTCCTCTACCAAGACAATTCCATCGGGTTCGAGAAGCCCGAGAAGTTCGAAATGGACTTCGAAGTCGTCGTCACGACCGAGCAGCTTCGCGCCGCGTGACCTGATCCTCGCCAAACCACAATTCAAGCCCGCTCAGGACGTCCTGGGCGGGTTTTTCTTTGTGCCTGCGCCTTCGAGGGCTGCGGCCGAGAACCCTACCAGATCGCGCTCCCTCTTGGTTGAGCGCGGTGTCAGCGGTCTCAGTTCGCATCCCGCACAAGACGAACAGAGATAACCAAGAGCGCGTCGCACGCCCGCGCCGCCGCTGACCAATTCCTATTCGCCAGCAATGACCGATCGAGCGCCGGGACGGCCTCGAACCGATCGCCGCTGGCAACTCCGATTCCCCGAACTCCTCGGGGATATCACCGGACCCGAAGGCGGGATGCCCCAGGGTCCTTTTATCACGAGGGGCGGGATGCCCCGCATTTCCGGGATGGATATGCTCAAAGCAGTCGTTATTGATATCAATGAAATCGACGAGGGCCACCGCGGCTTTTACGTGCAGAAGGACGGCAAGTTCTTCCTCAACGTCACGCCGGTCGATGGTTTCCAACTCGACAACGTTACGGGCCTCAAGACCGCGCTCGGCGCAGAACGCAACTCCGTTGCCACTCTGACCGCGCAGTTGAAGCCCTACGAAGGCCTGGATGCAACCGCGGCTCGCACTGCGATCGAGCGCATTGCCGCCTTCGGTGACATCACGCCGGAAGCCGCCAAGACGGCGGTCGAAACGGCAACTCGACTGACTGCACTCGATCCCGAGAAGCAGGCGGAACAGATCGCGTCCACCAAGCTCGACACCCTCCGGGGCCAGCTCACCGCGCAGTTCAACCTGCGTGAGACCGAGTTGACCTCGATGGTGAACGGCGGAAAGGCTACGATCGAAAGCCTGACGGGGCAGCTTCAGAACTTGATGCGGGACAACCAAATCAAGGACGAAGTCGCCAAATCCAACCCACTGGACGACGCGCGGGATGCCGTCGAACTCCTGGTGGGCAAGTTCGTCAAGACGTCCATGAAGGACGGGAAGGTCGTCGTCGAGGTTCTCGACACCAACGGCAACCCGCGCATCAAGGACCACAACGGTACTCCCTTCACCGTCGCCGACCTCGTTGCCGAGGTTCGCGAAAAGAGTGCGTCTCTCTTCAAGCCCGACGAGAAGCGTGGCCTCGGGGTGCCCCCGGGCAACAACGGTAGTCCTCCGGCCGGTGGGGTCGTGAACCCCTGGGCCAAGGACACCTGGAACCTTACCCAGCAAATGGTGCTGGAAAACACCAAACCTGATTTGGCCAAGCAGCTCTCAGCAGCGGCCGGCGTGAAGGCTTAACCTCACGCCATCCAACATGCAGGCGCCCGGATTCTGTCCGGACGCTTGCTTGAATGCAAAAGCGGCGCGGCCAGTCACAACCTCAAGAGTGAGAAATGACTGAGACTCGTCTGTCGGACATGATCGTCCCGACCAAGTTCAACAAGTACGTTCAGACCCTTTCGACGCAGAAGTCGGAACTGTTTACGTCGGGCATCATCACCGACCTGACCAGCGTCATCAACGCCGAGATCGAAGGCAAGACGGTCAACATGCCGTTCTTCAACGATCTGGACGCCTCGGACGCCGAGCAGGTGCTCGACGATTCGACCGATCTGACCGTCAGCAAGATGACGACCGGCCAGGACGTGGCCGTGAAGCTTCTGCGCGGTAAGGCGTTCGGCAGCTCGGACCTCGCGGCGGACCTGTCCGGCGCCGACCCGATCGAAGCCATCGCCAACCGTTTCGCCGACTGGTGGAACAAGCGCATGCAGACCGCGCTGCTCGCGACCCTCGGTGGTGCGATGGGCTCGACCGGCATGGAAGCCAACGTCAGCGACATCTCCGCCCTGACCGGCGGCGCTGAGTTCTTCGACGCCGACTCCTTCATCGACGCCGCGTTCTTGCTCGGCGACGAGCAGGGTGGCCTGAACGGCGTTGCCGTCCACTCGCTGACCCTGAAGGCGATGGTGAAGGCCGACCTGATCGACTTCGTGCCCGACAGCCAGGGCAAGCTGACGGTCCCGACCTACCTGGGCAAGACCGTGCTGGTCGACGACTCGATGCCGGTTTCCGGCGCGGGCGCGAACCGCGTGTTCACCACCTACATCTTCGGCCCCGGCGCCATCGGCTTCGGCGAAAAGAGCCCGAAGGTTCCGGTGGAAGTCGAGCGCCAGGCTCTGAAGGGCATGGGCCAGGAATACATCGTCAACCGGCGCCAGTGGGTCATGCACCCCCGCGGCATCAAGTGGCTCGGCGGCACCCAGGCCGGCGTCACCCCCGCGAACAGCGAGCTGGCGAATGTCGCCAACTGGCAGCGCGTGTACGATCCGAAGATCATCCGGATCGTGGCCTTCAAGCACAAGCTGGCGGCCTAATCGTCTGACCCCAGACGGTTGAAGACCTACACAAGACCCTCCTCGGGAAACCGGGGAGGGATCTTTGTGCATTTGGAGATTTGAGAATGAATGGAGCGAAGGGCTTTCGAGCCCGTGAGGCCGCTGCAAACTACCGTTACCGCGATCGTCGGCTGGTATCGAATGACGTGCGGGCCGCTCGTGCAGCGACTCTGCCTGGAACTTCGTTTCACGGAGAGGCTGACGAAGATGACGCCGTTGCTGTGAAGGCTGCGGAAGTCGTGCCGGCCGAAACCGAAAAGGTTGAAATCGAGCCGGCCACTGCTGAACAGGCCTCCGGTGATACCACCGAGACACCTGTTGAAGCCGAACCCGCTAAGGACGAAACGTCCGAGAACGGCGACAAGGCCGGCAAAGGCAAAAAGAACAAGAACAAGGACAAGGGCTGAGACCCATGCGTCCTGAGAGGAAGCAACAATGTCAATTTCCCCCGGGGTTGCCCGCGGTAAGATCGGCGCCGAATCCCTGAACCAGGCCTTCGATGACGCGGTTCGCGCTAGTTCGTTCGCTGTCGCCGGTCTTCCGGCTGCTGCCAAGCACGCTGGCAAGATCGTCTACGTCTCGAACGGTGCTTCGGGCGCCGCGTGTCTCGCCTATTCGAACGGTACCGCCTGGTTGCGCATCCTTATCGGCGCGGCTGTTTCTGCCACGTAAGGATCGACGACAATGGGTTACGCGAGCAAGCAGGACATCGATGATCTATACGGCACCGATCTGCTTGTTCGGGTAGCCGACTACAACAGAGACGGCACGCCCGACCCAGAGATCATCAACAAGGGTCTTGAGGCGGCTGACGAGATTTGCGACGCCTACCTGTCCGCCCAGTACACGATCCCGGTTGTCCCCACGCCTGGCGTGGTGAAGAACTGTGCGATCGACATCGCCGTCTACAAGATGGCCCTGGGACGCACGAGCCGCACCGACGAGATGCGGGTGCGCTACGAGGATGCGCTGGCGCTGCTTGAGAAGATTTCGACCGGAAAGGTTGGCCTCGGCCTTCCGCCGGCCACCGACGATAATGGTGAAACGACCAATCCAAACGTCCGGCGCTCGGGAGGCTCCTTCGACTGCGGGAGGGCATAATGTCCGGCATCGCAATCAAGATCGACCACAATGACATCGGTCGGCTGAACAAGCGCATCACCGAGCTTCTGCATGACGTGCTCCACATGGAGCCGGTCATGGCTGAGGCCGCGGAATATATGAAGCGCTCCACGGTCAATCGTGTCCTGCGCTCCAAAACCTCGCCCGATGGTGAACGCTGGGAAGCTCTGCGGGATGTGACGGTCAACCTCAAGGGACATGACCGAATCCTGTTCGAGCACGGCGACCTGGCCAACAGCATCCAGGTCGGAGACGTCAGCAACGACGGCTTCATGGTCATCGCCAACGCCAAGCACGCCTCCTACATGCAGGAGGGCATCGAGCGCACGCGCGGCATGATCCGGAACAAGAAAGTCCCGCCGCGCCCGTTCATGGGTTTCTCGGACGAAAACAAACGCCGGATCAGCCAAATGATCCGCGATTATCTGGCGCATGGAGGCGACTGATGAGCAAAATCGTCGACTTCCGTGATCGGATCGTCCAGGCGGTGAAGACGCTGTTTCCCGAGATGGACGTCGAATGGTACGACGGCCTGTTCGACGAGACGGACATTGCTGAATGGACGTTGAAGACGCCGTGCGCTCGCGTGGCCGTCATGAACGCGCCCGGCGAGCACGAAGTGACCGGCGAAATCAACGCCTGTCTCCGCGTCGTAGTGGTCATCATCGACGACAACCGGCGAGCGGCGCTTGATGGCGACGCCAGGGCCTGGGAGTACGTTGAGAATACCGCCATCATGGCGAACCTGAACACCTTCGGCGACCCGAACGCGGCGCCGGCCACCAAGGTCAAATTCAGACGCATCAGTCAACCTGTCCTTCGGCGCGAAGGCGTTGCAGTCGGCGTCGTTGAATGGGAAAGCGACCTCACGATCGGACGCAATCGCGTTCGAGAGCGTGAATTTTTCTACCGTCCGGACGGCAGCATGATCACCGACGTGCCACGGACTTCGTACATCCGCGGCGACGCCCACTTCGGGCACGTCTCACGCCACGAAGAAGTGGAACTGGATCTGAACGAGGAATGACATGAAGGCTCTCCTGGCAATCGAACGCCGCATGCAAGACATGGAGCGCAAGTTCGAGAACAAGGAGCGTCTCGGCAAGATCACGCAGGTCAAGTACGAGAAAGACCGCTGGTACGTCAAGATGAACGACGGCGAAGACCAGACCCCGAGCGGGTCAGGTGGTGGCGGAGGAGACGCGGCGGCCGGCGGCGGCACTTTCAAGAGTGACTGGCAGCCCTGGCAAAGCCATTCGCACGGGTCCATCAAGTTCTCCGTGCCGCCGAAAGTCGGCCAGCAGGCGCTGCTTCGCTCATCGGGCGGAAACGCGGAGCTGTCGACGGTCGAGCCGCACCATTACGGTCCGCAGGCTCCGTCGCCGCACGGCAAACAGGACGAAACGGTCGGCCTGATCCACGAGAAAGAGGATCAGCAGCACTGGGTTCACCAGACCAAAGACACGCATCACCTGATCATCAAGTCCAAGAAGAAGGACGGCGCCGGGATCGGCGGCCTCGGTGACATCGGTGGCCTCGGAGACCTGGCCGGCATCAGTCAGATCGCCGGCATGTCCGGCATGGACTTCTCAGGAATGCTCGGCGGCCTGGGAAATCTCGGCAACCTGGGAAATCTCGGCAACCTTGCCGGCCTCGACATTTCGAGCATGGCCAACCTGCAGCAGATCACCAGTCAGATCGGCAACATCGGCGACCTTTCGCAGCTTGCCAATGTTGGCACGCTTCTCAATCAGGCCGGCCTGTCAAATCTGGCGCAGTTCGGCAACATCGCAAACATCGCGCAGCAGGTCACATCCGGCGGGCATCTAAGCTCGGTCGGCGGCATGATCGGTGGCGGCGCAGGCGGCGGTGCGGGTGATCCATCAAGCGCCGGCCAAAAGGCTCAGGCGCCTAAACTTCCAGAGCCATCTGAGGATGGCGATGAGGGTGTGACCCAGGTCAAGTCGACCAAGGAGTTCATCCTCAAGACGGTCGGAGAGAAGAAGTCCTACTACAAGCAGGACAAAGACAAGGTCCACATTCGCTACGGCGAGCAGGACGAGAAGGCCGACATCCTCATGAACGAGGATAAGATCCAGGCCCAGTTCAAAGACAAAAAGTCCATGATCAAGTGGACTGAGAACGACCTCACGCACCAGATGGGCGAGGACGACAAGTCCAAGACGGTCTACACCGAAGACGACATCACGACGACGCAAGGCGGTGAAGATGCCTCCAAGGTCAAGATGACCAAGGACGACATCACCGTGAGCCAGGGCGGCGACAGTGCCTCCTCGATGAAGTTCACCAAGGAAGACATCACAATCAGCCAGGGCGGTAGCACGTCATGGAAGATGAGCAATGGCTCTCTGGAGATCAGCGTAGGCGGAACGACCTGGACGCTTGATGCATCTGGTTGGACGCAGTCGGGTGGTCAAGTGGCACATAACGGCCTGCTCATCGACGCGACCCATATTCACAATGGCGTAATGCCAGGCCCCGGCATGACCGGAATTCCCATCCTGCCAAAGAGCGGCGGTGGTGGCGGCGGTGGCGGTGGCGGAGATGCTCCTCCCGGCGACACCGGCAGCGGTGGCGGCGTCTAACACATCAAGGAAACCCATGCCCAAGTACAACGTGGCCAAGGACTTCTGGCGCGGCGGTCATCTGATCGCTGCCGGTTCGAAAGCCTCCATGACCAAGGCCGAGGCGAAGTACCTCGGCCACATCCTCTCCGAGGACAAGCCGGTGGCGGATCCCGAGGCTGCTCCCGCGCCAGTCGATGAAGTCGAAGTTACGCCCATTGCCGGCGTGGCCGTGACGGAAACGACCGCACAGTCCAAGCGCTCCAAGCGCCAGGCGAGTGCCGAAAATGTCGACAGCGTCAACTGAGCACCTTACCGACATCGATCGCGAAACCGGTGCCCTGGTCCAGGGATGGGACAGGATCAAGCAAAGCATCTTCGTCATCCTCACCACCAGACTGCGCACTCGGCTGATGCGCCTGTGGTGGGGATCGAAGTTCCTCGACATGCAGGACAAGCCTGGAAACCAGGAAGTCCTGATGGCCGGAATGATGGCTGCCATCGCCGCGATCAACACATACGAGCCTGAGTTCAAGGTAACCCGCGTCACGATCGATGATTTCGGTCCGGACGGGGATATCACGATCACCATTGAGGGAGTCGACCTGGTCGACGCCACGCTCAAGAGGGTTCGCAACACCATCTGATTTCAAACAGGCGAGGGCCTCAAATGCCAAGTTTCGAGTCTCCCGCGCTATACATCGACTTCGCGAGGCTACCGCCTCCGAAGGTGATCGAGGAGATCAAATACGAAGACCTGCTGACCGTCTACAAACAGCAGGTTCTCGCAAAGAACCCGAGGCTCGCGGCGGCTCTTAACCTGGAGCAGTCACCGACGAACGTTATCCTGGAGGCGGAAGCCTACGGAGAAATGATCGTCCGCGAGCGCATCAATTCCGCGGCCAAGGCTTGCATGCTTCCGTTTGCAACCGGCTCCGATCTCGAAGTGATCGGCGCCAGGTTCAACGTTTCGCGCATGGCCGGCGAACTAGATCCTCGACTCCGTAGGCGCATTCAGCTCTCGATGGAGAGCTATACGACGGCCGGCAGTCCCGGCTCCTACATCTTCCACTCGCTGAGCACCTCCACCGACGTCAGGGACGCCACGGCGGTCACAGAGCGCGGGACGGGTAGGGTGATTGTCACGATCATGGCGAACGGAGCCAACCCGGTTCCAAGCGCCGCATTGATCGACGCCATCTATGATCGACTCATGTCGGACGGCATCAAGCCACTGACCGACGATATTTCAGTGCTGCCGGTGATCAAGATCCCGACAGACATCCAGGCAAACATCACGCTTTACCCTGGCCCAGATGCATCCCTGGTGATCTCCGACATCAATAAGGCGCTCACCTCGCTTCGCAACCGTGTCACCCAGATCGGTATGGATCTGAAGCGGTCTGCCGTGATTGCAGCCCTCACCCAAGAGGGCGTCCAGAACGTCGATATCGACTTCTCGGATATCAACGTCGGAACCAACGGTGTCGTCTGGATCAACTCAGCCAGCGTGAACGTGTCCAACACTCGGGAGGAATAATCCATGGCTGACCGGCTGATGGAGCACATCCTGGCGCCGAACGCGACCGTCTACGAACGGACGCTGGCGTCTCAGGTTGATCGGCTCCTCGACCTGGATATTGACCGCCTCCGTCGCCTCTGGGATCCCTATCGCTGTCACATCGACGACCTGCCGTACCTGGCTTGGTCTTTTTCAGTGGACATCTGGGATCCACACTGGACGGAAGCAAAGAAGCGACAGGTAGTCGCCAACGCAGTTGCTCACCACCGGATCAAGGGAACGAAGGCCGGTATGGCCGCCTACCTCGATCTGGTTGGATCGAACCTGCGTGACCTGATCGTGCCCCCGGCGCGCGGGTATCGCATCCCGGCGATGACCAATGAATCGTTCATGTCATGGCTGCTGCATCTGCCTCAGATCAGGGTCTATCCTTACGTCATCCGTGACCCGGCTGGACCGAGGGACTTTCGGGTGCCGGTCGTTTGCTTCCGGAACGATAACTTCCGAGAAAAGAGTCTTGGGCCAAATCTCTACGGACGAAAGGCCTCCATCTACAAGAATGGGGTTGAGGCCTACGTCAAGCTGGAGTCCATGACTGAGCTTGGTGGTCAGGCTGTCGAGCGCGTCTTTATCGGCAACAATTCGGAGCGTGATTATCACACCGATGGTTTCCGCGGCCACAAGTTCTACAAGCTGACGGACGCGACCGACAACATCATTACCGTCCGCATCAATGCTAACGGTTCCGATCTCGTTTCGCTTACACCTGGGCTGACGCCACAGGACGTCAAGCCGGTTCAGATTGCAGAGCGGCATGTACCGCAGGCCGGCCAGCACTTCCATGACTACAACAAGTCGTTTCGTGGAGGAAACTTCCGCCGCGAGACGGATGCGGCGCGATGGGTCTACGACCGGCTCGCGCTTCACGACAAGAAAGATCTGCCTGCAGGTCTGTCTACAAAATCCTACCGCGGTCACATGCGGTACGGGATCCCCGCTTACACGGCTCAAGCCAAGGTGGAAGTGCCGTTGATACGGTCTCCAGCTCTGGGCTTCGGCGGGCGCTTTCGAAATGGCTTCAGAATTCCGACCGACATGGAAAAGCTCAACGACGCCTGCGGGGCGATTGTTGCAGCGAAGCCACTTCGCGACACCGTTCTCGTCGACACCGTCAATTACCGGGTCGTGAGATTAGGGGAAGCGCGGAAGCTCGGAACCTTCAAACTCGGCGAAATCAAGAAGGTCGCCTAAGGCGATCACGGAGAAAACAGTGGAAAATAAGATCATCTTTCATGCGAATATCGATGATGATCCGACAGACTTCACCCGTCTGCAGGACTTCGCCGAAAACTCGCTCGACCATGTCGTCCAGGACGGCATCAGCGACCGCACGAAATACACCGGCTTCGGCGTCGTAAAGTCGGCAGTCACGCAGATCACGGTTGATCCTGGTCGCCTCTATTCGGCTGGCAAGGTATTCGGATCGGCCTCGACCTCGTGGTCCAAGGATTTCATCACCCAGCTGCCCGTCGCCGGCAAGAAGATTGCCGCGGTCGTGACCTGGGGTTCGGAGTCGGATACCGACATCCGTCCCCGCCAGTTCCTCGTCAACGCTGAGACGCGGCAGGCTGAGCCGCAGGCTGTTCCTCTGGTTCATGCCCGTGTCGCGAACCTGAACGTGGTGATCGGCACCGAGGCTCCAGACCCGACGCCGCCGCTGGTCGACACCGGATACACGGTCATTGCGCATATCGTCCTGACGCCGACCGGCGTCGATACGGTCACGATGAACACGGTCAATAAGCTCCCGAGCGTGCAGGGCCACGATGACCGCATCGTCGACCTCGAAGAGTTCGAGGAGACTGCAGGCCTGCAGATCCGGACCTTGGCCTCCGACATCGCTGGTATCAAGCAGAACCAGGTGCAGCAGCAGGCGGACGGAGTGCAGCTCGGCCGCACCCTGACGCGCCTTGCGGTTCTCGAGTCCAAAGCCGGCGTCATGTACAACGCCATCGACTCCAGCGCCAACTTCTTCCTCGACCAGACCAAGTCGAAGCTCGACGACCCGTTGTCGCATGTGAAGGTTGAAGAGGGTATCCGAATGCCGCACGCGGCCGAGGGTCTCTCTGCACTCAACATCTTCAACCCGCTCGATCCGAACGCGACCATCAAGGCCGGCATGCTGTTCCCGGCCTACACCCGTGAGGCTTGGCTGCAGTCCGGCACCATCAGTGGTGAAATTCAGGTATCAGCCTATTCCGTGTCGTCCTTCGACATGGTTCAGAAGACGATCGCTCGTCAACGCATCCGTTACGGCGGTGAATTGACCGTCTGTACGAACAGCTGGTGGTGGCAGACCGGCCAGTGGGATGGCGGCAGCCGCTTCTTCCGCGCTGGCGAAACCTACGAGATCCTTTCTGGCAATGCGTGGGGACACGACTTCATCCGGCTTCGCCAGTATTGGGTCGATGACTACACCGATACCTATTGGGATAAGGTCATCATCACCAATACGGTGACCGGCGCGCAGGTCGCTGAAACCTGGCTCCAGGGCCAGAATATGTGGCTGGATGCCGTTGGCATCTGGTTCACTCGCCTCGCAGCCGCCGGCTCGGCTCACGTCGCCATCGTTGAAGTGTCGGACTACGGCCTGCCGAACATCAAGTCGGCGCTCGGTCAGACCACGCTGCTTCGCGAGAACATGAAGCTGAATGCCGAGACGGTGGTTCCGCTGCAGCCCATCCTGTTGCAGGCTGGTAAGCGCTACGCTCTGGTCGTAACGACGGCTGCAGATCACTGGGTCGCATTCGTTCCCGGTCAGCAGTTCACCCAGGGCACGTTCTTCTACGTCCTCGACGGCGCTTATGCGCAAGGCGATGCGTTCAAGGATCTCTGGATGCGCTTGTATCGCTGCAAGTTCAATCAGGCCCGTGCGGTCGTGAACCTGAACCCGCTGCAGCTTTCGGGCGGCATCCTGTCGATCGACTTGCTCGCTGGTACGGCTATCCCGGACGGCACGACGCTCTCCTATGAGATCCAGGTTGGTTCGACCTGGTACAACTTGCAGGACGTGGACAAGTACATGCTCGGCCAGGGCGGCACGATCCCGCCGCTGTTGCCGTTCCGTGCGGTGTTCATGGGTTCCGTCGACTGTCAGCCGGCAATCAACCTGGCAGACAGCACGGTCTACGTGTCACGGCCGGACACCTACGCGCAACACGTCACCCAGACGCGAACGCTTCCGGCACCTTCGACCCAGATCCGCGTCATCGAGCGGTACGAGTATTTCGATCCGATCTACCACACTGCTTCCGTCAAGCTTCTGACGGGCAGCGGTTTCGGAACTGAAGTTGCTCCGTCCAGCACCTCGACCGTGATCGATCCGATGGATGGCGCCTACGAGCGGACCTACGTGTTCAACCTCGGCGCCGCTGTCACGCAGTACCGGGTCAAGACGCGGCTCGACACGTCGACCAACCAGCGCACGTTCCATGTGGGTTGGCAGAAGGACTACGCGCTGTAAGAGCGCAACCAAGAAGGAAACCATCTACATGGCCAAGAACAGCAAATCCACCGCCGATCAGGCGGTGGACGCTGACGTGCGCTACGAAGTCAAGCTTTCGGGGCGGCACGAGCATCTCGGGTTCTGGTATTTGCCGAGCCACGAACACGTTGTCGACCACGATACACTCCAGGCACTCGATGCCGCGGGGGTAGTCGCCGATGTCAAGCAACTATCCTGAGCTTGTATTCAACGAGAGTGAAGACTTCACGGCAGAACGTTTGAACAAGGCAATGCAGGTGCTGGATCAGCGCCTGCGTTCTCTTGAGCCTTTCGCTCCTTCATGGGAGGCGGCGGTCAACGATCTGCGTGCGGTCGGACTGTCTCGTTTGAACGATGCCATCCTGCCGTCATACCAGCGTATCCAGCTCCTTTCGGAGATGGGCTTCCTGTTTGCCGGCTCCTCTTCATCAGTGACACTGGTCCAGAACCAGAGCGTCACGTTTGTTATCGAAAACGAGGTCGAGCGTTCGCTGTTCACGCCGACGCCGTTCCTCGCGATCACGCGAACGTCCACTCTTGCGGACTACGCAATCGCGCAGCTCGTTTCCTACGAAAAGTCCACCGGTCGGCTTATGCTGCTGGTTAAATCGATCACCGGAAGCACTGGACCATTCACCGATTGGCAGATATGTGCGCTGGCGGCCAATACCGCCGCTGCGATGGAATACTTCCGGCAGATCGATGCGGCGCGAGCCGCTACGCTCGCTGCGCAGGTCAAGTCAACCGCAGACGCAGTGGCGACAGCTGCTGATCGCATTCAGACAGGCGCGGACCGACTTGTTGTCATACAGGCGAGAGACGCAGCAGCTGCTTCTGCCGCTGCCGCCGCCCTGTGGGATCCGTCGAGCTACTACACGAAGACCACGATCGACGTGAAGTTCAGCGACTTGGTGAACGGGGCCGGTGCGGCTCTGGACACTCTGAAGGAGTTGGCCGACGCACTCGGAAACGACGCTAACTACTCTGTCACGGTGAGTGCGGCGCTTGGCAACAGGCTCCGCGTGGATACCGCAGCTCAGGGGTTGAACGCCACCCAGCAGGGCAACGGCCGGACCAACCTCGGTCTCGGTGCTTCTGCGGTCAAGGGTGTCGCTACCGCGGCGAACATGGTTGCGAACTCCGGAAGTGACGTCGTCACGACCGACCAGGCGTGGGCCGCGGCCGGCTGGACTGCCCTTGGCAACAAGAGTGGCGCGGTCACGATCGACGCTTCGACCGGATCCAGGTTCTACATGACTGCCACCGCTGCGGTGACGATCAGTATCTCCAATATGAAGAATGGCCAGGACATCGCAGTTTGCGTCATTCAGGACGCGACTGGCGGTAGAACGGTCGGTTGGGGTGCCGGGATCTATTGGCCCGGGGCGACTGTGCCAGCCATCACCACGACAGCCAACCAGGTCGCAGTCGTTGCGGTCTTCGAAGGATCGTGGTCGCCGAGCACCATCATCTTCGGAACCGGATGGAAGATTGCCTAATGCTTATCCTGCCATTCCAGCGATCGAAACTGTGGCGATCGACAAGGACAATCATACCAGGCAACACCGTATGGAATGCTCCCGGGACGATCAACGTCACCATCCCAGAATACAACGTGCTCACGATGAATGTCTGGGGTGCTGGCGGCGGTGGCGGCGGTACTTCAGGTGCGCCAAACGTATATCAGGCCGGTACCGGAGGAACCTCATACTTCACCGCTCCTGATGGAACCATCTATGCTTACGGCGGAACAGGCGGATCGAACGGAGCCCCAAACGGACCTCAAGTAAACGGTAATCCAGGTGTTCACGGCGCCGCCTCTGGCGGCAACGTCAACAACACTACCGGTGGAGGTATGGCAGGAGGTGTCGGAACGACCACCGATATCGGCGCCGGCCCCAAAAAAGGCGGTGACGGCGGCAACGGAGGTCTCGTCGTCCGGCAGTGGACGTATGGCGCAGTCGGCGCTCCAGTCGTTGGATCGACTTATACCCTCGTTCTAGCTTCAGGAGGTGGTCCTGGTGCTGGTGATTACGCTGTTGGCACCAGCGGAACAAACGCGAAGGGGCAGCTACTGTGGGCATGAGCCGAAGCCTCGTTCAGAAGCAAACCTTAGAAAGGTAACACAATGACTGTTGTTCAGGAGGTGTCTCCTGAGACTTTCGAACAGCTGATCCCAGGATCATCTATCCGTGCGCCTGACGGATCACTGCAGCCGTGGCAGGCGGTCGAACTTTGGACGTCGGACGAACTCGCTGCTATCGGCGTATTCATCGTCGATGATCCAGAAATCCCGGTCGGCAAGGTGATGACGGGAATGGTATTCAGTCGGGTCGACGGAAAAGTTTCGGCCGCCCCTGTGCTGAACGATATTCCGCCGCCTCCGCCTCCGCCGGTTCCGACGCTCACACGGCGACAGATGCTGATCGGACTTTCGAGTGCAGGGCTCATCACGGCACAGGAGGCGATAGACTCTGCGAAAATGGTTGGCGTGCCAACCGCGGTGCAGGCCGTAATCGACAGCCTTCCGATGCAGGAGATGAAGGATCAGGCCACCATAACCTGGTTCGCCATGTCTCAGGTCGTTCGCTCAGACCCCATGGTGGAGGCACTTCGCGTCAATGCAAATCTCACGGCAGAGCAGGTTGACGGCCTGTTTTTCCAATGGGCAAGCCTGTGAGGTAGCACATGGAAAGCATCATCAGCTGGAGGCCTCCGCTCGTTCTTAGAGACGACTTCATCGTCGCTACCAATGAGGATTGGACGCGCGAGTGGCAGTTGCAGACCGAAAACGAGGCGCCCATCCTCATTGAGGCCGGCTGGAAGTTCTTTATGCAGTTGCAGAAGCAGTCTTCCGGCGACCTTGTGATGACCAATTCAAACGACAACCAGCGCCTCATGGTCCTCGATCACGAAGCTGGAAAATACGGGCTCAGGGTGAGACAGGCAGACGCTGCCCAAATCCCCGCAGGTCAGTACGACTACGACATCGTCCTCGTTGCTGGCGATGGCATCTACCGCCTTGTGAAAGGCTCCATCCAGGTCGATCAGGGCATCACCAATGTCCCAGGGCAGGAGAAGTGGTCGCACTTCCCGCTGATCCTTAGACCGTAACCATCGCCAACAACTCCAACCTCCATGCCGCCCCTTCGGGTGGCTTTTTCGTTTGGGAGAACCCTAAGTGACTGTTCAATATCTCCACGGCGTCGAGACGATCGAACTCGATAGCCCCTCCGGCCCGGTTGAAACCGTCAAGTCGAATGTGATCGGCCTTGTCGGCACCGCCCCGGACGCTGACCCGGATATCTTCCCGCTCAACACCCCTGTGGCCGTCTTCTCCGACGCCCTCAAGGCGGGTCAGCTGAAATCCACCGGCACGCTGCTCGACGGCATCGATGCGATCTACAGCCAGAAGGCGGCTGTTGTGGTCGTTGTCCGTGTCTCCGAAGGCCTGAGCCAGGAAGAGACCTGGTCGAACGCTGTCGGTTCGCCGACCGGCAAGACCGGTGTCTGGTCGCTGCTCAAGGCTCGCCCGATGCTGAAGGTGGTTCCGAAACTGCTGGTGGCCCCCGGCATGACCAGCGGTCGACCGACCAACGGTCTCGCAAATCTGGTCATCGGCGACGATGGTCAGGACTACGTCCTCTCCACCACGCATATCACCGTCGCTCCCCCAACTGTGGGCGGTCGTCGCGCAACGGCGGTCCCGCAGGTCGTCGGTGGCAAGCTGACGGGTGCGATCATCACCGACCCCGGCTACGGCTATACCGTCGCTCCGGCCATCACCGTTACCGGTGCCGGTACCGGCGCTACCGTCACCGCCACCCTCGGCCACGTCGCCAACCCGGTTGGCGTCGCGTTCGCCTCGATCGTCGATCGCCTCCGCGCTGTCGCGTTCCTGGACGGCCCGGGCACCGACTACGCTGACGCGGTTCAGTACCGCAGTGACTACGGTTCGCAGCGCATCGCAGTGGTCGATCCTGGTGTTCTGAGCTGGGATATCGAGAACTCGGTGTACGTGCAGAAGCCGGCGTCGGCCTACGCGGCTGGCATCCAGGCGCGCGTCGACGAAGAGAAGGGCTTCTGGTACTCGTTCTCGAACGAGCTGATCCAGAACATCGGCGGCCCCGCCCGACCGGTCGACTTCATGCCGAACGACCGCGACTGCGAAGCCAACATGCTGAACTCCAACCAGGTGACCACCATCATCCACGATGACGGTTTCCGGTTCTGGGGTCTGCGTGGCACCGGCACAGACCCGCTCTGGGCTCAGCTGTCGGTCCGCCGAACCGCTGACATGGTCTACGAGAGCCTGGAGCGCGCTGAGCGCCCGCGCCTCGACAAGCCCTTCAGCCGCCAGCTGCTCGCCGGCATCCAGGGTGACGTGAACGCCTACCTCCGTCTGCTCCGCTCCCGCGGCGCGCTGATCGGTGGCAAGTGCTGGATCGATCCCAACGTCAACACCCCGGCGACCTTTGCCAACGGTGAACTGACGGTGGACTTCGATCTCGAACCCCCGGCGTGCTTGGAGCACCTGCAGTTCCGCGCTCGTCGCAATCCGAACTACTACACGGATTTCATCGAAGAGTTCGCGCGCTCGATCGCTTAATCGCAGCGACTGCACCTCACCAGAACACCAAACCATTGAGCTGAGCATCAGGCCGATCCGGACCATCCGGGTCGGCTTTTGCTTGGCCGGAGACATAAATGAGCAATCTTCGCGACTCCAACATTTTCCAGGACTTCACCGTCTGGATCCAGGACGTGGGCAAGATCGGCGAAGCGCCGAACTTCCAGCCCCCGGAAATCAACATCCAGACCGAAGAGTTCCGCGGCGGCGGCATGGATGGCACCGTCGAAATTCCGATGGGCATCGAAAAGATCGAGTTCGATTTCGAACTCCATACCTGGGATGAGCAGGTCTGGTCGAACCTGGGTTACGGCCCTGGCTCGCTCGACGTGCCGATCACCTTCCGCGGCTATCTGCTGACGGCCGGCGGCGCTGAGAAGGGCGTGATCATCGAGACGCACTCGCTGATCAAGTCGATCAAGCCCTCCAAGGTCGAGCCCGGCAAGAAAGCCAGCCTCTCGGTCCACCTCGCGGCGAACTACTACCGCCACGAGATCAACGGCCTGACGGTCACTGAAATCGACGTGTTCAACAAGATCACGATCATCGGCGGCACCGACAAGACCGCCAACGCGCGTCGGATCCTCGGCTTCACCTACTAAGCCGAGACCGACCAATTCGACTGGGCCTCGCCTTAACCGGCGGGGCCTTTTTTCTGTGTGCAAATATCAAGGTGTGCAAACCAATGTCGACCGAAAAAATCTTCAACCTGAAATTCCCCTTCGAACACCGCGGCGCCAACTACATCGAGTTCAAGGCCCGTCGTCCCAAAGTGCGCGACCTGCGCAACTTCATCAAGAACGTCGACAAAGACAGCGTCGCCGCCATGGAGAAGGTGCTCGCCGACCTGATGGAGATCGACGAGAAGGTCATCTCCGAGATCGACGTCGAGGACTTCGCGCCGATGAAGTCGTGGTTCGAGAGTTTTTTGCAAAAAATGCTGGGCGAGTCGGACGAATCCTAATCGACGCATTCCCGATCTTCGAGCGATTTCACTGGTCGCTCGAAGACGTGGAGGCCCTCGATTTCTACGACTTCTGCCTGATCGCAGACGGCGTCCAGGAACTCAACCGGCGAGATGCCGAAGAAATCGCAAAGATCAAAGCGGCCCAGGGGAAGTAACCCCTGAGCCGTCCCTTTCTGTGACTCCGAGGAGCGGGTATGTCCGACAACAATCTCGACATCAGGGCAAGGCTTACCGGCGAAGACCGGATGTCCTCGACCATCGTCAAGCTCTTGGCCAAGATCAAGAGCCTCGAGACGCAGATGCAGAGGCTCGGCAAGGCCGGCAACTCCATCTCCGACATCCCGATGGAGAAATACGTCAAGCAGCTGAACGCCGGTCAAAAGGCGGTCAACGGACTGACGAAGAAGCACCTCGATTGGGCGAAAGCCAACGGCGTTGCTGGTGACCAGGCTCAACTGAGCTGGGGTAAGCTCACCAACGAACTCATCCGGGCCGGCAAGGAACACGAAAAGTGGACCCAGTCGACAGCCCGCGGCGCGAAGAAGCGCGCCCAGCTGGCGGCCGAAGAGCTGCAGCAGCACTACAAGAACGCGGTCGCCTTCAAGTACCTGTACAACCGGGTCGGCGAGCAGCGAATGGATTCGCAGCGCCGGGTGACCGAGCAGCTCGGTAATCTGGAAGCGGCTCACCTTCGTAACCAGGAGCGGTTACACCGCAACCACCTCACCAACATCTCGCGCATGCGTCAGGCGGCAATGCGCAGCATGTCCCAGCTGTCCGGCATCGGCAGTCGATCAGGGATGTACGCCGCTGCCGGCGCCGCTGCTTCTGGATATGCTGGAGTCTCCGCATTCCGGACTAGGATGAGGACCGACACCGCCGAAACGAACCTGAAGATGTTCGGCGAAATGAACGACGCCCAGGTCCGCGAAATGCGGAAGAGCTGGGGTAACGCCTCATCCATCAAGTATGGCATGACGGCTGACAAGATGATCGACGCCTTCACCGAAGTGCTGAAGGCCGGTGTTCCGAAGGACAAGGCCAGGGAAGTTACCGACACGCTCATGAAGTCGGGAACCGGACTGGATCTCGACCTGAAGGAGACGACCCGGTTTGCGACGCGAATTGCGACGCTGACCCAGGACATGAATAACCTGGACCCTGCAAAGCTCAAGAGCATCCTGAATGCCGTAGCGGTTGCCGGTATGGAGTCCGCGGCCGATCCTAACGAAATCATCGCGGCCAACCGCCGTGCCTCGGGTGTCTTCGCGACCTCGAAGATGACGCCTGAAGATCTGTCGGCCTTCACCGGTACCGGTGTTGGTATAGGCCTGCCGTCCGCCAAGGTCGGCACGTTCCTCGGCTTCATCGTCAACGAACTGGTCGGCTCCAAGAATGCTCGCGGTCAACGCGGCAAGGATCTGTCTACGGCTTCGAACATGCTTGGTCTCGGCGGTCGGAACCAAATGTCCGCTCAGATGGCGGCCAACCCGGCCGACACCCTGCTCAAGATCTTCGACAAGGTCGGCAGCATGGATGAGCAGAGGCAGAACAAGGTTCTGAACCTGCTCGGTATGCGCGAGTGGCGAGACGAACTTGCTGCTTTCGTCGAGGCCAAGGGGAACCTGGCCGATCTGTTGGCGAAGGTCCGCGATCGGAAGAATGCGGGCAAGCTCGATGAGATCAACGACAAGAAGCTCAAGTCGTTGGCCGGTCGCTGGAGGTCATTTGTGTCGGCCATGACGCTCCTTTGGGAGTCGGTCGGTGCCGGCTTCGAGAAGGCTTTCGGCCAAATCACGGACTTCTTCACGAACTATTTCGGCACACTTGACACCGGAAAGATCAGGGAGTCGGTCGAGGCTTTCACTGACGGCATCGTTGCCGGAATGGGCTTCGCCAGCTGGTCAGACATGCTCAAGGCCGCCTTCGGCGATCCCGCCGAGGTCAAGAGCCATGCCAAGCAGATATTCGACTTTACGAAGGGATTTGTTGCCGAGATCAAGAAGGCTGCCGAGATTGTTGGTGGCATCATCTCCAGCATCGCCACTAAGTTCGGCGTCAAAGACGCAGAGTCTGCTGGAAAATTCACGGCTCAGATCCTTGAGCTGGTTGCTGCCCTGAAGGCGCTTGGCACTGTTGCCGGATATCTCGAGTCGCTTGTCACGTTCGTGAAGAGCATCGCCGGTATCATGACGATGGTCGGTTTTGCGGCCAACGACGTTGGTATCCCGGATGCTCATATCAGGCGCAAGGGTGAGTCCATGAAGGACTTCCGCGAGCGCGAATCTACAACGAAGCGGCTGCAGAACTATACCACGCCCAAGGGCGCTGACCCGCTGTTCACTCCCACGAGTTATACCGGTTCGACCGACTTCTCCGGTCGTCGGCGCAGCAAGGTTGACGATCTGGCAAGCCAGCTCGGCAAGTTCGGCGGCAACGTCGAGCGCGCGGCTTTCATGTCCGGCAATCTCGGAAATGGCGGTCTCCAATACGCCATGTCCGGAGGATCTGGAAGGGGCCTCAGCCTCGGTGGCGGTAGCGCCAGTGGCGGCGGCGGAAGCGGCTTCATTGGCGGTGTGCCGGCTCTTCTGAAGGCAACTCCGGGTCAGGCCTTGCCTGGCCTTGGCGCCTTGGGTAGCAGCGGCATCATCCAACGCGGCGTCACAGGCAACCCGTTCAGCGACGCCACGATGGCGGCAAAGGACAAGGCCTGGCTCTCTCGCGGCAGCAGCGGCAACAGCAGCATCGTAGATCCGCAGAAAGTTCCATCCTTCACGGGTGGTGGCGGATCTGCAGCTGACAACGTTGGCGCCGGCTTGTCCGGAGACGCATTCCTTCAGGCTCGACGCGCTCGCTTCGGCGAAGAGCTAAAGAACGATCCAAACCTGGCCTTGCACCTCGCTGCCATGCAGCAGACTGAGGGCGCCAGCAGGGGCGGAACGATCGAGAGCCTGATGAACCGTGCAGACATGCAGGGGAAGTCGATGCGACAGATGCTCGGCTTCTCGGCTGAGGGTGTTCGCAGTACGGACGGCAGGGGGCGGCAGAACAGCTTCTATGGTCCCGTCCGTCGCGGTGAGATCTACGGGGCAATCCGCAACATGCAGAACAACCCGAAGGAGTTCGCGAAGTACAACGCTTTCACGCAGAAGGCGCTCGCTGGCAGTCACGTCATCGGTGGACACACCGATCAGGGGCTTCCCACCGATCCGAACGGATCGGCAAGGACTGGCATTCCAGGGCTCAGACTCCGAGATCCTCGCACCGGAAAGCTTGACGGCAACGAGTTCACCGATTGGGTTGGCCCTGGATCGAAGTACGGTCGTGGCCGCGCAGGCGCGATTAACTATCGCAAGCTCATGGAGCAAGGCATCGCCGGTTCTGGCGACGCTCCTCTTACGAGCGCCGTGCCTTCGCCCGCGGACGCTGTGCAGAATGTGCCTTCTCCGATCCGCGGAGACGCAAGTCTCGGACTCAATGGCGGAGGTGGCGGCGGCGGGCCAGTGGCCATCCACATCAACGGCAGCAGTCACGATCCGGAAGCGCTGGCGACGCTGGTGCAACGCCGGATCGACGAGTCCATGAACTGGCGAACCCACGACACGGCAAGCGAGTACACCTAACAGATATGATCCCGGCCCTACGGGGCCGGGGTTCCACTTCAATCACCAGAGGAAGATATGGCTGACGTTCTACTTGGTCTTGGCTCTCAGGATCCCAACTCGAATGATGATACCGGGCTGATCCTCTTCTACGTGCCATCGAAGGGCATCGACACCCCCAACTTCGAAACCATTCAGCGCGATGCGCAATACACCTGGACCAACGCCGATCGCCTTTCGCGCGATCCTGCAATGCAGTTCACCGGTCCTGGTGAGGACAATATCTCCATCGACGGCAAGATGTATCCATACCACTTCGGCGGACTCTCGACGCTTGATCGCCTGCGAAGGGCCGGTCGAGCCGGCAAGCCGATGATCATGGTCCGCTTCTACCCGCTGCTGGACCCGAAGGGGTACGGCTCTGAGGTGATCGGAAACTACGTGATCAAGCGCGTCCGAACTGCCGAGTCCAAGATCGGCGTTATCGGTATCGCTCACAAGATCGAGTTCACCCTTGAACTGCAGCGGTACGGCGACGACATCAACCAGGTTGTCGACACCCTCAACACATTCGTGGCCACCTGATGTCGACATATATCACGAAGCTCTACGACCGCCTCGATGTGATCTGCTACGCGCGATACGGATCGACGGCGAACCAGATCGTGGAGTGGGTCATCGAACAGAACCCTGGTGTCGAGTTGTACGGCATTGTGCTGCCGCTCGGCATTTCCATCGAACTTCCGGAGCCGCCGCGCCAGCTGACGCAGCCGCCGGTCATCCAGCAAGTCTTCCTCTGGAAGTAATCCATACGCGAAAGCGTATAAAACCGAACTATACGCGAGTGCGTATCAAGCCGTCCTTCGGGGCGGCTTTTTCTTTTGGAGGCTGTGCGTGCCCAGCGGCTACACCCCGATCTACCGAGTGTCCAAGGACGGCATCGACATCACCGGTCAGTTCAACGACCGCACCACCCAGATCAAGGTCGATCTCCAGGCTGGCAACGGCAACGACGATCAATGCACCATCACGGTCGATGATCGCGACTGGAGGGTTGCTCGGCCGATCCCTGGAGAGTCTCTCCAGATCTGGCTTGGCTATGCCGAAATCGGTCTCGCCTACATGGGATCGTTCGAGATCGACGACGTCACATTCGTGGGGCCGCCGCGCTCGATCAAGCTGACCGGAAAATCGACCGGGTCAAACGACATCCAGAAGGCTCCGGCCATCAAGGATTTCGAGAACAAGTCGATCAGCGACATCCTTGGCGGCATGGCCGGCAAGACCGGTCTAGGAGTTTCCATCTCCGGAGCCCTTGGCGACATCAAGATTCCATTTAAGAACCAGGTCGTCAGCAACCTGCACATGATCCACGAGCTGGAGCGTCTGACTGGCGCTGTTGCAAAGGTCGTCGACGGGCATCTGATGTTCGTCAAGCGAGACGGTGGCGAAAGCGCCAGCGGCGTGGCTCTGCCAACCCTGGTCCTGCAGCCGGAGCATTTCGGCACCTGGCAGGTCAGGTACACCAGCAAGCCGGGCTACGGCGGCGTCAAGGCTGCCTACTTTGACAAGGACGAAATGGTCCGCAAGTGGGTCGACTCCGCTGTCGGCGGCGGGCTGGGCGGCCTCGCCAACAAGTTCACCGGCAACTTCAACATCGGCCAGCTCTTCAACTCGAAAGAGGAAGCGCAGCAGGCAGCATCATCCCAGGCAGCAAACTTCAAGCGTGCCGAAGTGCAGGGCGTGTTCGATCTCGCCAAGGGCGATCCCTGGATCAGAGATCAGCAGACGCTGATCGTCACCGGCATGCGCGACGGCATCAATGGTTCGTACGTGATCGACAAGGTGACGCACACCTACATCAAGAGCACCGGCATCAAATCGCAGATGGAATGCAAGCAGCCCGGCGATGGCGCTGACTATGCGGAAGCGAGCAAGGAGTTCATGCGGCCAGGTCCGGGCGAGTTGCTCGGCGAATACCTCCGAACGCATCCCGAGATCAACCCAGGCGACCTGTCGAAGAGCGACATCGACGCCATCACAGAGGCGGGGCGACTACCCTAACCAGAGAGTATCCATGTTCAGTAAAGAGATCATCGACGCCATCGTGCGGGCGGCGCAGGCCGAAGGCTGGCCTGCTTCTGCGCTGTTGGCTGTCGTGGAGTGCGAAACCTCGGGCAAGCCGTTCGAACAGGACGGACATACGCCATCGCTGCTCTTCGAGCGGCACAAGTTTTATTCGGAACTGAAGCAGCACCAGCCGAACAAGCTGACGCAGGCAATCCGAGCCGGCCTCGCGATCCCGAAGTGGAGCCGGAACACTCAGTACAAGGACCAGGGCACCTCAGCCGGCCGCCTCGCCGTTATCGCGAAGGCACGAGCCGTCGACGAGGAAGTCGCCAACAGAGCGGCGTCCTGGGGCCTTGGCCAAACGATGGGATTCAACGCCGAGCGCCTGAAGTACGAAGACGCCACCCACATGGTTGGCGAGCTGTCGCGTGGCATCGGGGAGCAGATCGACGCGCTGGTCCGCGAGATCAAGACGGACCACCTCGACAAATACCTCAAGGCGAAGAACTTCACGTCCTTCGCGCGGGGCTACAACGGATCTGGCTACGCCCAGAACCAGTACGACACCCGCATGGCTGCGGCCGATGCGCGCTGGGTCCGCCGCCTGGAGCAGATCGCCAATGGCGATTACGAACCCAAGCCGGGCAAGACCGTCACGCTGGTCTATCAGACCAAGCTGAAGGGACTCGGCTTTAACGTCGGCAAGATCGATGGTGACTGGGGCGATCTGACCACGGGCGCAACGTCTGCGTTCCAGCGGCGCGAAGGCGTCAAGATCACCGGCCATCCGAATGACGAGACCACGGCGCTCCTGGAGCGTTCCAACGAGCCCCGTCAGGTGGCCGACGAGCGCGCTACGGCAACAGTCGACGACCTCCGATCGGCCGGATCGCAGACCATCGCGTCGGCTGACAAGGGGTCACTGATCTCAAAGATCATGGTCGGTGCCGGCGCCATCGGCGGCGCTCAGCAGACCGGCGTGCTCGACCAGGTACAGGGCGTGGTCGACAAGGTCCAGCAGTTCAAGGGGATCATGGACAGCGTTCACAGCCTGACGGCTGCGCTCGCCCCGTACTGGTGGGTCGGCGTGATCGCGGTCGGCTTCCTTACCTACAAACTGTACGGCGACGTCATCAAGCGACGTCTGCACGACCATCAGATCGGAGTCCACCTTGGATAACATCGTCAACAAGATCGCGGTCCTTTGCGCCGCGGTCACCGGGTACGCCCAAGCGGCTCGGGATTTCGTCGCGAGCACGAAGGGCAAGGTCATCCTGGCCGTTGTCCTTCTGGCCGTCGTGGCGGCTTTTGCCCATCACTCCGGTGCATCTGACAAGTCGGATCTGAAGGCGCAGGTCGCCGACCTGCAGAAGCAGATATCCACCTTCAAATGCCCGGCCGTCACGGTCCGGGAACCCATCGAGGACGTCGAGAGCAAGCGTAGGGCCGATCAGCTCGCCGAACGCCTGTCCGAGTCCGAAGCGGCCAAAGCCCGCCTCCAACAGAAAGTTACCGACTATGAAAAGCAGCTGGCGCAGCGCCGCAAAGCTGGCGCTCTTATTCTGTCTCCCGCTGACGCTCGCAGCCTGTCAAACATCCAGTGACGCTGTTCTGGTCGAAGACCGGATGGATCTCAGCGCCTGCATGCGGGTCGCTCAGACCGTTGAGCTTCCCCCGATCAAGGCCGGAATGGATGCCCGCGCAGTGATTGCCCGGTACCGGGCGGCGCTGATCGGCGCCAATGGCAACATCACCGATTCCAAGGCCTGCATGGCCCTGCTCGATAGAGCAGAGACGAAGGGCTACTTCTAATGGCTATGGACTTTTCTGAGGCCCTGCAGCTCGTGGGTCCGTTCGTAGCCATCGCCGGCTTCATCTCCGGCGTTTGGTACAAGGTCGAAGGCAAGATCGACACCGTGCGCTCCGACGCCGCAGCCCAGGCCGCCGCCGCCCAGGTCAAGGCCGAGACGGCGCAGAAGGAGCTGGCCGATTTCAAGCTCAAGGTGGTCGAGGAGTACGCCTCCTGGGACACTGTGAGGTCGATCGAGAGCAGGCTGACCGAGCGAATGGACAGCCTGACGGAGCAGGTGATGAAGATGCCAGACCTTATCGTCGATCGCATCGTCAACATGATCAAGCTTTCGTCCAAGTAAGGCCTTGGATCCTTGTTTGCATTCTCAAATTTGCTTGAATGCAAATTATGTGCTACCCCCAGGACCATAAATCCTGGGGGTTAAGCAGCCCTGGGAGTGGTTCCACACCATTCATAGGGTCAAATGACGCTCTCCATCGAAGAACGAGCCCGTAGAAAGAAGGTCGTAGAGGATCTCCTGCAGCTCGGTTACCACCCGCAGGGCCAACGTGGAGGCCTTGCCTCCGCCACCAAGACCGCGGAGGGTCGTGAAGGCATCAATTATCCGAACTGGGTTCGCGCCGAAGAGGCGCTGAAGCGCAAGCGCAAAGAGAACTACGCGATCGATTGGTCGCTGTACGTTCCCCCGGTGAAAACCGCCACCGTGACCCGAGGGTCCGAGGAAGCTGGCGAAGAACTGTCCGCCGAAGAGCACGCGCACGCACGCGCGGTTGCGCTCTCGACCGAAGTTACCTCACTCATCACCCAATCCATGTATCCGGTCGTCAACCCGGAATCGATCGTCGTTGACAGCTACATGACCCGTCGCTGGGATCGTGACGCGCACGCCTACGTCCTGCGCGAGGGCAAGCCCCGCACCTGGATGACCGACACGCTGAAGGTATCTCCGATCGTCGACAGCCGCGGCAAGAGCTTCATCTTCACGTCCGCGCAGAACGACTCCATGCTCCACGAGGAGTTCTGGGCCAACCTGCAAGCCTACGCCGCCTTCATCGGCGCGGAGATCATCGTCGGCCCGTTCACCTATGAGACGCAGTGGTGGGCCGAGAATAACCCACAGGCTCGGGAATACGCCTCCGAACTAACGCCGTTCATGTGCTTCGGCCAGATGAAAATCGGCTCGAACTTCATGTTCTGCGGCGAAATGAACACGCTGCCGACCGCCTCGGCGCCGATCTCCGATCTGGTGACCTACAGCCGGGGTCGTTGGGCTGTGTTCCCGCACGCCAAGCGCCAGCTCAAGAGCGTCCCGTCGACCGACCCGGCCGTCCAGGCGCATCAGGTCATGACGTCCGGATGTGTCACCCGTCCCAAGGTGATACCGCGCAAGGCCGGCGTGAAGTCGATCTTCCACCAGGTCATCGGCGCCACCGTCGTTCAGTTCGACGAAGAGGGGGACGTCTTCTGCCGTCAGATCACCGCTGGTGAGGACGGTGCCTTCTACGACCTCGACGCCCATGTGGCGAACGGCGAGGTGTCCACGGGCAACCGGGTCAAGGCGATGACCTGCGCCGATCTCCACGTCCGCAAGCTTGATCAGGGCAACTGCATGGCCGTGTTCGGCTGGGATATGCGTGGCGGTCGCAGCCAGTACCGCAACAGCATGGTCGACGTCCTCGATCCCGAGAACATTATCGCCCACGACATCCTCGACAACGAGGCGCGGAACCACCACCACGTCCACGACAATGCCTACAGCTACGAGATGGCCATCCGTGGCCGCGACAGCGTGGAGCAGGAAGTCGATCAGGTCGGTGATTTTCTGGTTCTGGCCGCCGGCCGTGATCGCACGATCATCATCGCTGAAGGCAACCACGATATCGCCCTGGAGAAGTACGTCCGCGAAGGCCGGTACCGCAACGACGGAACCAACGTGCGCTATGGCCTGCAGCTCGAGGATGCGTACCTCGGCTACGTCGAGGCGCGCTCGCACGCCCTGGACAACGACCTGCCAGTGCCGCGGTTCTCGCTGCTGGAATACGCCATCCGGGTCAAGAAGCCCGAGCTGGGCAATCTGGTCGAGTGGTGTCACGACGGCTACAGCCGCCTGATCGATGGCATTGAGGTCGGCAACCACGGCTTCCGCGGCGCGAACGGCGCCAAGGGAACGGTGGCAGGCTTCGCCCGCGTCGGCCGCAAGATGTCGATCGGCGACAAGCACAGCCCCGAGATCCTGGACGGCGTTTACGTGGCCGGCGCGATGAACCTGCGCCACGGTTACAACAAGGGCGCGTCTGGCTGGGCCGTGACGATGATCCTGCAATACGCGGACGGAAAGCGCTCTCTGGTCACCCTGCAGAAGGGGAAGTGGCGCCCGGCCAAGCCCATCATCCGGGTGCCGGCGTCTTCTGCTGTCTAATCGCTTGCATGAATGCAAATAAGGAGGCTTCCATGCTCGTCTACCTGGCCGGTCCGATCTCCGGACTGAACTTCGATGGCGCCACCGACTGGCGGGAGGAGGCGAAAGCCCACCTCTCCCAGTTTGGGATCAAGACGCTATCGCCCCTGCGTGATCAGGAGCACCTCAAGGAGGTCGGTGTTTTCACCGACGCCTCCAAGGAGACCGCGCGCCTGAAGTCGCCGATGTCTATGCCCAAGGGGCTGACGATCCGCGACCGCTGGGACGCGATGCGCTGCAAGGTGCTGCTGGTCAACCTTCTGCGCGCCCAGAAGGTCACGATCGGCACCGTGATGGAGATTGCCTGGGCCGACTCCAAGGGCACCCCGATCGTCTGCGCGGTCGAGGAGACCGGCAACATCCATGAACACGCGATGCTGATGCACTGCATCGGCTACCGCGTCCCAACGCTCTGGGAAGCCTGTGATGTCACCCGGCAGCTGCTTGCTGCCTGAGCGCTTGCTTGAATGCAAATAACCAAAGGAGAGTAGATGTCGACGGTAGTAGGACTTTCGGGCTTTGCGCAGTCGGGCAAGACGACGGCGGCGCTGTATCTGGAGCAGAAATACGGCATCCGCCGCAAGCACATCGCCGAGCCGCTGCGGGCCATGCTCGCCGTGCTGCTGAAGGCGAACGGCATGTCGGCCGACATGATCACCCGGTACCTGGAAGGTGATCTGAAGGAGTCGATGATCCCCGAACTTGGCGTCACCTCCCGCTATGCGCAGATCACCCTGGGCACCGAGTGGGGCCGCGAGATGATCAATCCGGATCTATGGGCTGATACCTGGGCGGCCGGCGTCGCTGAGGGCGAAAGCGTGATGAACGACTCCGTGCGTTTCCCGAACGAGCAGGAAGCGATCAAGGGCCTCGGCGGCGTGACCATCATGATCAAGCGCCCGGGCACCCGGCCGGCGAAGTTCACCTGGGGCAGGTTCGGCGAGTTCCTTTACGACAAGTTCGGTCTGATGTGGGGCGTCCACGGCAGCGAGCGCATCGATCGCATCAAGCCGGATTTCATCATCCACAACGACTCCAGCCTGGAGCAGCTCTACGCGGACCTCGATTCCGCAATGGTGCAGCACTACAAGCGCGTGGTCGACACCACGTTCTCGGGCTCGCCGAAGGCAGCGACCGCCGCCATCGGTCTGGCTCTGGCATCGACGGTTCGTTGATGCCGCCGCTCCGCTGGAAAGAGGACAGCAGGCCGCAACGCCATGGATGGGCTCCGGGAGAGTACGTCCATGTCCGTTGCGCAGGATCGCTCTGCAAGGATATTGAGGACTCGAGCTTCATCGGCGCCAAGCGAGCGATCATCTGCGCCGACTGCGCCTATGCGCTGCCTGACCGTGATCCGGAGCCGAAGTCCCCTTCAGGAAGGTATCGCGAAGGCCAAGGCTGCAGGCAAATATAGGGGCCGGACGCCCACCGCGCGGGCAAACCTGTTGCAGTAAAGCAACAAATACGCAAGGTTAGCCACGATTTATGGTTGTTTGCTCATATTGAACGTGTGAAGCTTCCTTAATTCGAATCGCCCCCCTTAGTGCAGCAGTTCAAGCTTAGTGCAGCAATTCAATTCATGGCCCAGCCGCTAACAAAGGTCCGCAACGTCCTTCCGTTCAAAAAGAAGGATGCCCAGTCAGTTATCGAGTGCCTCGACAATCTCGATTTCATGCGATCACTGAACAAGGAAAGCATGAAATTAATTGTGACGTCGCCGCCTTACAACATGGATAAGGCCTATGAGAAGCGGACGACGAATGAGCTGTATATCGAGCAACAAGCAGCCACCATCGCGGAAGCCGTACGCCTCTTGCACCCACAGGGTTCTATATGCTGGCAGGTCGGAAACAATGTTGATGACGGCGAGATTTTTCCGCTCGATATCATTTTGTACCCGCTGTTCAAAGCGCACGGCCTGAAACTCAGAAACCGCATCATTTGGACGTTTGGTCACGGCCTACACTGCCAGAAGCGGTTTTCGGGACGGCACGAGACTATACTTTGGTTCACCAAGGGTGAGGACTATACATTCAACTTAGATCCCGTCCGCGTTCCTTCTAAGTATCCCGAAAAGAAACATTTCAAGGGTCCCAAGCGTGGCAAAATATCTGGCAATCCCCTTGGAAAAAATCCATCAGACGTCTGGGAAATTCCGAACGTTAAAGCGAATCACGTCGAGAAAGAGGCCCACCCTTGCCAGTTTCCGGTGGGCTTGGTCGAACGATTGGTGCTCTCACTGACAAATGCTGGCGACAATGTTTTGGATCCCTACCTCGGCGTTGGTTCATCGGCTGTTGCCGCGTTGAAAAATGGCCGGAATGTCTATGGCTGTGATGCCGTCAAGGAATATGTCCGGATCGCTGAAAATCGGGTCGCAGACTTGAAGGAGGGGACACTCCGTGTCCGCCCAATGAACAAGCCCGTCTACGAACCTCCTCTCAGGCATGTCGAATGAAATTTGTCAGTGCCTTCTCGCTTCATAACGGGAATGCCGAGTGGCAGCGGCGTGAGCTAGACGAATGGCTCACTGATCTCTTTGAGGCTCCAAAGATTGCGATTGCTGCGGGCTGTACAGCGAAAATACGCAGCCACCTCAAGGATGAACTGACTAACGCGGGCTGGGCTTACAACACGCGGATTGATGCAGACTCCGATCTAACCGTAACCGGCATGTATCGCGATCTCGCATTTCAGATTCAGACCGGCAACATTAGCCGCGCAATATACGATCTGGTGAAACTTCAATATCTCTATACGCAAAAGAAGATTGAAGCCGCAGCGCTCGCCGTGCCCACAAAGGCAGCAGCGGAGATCATCAACTCAAACGTCGCCCATTCGGAGCGCGTTTGGAAAGAGGTTCAGCTGTTCGATAGGATTATAACGGTGCCGCTGTTGCTGGTGTCGTTCGAATAAGCAAGAGGGGCGCATGGCATTCGGTTACAAAGTTACTGTGAAGCCGCCACACGAGCGTGAACAGATTATTCAGGCCCAACTTACGTCACCCCTGCGTGAAGTCACCAGCCATGATGTATTCGAAAATACACCGACGTCGTTGAAGGTGATACGGATACCTTTAAATCTTCCTATCTATCGCATGGCCAATGGCCGCACGGCAACGCAGCAACTCGCTTATGTCAGCGAGAAGGGATTGCATGCAGACTATTTCGCCAAAGGCGAGGAAAACGAAGCCGTGCAACAGATACAGCACGAAATACTAAAGAAATTTGCGAAGGATGGGACCGAACAAATAACTCCTATAATCGATGTTCTAAAAAGAGATCAACAGCGCGAGCCGATCTGGATCACGCCCCGCGGGCTGGTCATCAACGGCAACCGCCGCCTCGCGGCCATGCGCGAACTCTATACAGAGAGCCCGACGGATTATGCAGAGTTCGCGCACGTTGAGTGCGCAGTACTCCCGGCGCTTACGGCAGAGCAAATTGTCGAGATCGAAATCCGCCTCCAAATGACACCAGAAACTAAACTTCCGTACGGATGGATAGATGAGTGCCTGATGATTCAGACGCAAATAAATTGCGGCAAATCTGAAAGCCAAATTGCTCACGTAATGCGGTCCCGCCCCAAGGAAGTGAAGGCCGCTATAAGTGCGCTCAAAGAGGTCAATATTTATCTCAGCGACTGGCGCAAGGCTCCCGGCGATTATCGGTTGGTCGAAGAATCAAAGCAGTTTTTTTACGATTTGCCGGGACGGCTGAAGGGCAAGACGGGAGAGCTTCTTGAAGCGAGCCGTCGTATCGGTTGGGTTCTCATCGATAACAGCAGCGAATTGGGCCAGCGAGTGTATGCCTTTAACGACATGTTCGGAAACAAAGCGGAGGAGGTCCTTTCCAAGCTGGCGGACCATATCGATATAGACTTGGACGAAGAGGGCGAGTCCGACGACGACGATGCGGACATCGACATTGATCTCGGCGACGAAGCTGGAAATTCGACGACCTATGGCGGTCTCATTGGGGCGATTGACGACCCGGCGCGGCGCGAGGAAATCACGGATGGGTTAGTTGTTGTCTGTCAGACAATTATTGATGCCAGCAGGACGGCCAAACAGGGAAAGAATGCACTTGCAGCGGTACGCGATGCTAACACTCGCCTCACGGAAGTGGACCTCACGAAGGCAGAGCCGAGCACATACCCGGGCATTGCGAAACAATTGGACGAGATTGTACTTCGCGGACAAGATTTGAAGACCAAGCTGCAAGCCTACGTGCAAGGCGCCAAATCCAAAGAGGCAGCGAGTTGACGTCTCCCAATCCGGCGTCCATCGCGATCACGTACGATCCGCAACGCCTGACCGGGCAACTTATCCTTGAGGGGGCGACAACCAACTCGGTTTGGGACCGCCTTCAACAGGCCGCCATTGGCCTGGGTTCGGAGTACGCGCTGCATCCGAATGCGATTGAGCTGTCATGGCCCGGCATTCTTGCCCTTATTCGCGAATTTGGAAGGCAGCAGAAGGCCCTCGATTTCCGTTTTCGTCCTGCAGCGGGCGAAGCGCGAGATAAGATCGAGCAATTTGTTCAGCAGTATAAAAAAGTCCAAGAGGCGAAGGGCAGCCTCACCCTCACGATAACAAGGGATGAAATTACTCAACGCCTGCAAGATGCCGGGTTCACAAAGCGAACGCTGACTGACTTTCAATTGCGCGACATTCAACACCTTCTATCGCTGCAGAACGGGGCGAATTTCTCCGTTCCTGGAGCAGGAAAAACCACCGTCTCGTTAGCTCTGCACATACTCGCGCGAAAGCCGGGTCAGCATATTCTGGTGGTGGGGCCGAAAACTGCATTTCCAGCGTGGCGCGAGGTCGTCGAAGAATGCATCGCTGATGATGCCCCGGGCGATAATGCCGAAAAATTCACTGTCCTCTCTGGATCGTCAGAAGCAATCCAGCGCGCACTATCATCAGGCGCGACACGTTTCGTTATCAACTATGACTTAATGATCCAAATTCCTGAGATCATCACCTCATACCTATCGCGTCAGCCTGTGCATCTCCTCTTGGATGAGGCTCACCGCATGAAAGCGGGGTTCCGTTCGCAACGGGGAGCTTTTCTTCTCAATGTTGCGCCCCTGCCTATACGACGGGACATTCTCACTGGCACACCGATGCCGCAGCACCCGTCGGATATTCAATCTCAATTGGATTTCTTGTGGCCGGGAGCGGGGCTCGGTTTCCAAATCGGGCAGGGATTACCCCCGCGTCAGGTCCTGGGACAACTTTACGTCAGGACTACCAAACAAGAGTTGGGCCTTCCGAAGCCCAATCGAAGTTTCGTCCATATTCCCATGGCGAAAGGACAGATGGTTCTCTACAGCATCGTCCGAGACGAGGCATTGCGCCAATTCAGCACGCTTCGAACCGAATCCCGCATAGATATTATAGGCGCAAAAAAATCGGTCATGCGCCTCCTTCAGCTTTCTTCCAATCCGGTACTAGCACTCCGGTCGATTACGGACGATGTGATCAATCTGGATTCTGGAATTGTTGATCAGGTTCTCGCCGAGGGCGCGTCTACGAAAATGCGAGCGGTTGCAGACATGGCACGCTCATTGGCGAAGGAAGGTAAGAAGTCGGTTATTTGGACAATCTTCACTGATACAATTCAGCAAATGGAGAACATGTTAGCGGACTTGAATCCGGTTTCGCTATACGGAGCGGTGCCGAGTGGAGAGCCATCCGATCCCGCAACTCGTGAAGGGCGTCTTCACAGATTCCACAGCGATCCCCTATGCCAAGTTATGCTCGCCAACCCCGCCGCCGCTGGCGAGGGAATTAGCCTGCATCGTGTATGCCACGAAGCGATTTATTTGGATCGCAGCTATGTTTCTACGCATTACCTGCAATCGCTTGATCGCATTCACCGCTTAGGCCTGCCAGCTGGAGTGGAAACTAACATCCATATCTTTCAAACGATGACGCCAAAAGGTTTGGGCAGTATCGATCATTCGGTTAGTCGTCGGTTGTCACAGAAGCTTCGAGCCTTGCAGGTTCTTCTCGACGACCCCGATCTTCACCAGATCGCGCTAGATGAGGAAAATGCGGGAGATCCAGTCGACTACGATGTTGACCCGGCTGATATCGTCGATCTCATCGAGCAACTCGAGGGGAACGCCGTGTACAACGACGAAGACGCTGAGTAGGGGCGTTAATGTCGGCGACAAAATACTTCACAATGAGTGCTCTCAACGCCCTTCTTGCGATACGGCGATATCTCATTGCTTACCCGGGGCTCGATGCGCAAACGGTCGCACGTTCAATCCCAACAATAGATGCGGATAATGCCGGGTGTGATTTCGAAACAGGAATTGAGCTTCACGAGAGGATTTCGGTGGATTCCGCATTTGGAGATCCAGCAGAGGGTCTACGTTACGCGATCGCAAACATCGTCAGTTGGCAGCATCCGCTTTGGGTACGGCTTACCCCTTACGGAAGGGAGCGTGTGAAGACCGCGCTCACGCGCGACGAAGAGCAGTGCCTCAGATCAGCAGGGCTTTTCGAAGAGCCCCCCAGCGAAGCGATTGTTTTGTGGTGGGACAATCTTGCACAAACCGCGCGTGCCGCCGCAAACGACAGGCTCCTGGCGCAGGGTCGCGAGGCAGAGCGGCTGTCGCTCGCCTATGAAACGGCTCGCCTCGAAGCTCTCCAGATTCCAAGAAAGCCAAAGTGGGTTGCAATTGAAGATAACGGTGCGGGCTATGATATCCGCTCTTACGACACCGGACCGGTTGAGCCCATTGGCCGCCTTATCGAAGTGAAGTCTTCCACGCAGAACCCCCCTCGCATGGTTCTAACGCGGAATGAGTGGGAAACTGCCGTGAAGTATGGCGACGCATTTGTGTTTCATATCTGGGTCTTGCCAGCCGAGATCCTCCAAGAGCGCACCGTCGCGCAGATAGCGATGCATGTCCCGGCGGATCAAGGTTCTGGGCGCTGGAGCCAAGTGGAAATCAAAATCCATTAGGTGATCTTCGATGAAAACCCGACCTCGCGAATGTTTCATAATCGGCTCCTGAGCCACTCTTTGATGAACGCATCTAGGTTCGGTGCGTATTTCGGCAGGCGCGAAAGGCCTGTTCCGATGCCGTCAGCCGGGACGACCACTGTGCGGCCACGATCCAGGGCCTGCTGCACCAGGAGAAGATCACGCTCCACCAGCATTTTGCAGGCCGCAGTGTCGTCGAAGAAGGCTGTGGGCTGCATGCTGGGCGCCCACTTGGTGACGACTCCGATCGCATTCGGCTCTCCTCGCATCTCCTTGGCCTGGCCGGCAAAGCCGGTCCGTTGGACGTTGTCACCGAAGACGTACATCTTGTCCCGGTTGTCCAGCAGGTCGTTGCGGGTGATCCAGTTTTGAAAAACAACAGGCATCAATTCACCTCCCAAATTCGTCTTGAAGTTTCTGTCGAGCTTCCTCTCGGAATGCTTCTGCGGCTGCCACAGCCTCCTTGCTGGTGTGGTAGCAATCCTCTTCTTCCTCGGAGAGCTGGCAGATCATCCCACCGATTGACGGGAGGTATTTGAGCCTGCCTCCGAAGTTGCGGCTGGCGGAGCGACACTTGCCACTCGCCACGATCCGCAGTCGTGCTTCCCGTGTGTCCGCCATCAGATGGCCTCGTACTGCGAGTGCCGGCGGACATCCGACATCGCATGGCTGGCGAGATCAGCCATGAACTTGCCGTTTACGGTCTTGATGACATAGGCTAGGCGCCGTCCGAAGTAGACCGCCGCCGATGGTGAGCACATCACGACCGTGGTCTGGGCTGACGTCATTGCCTGCCCGCCGATCCCGCCGAAGCCGAGCGCTGTTGATCCCCATCCTTGCGGAAAGGAGTACACCTCGATGTCGTATGGGGTCGGTCGCCGATCGTGCGACTTCAACGCGGCGCCAGCTCGGCGCCACGTATCCTTGATGTCGGGCAGGTGCTTCTCGCATGCTGCCGCCTCGCAATAGAGGCTATCTGAGATGCAGGCTACCATCAGCCCACCTTGATCTTATCGAGAGTGATTTTCAGGTGCGAGCTGGCGGACAGTTGATGCATGATGCCGCTGGCAACCGATGAAGAAAAACGGTCCATCTCGTCGCGAGAGCGCCAGCCGTTCTTGGACTTGATCTCCACCGTTACCTTGACGTCGGTGAAGGGGTCCTTTGCCTGGATGCGTTTTACCCGCTTCATGATGCGGACACCCAGGAGCGGATGCTGCTGCGGGAATGCACAGCCTCACGGACGCGGCCACCGTTGTTGCCGCTGATGACGATCGGATCTCCCTTGGCAGTGAAACCAGAGACCACACCGACGTGACCGCCGCCACGGCGACCCATGGTCACGATAGCGCCGACCTGCGGGGCGATGTGTTGGCGACGCTCCCAGGAGAGGGCGGTGTCGTCGACGCCGGACGCGCCCGTGATCTTGCGCAAGAAGGCTGAGCACCAGAGCGTCGATCGGACGCCGACCTGACTGGCAGTGGCTCCGATGAACTGACGGGCGCGATCCACGACGCCGCCGCCGAAACCGCTAAAGAACGATTGCTGCTGCTCAACCTGTACAACACGAGCGTGGTGGTGATGGTGATGCCTGCGATGATGCGGACGCGCATCGGCGGTCGACATGGTGACAGCGAGGATTGCGGCGCCAATCAGCGCCGTGAGGAGTCTGTTCACGATCTTCTCCGTGGTTGGTTTTGGTCAGACCGAGCTGCGTGCTGCGATCCGTTTGCGGTCGGCGTCGACCGCGGCGTAGGTGGGCAGGCGCGTCCACTCGTCGTTCTTCTCGACGGTGAAGGTCTGTCCCACGAGTCGGGAGAACAGGCGCGCGGCCTGCTCGCCCATCTCTGCGACGACCTTGTCGCCAAAGGTCATTCGGAATTTGAGCGTCGGCTGGTGTTCCTCGACCTCGATGCGTACGGCGCTGAAAGAGATCGGTCCTGCGGACATGACGATGATGTTCGTGATCTTCTGGCTCATGCTACCTCCAGCTCCGGCTCTGCTTCAGGGTGGTTGAACTTGGTGATTTCGTTGCCCCAACCGTCCCAGCCGGGACGCGCCTCGCGGCTGAAGATGTCCGCCTTCGGGTATGGTCCAGCCATCTTCGCGGCATCGACGTAGCCTTGCTCTGGCTTGCGTGAGTGCTCGCGACGCGGCTCCAGAATCGCGGAGCGGATGTTGCGGGAGTGGATGCGCGGCGTGCCGACCTTCCCGATGAGGAATGGTTCGTGGCAATTGCGAAGGACGTAGCCGGTGCCGAAGGTCGGCTTGCTATTGTCCTTGACCATCTTCACCCAGACACCCTGGGTGACGTACTTGACGTTCCATTTGTCGAAGCAGGCGCGAGCCGCGTCGTACATCGGAGCGGTGGCATAGAGCCAAACCCACATGCCGTCCGGATGCGCGAGGTCTTCCACCTTCAGATTGAAGATGTCCTCAAGCGACATGGTGTCGTAGTGCTGCTCGGCCGACTTGCCCTTGCCGGCTTCGGAATAGGTCTTGAAGGCCCACGGCGGATCGAGCTTCGCCAGACCATAGTGACGCTGCTTGAGCGGCTGCAGGTTGAAGGCCGGTCGCAGGAAGTCGTTTGCATTCAAGCAAGCGTCCGGACACGACTCTTCCGTTGCCTCCGCATCAAGCGGAGCCTTGGTCGCGAAGCGCGTCATGTCGAAGCCGTGTCGTCTGGCTTCCTCGTAAAATGCCGTCGAGACAAAGATCGGGTCGATCACTTTTCCTCCAACCACTTCGGGTTCCAATTTGCCGCCTCTTGCATTATCTCGACGCTGAGGATGTCTTCCTTGCGTTCAGCCCGGATCGCCTGCACGAGCAGTGCGTCTGGTAGGATGGACATGCAGGGCGACTTCTTGTTCTCACGCTTGCAGCTCGCCTCGGTCAGTTTGGCGCGGACCACGAACATCTCTCGCTCACCGCCGAAGCGTTCGAGCAATCCGTCCTTGCTGAGGCGTCCTTCGCGCTCGCACTGAGCGCACTTCACGCGCACGTAGGGCAGGGGCCATTCTTCCAGGCGCATCAGATCGCCCTATCGATCAGCTTGAACTCGACCCCTGCCTCGGTGAACAGCTGCTTCGACAGCGTCAGCGACTTCTCCCAGCGCTCTATGTCGTAGGTCGGCGAGACCACCTTCTTGATGCCGGCCTGGATGATCAGCTTGGCGCAGTCAGCGCAGGTGAACAGCGTGGTGTAGATCGAGTAGCCACGGACCGGCTCACGAGCCGAGAGGATGGCGTTGGGCTCGGCGTGAACGACCATGGAGTATTTGGTCGGACGGTCATTGAGGCGCTCGTCGCTATCCTTGATCCCTCGCGGGAAGCCGTTGTAGCCCATGGAGGCCACCGTTCGGTCAGGACGAACGATGACGGCGCCGACCTTGGTGCTTGGATCCTTCGAGGCATAGGCAACCGCTTCCGCGAGATCGAGGAAGTAGTTGTCCCACCAGTCCTGGTTCCGACGATCGGTCTTCGGCATGACGATACCGCTAGCCTGGCAGCAGATGTCGCAGAGCGAGTTGGGATCGCGCTGCTGGTGCGAGCATGGGTTCACAGCGGAGCAACAACCTAACATCATGCCAACACCTTCAGGCTCAGGATGCAGTGACCGGGCGACAGCACGGCGCTGGAGAACGCGCACGGCACGGTGCGGTTGGTGATGTAGGTGACCTCGACCTCGATCTCGGCGCCCGTATAGCGCCCGTTGATGTTGTCGAACTCCTGCAAGACTAGGATGTCGCCGATTTGATAGCCGTCGTCTTCGCGGACGTCGTGCAACTTTCGGCCGCCCTTGATCGCCTGGAAGAAGTGGGTCCAGGATTTTTTATACCGCCGCTTCATTGTGTCGCACCCTTTCGCGTCAGGGCGATGGTCTGCGGCTTAGCCTGCGGTTGCAGGCAGTCCACTCTGGGAACGAACCGAGTAGCGAAAACAAGGTCAGTATGGCCGCCGCGTTCGGTCATCGAACGAGGGCGGAAACATGTTGAAATCATGGGCTTATTGCGGGTGTCGATGGGCGGGAACAAACAGGCCTCCGTTTGCATTCAGCATTTGCATTAGAGCAAATATAGCGAGAATGCAAGAAGAGATTTCGGGGTGCGGCGTTCAACCTAAGTTTGTATATTCGGCCTAATTTTAAGTGTAACACCCGCAACTTGTGCCAGAGTCCGTGTTTTTACGGGGGCTGGGTTGCGCTTGCATTATCGTGCAAATGTCATTAGCAGTCGCGGCAACCGATCCCGCCCTGGGCTCAAAAAAGGTTGTCGAGTCAAAAAATGAAAAGCGCATTCCAATACCGTGCCTATAATGTAAGCAACGATGGCGGCTTCTACGTCGCCAAATCCACGGATGGAGAGCCCGGCCAGCTCGTATCCAAGGATCTTTTGCGCGTTTTGAGATCGATCGACGTCCTTTGGGACGCTCTCGAAACCTGCAATATGCCGGGTTGGTGCGCGACCTACCTAGAAGGCGACACCCTTCACTGCGACCTCGATGTCTTTGCCGACTCCTTGTCTCCGAACCTGGAGTCCTTGCGCGCCCACGGCAGCGTCGACCCTTTGGCAAATGTCCGTAAATTTTTCCCGGACAAAGCGAAGCCGCTCCTTCGGATCGTTGCCGCGGCGTGAGCCGACATCTTGGGAGGTGGGGCTATGAATACGCCATTTGAATATCGCGCTTACGTGATCGACCGGGAAGATGGATGGTTCATCGCGAAGCCGCTTGACGGTGAGCCGGGGGAAATCGGCTCCCGGCATTTACTTCGGGTTATGAAGGCAATCGACGCTCTCTGGGCCACTGTCGATAGCGGCAGCTTGCCACAGTGGTTCAACACGGAAGATCTGATCAACCTCGATCAGCCGGTGCGAGATCGTTTGAAGCTTGGTGCGTTCAGGACGCTGCCGGCGAGGATTGCTTCGACGTTCGATACAAATGCGTCAAAGGTCGATCCGACGAAGCTTAGCAAGATCATTCTGACCGTCTTGGCTGTAGTCGGCATTGCAACCCCAGTTGCGATGGGGATGCAACAGCTCGTTGCCGGCTCCGAACCGGCTATCATTTTTACTCTGGCGGTGACGGCGATAGCGCTACAATTCGGGAGGTGGCCGGCAATCGGAGCCAGCCTAGTCGTGATGGTGCTGTATAATTTCTCGTTCCAGGCCCCTGTCATGACACCTTCGCTTCCGACTTTGGAGGAGTGCGCCTACACTCTGATCAACCTCGTGGTGTCGGTGGCACTCCCATGGCTGCTTTCGCCACGATGGCTCACCTCAATCCGAAAAGCGTCGGTGTCAGACCATACTCAAGGCACTGTTTCGACATATCCCTAGTTCCCTTTCCGCCTGGGAATCCGAAGGCCGTATCCGGACGACCGTTGCGTAGCATTTGAGTGTTACGAAATGGACCCGCGGCAGCATCGTAAAGCTTGCCGCGGCTGTTCCTTCTGACCAAGGCGCCATCGCGCTCGATGTTGTCCCAATCAGCCGGATAGGGATCGACCGCCACGTTGCGGCTATCAGCCCATTCTCGAGACAGTCTGTCAGCTCCCGACATCTCCCCCTCTACGATGCAGGTGATCTTCCTGCGCTCATGGGCGGCGTCCAGAACGTCGTACAGCCATCTTCTGTCACTGAAATCCCGGCCACCAAAAACCAGGACGCGATGGTTCGCCATCAGCAGGATGGAGTCGCCGTGGCAGCGATGCGGCGCGCAGAAGCAAACCAGGTCTCGCCCTGTCAGCCCGTTCACGTCCATGTCGGGAAGCTGCTCGCACTCGAACCGATTGCAGGCCTGGTCGCGGTCGCCGTCAGCTCCGATGACGAACCGATTCCCGTACGGAGATCCGCGCCCGATGTAGACGGCGGCGGCCGGCGCATCGCCGTGGTGTTTGTTGTAGACCCGGGGCGCTGGCATCAATGCTTCCGACCGATGATGACCGACTTCTTGAAGTCGAACTTGTCCCACTCACCCAGTTCCTTTTGGCACTTCGGGCAAGAGACCCAATCATCCTTATCCGGCTGCATCTTTGTCCCGCAGTTCCCGCATGTGACCTCGATCGAGCCGCTCCGGATCAGTCCCGCGTATTCCTGCCTGCTGAACTTTGCCTTCCTCTTCGCCATCACTTCCTCTTCATCAATCGCATGCCAGCCGGACCGTAGGTTTTCTCAGCCTCGGCGCACTCCTTGGCCGGGTTGGCCTGAAACTCGTCGGACCGTTTTCCGTACCAGGCATCACCTTGCTCCGTGACGTTGAAGGCCTTCACAATGGCCATGACGCCCGCGGGCATTTTTTCGTCCCACTTTTTCATGTCCACCATGAGGGGGCAGAAGTTAGCGGCGTTCATAACTTCAGTGAAGACCGAATGATTGTAAGCCGCGTCCGTCACCGCTTCAGCCTGAGCTGCGGGGCCAATCCGCACCAGGGCTCGCGCGTCGGTTACCGATAGCGATGTCAACACGATCATGATTGCCAGTTTCATCTTGCGCTGCATATCCCGTCTCCTATTTGCAAAATGCGGCTGCTTCGGTGGGATTGGCCATCAGCGACTCGCGCATCTTCCTCTTGAAGACGTCGTAGTAGGCCTGGATAACCGGAGCTGGGGCTTCCACCGACGCCATCTTCAACTGAAACGGCACTTCATCTTCCATATAGGTGCGACCGCAAAGTTCGTTCAGTAAGGAAAATTGCGCCGCTATGTTAATGCTGGTTGGCGACGTGCTGAGCCCCTTTTTCCAGAGAGCCTCCTTCATTGCCATGGTCACCTTGTCCAGCTCGGGGGTCTTCGAATCGACCGCCAGAGCTATAGACGGAACAGCAGTTATGGCTGCCATGATCATCAGTTTCTTGAAGTTCATTTCATCATCCTATTTTGCAAAAAGGCGGTAGCCTCGCTACTCACCCCTGGTCATTATGTTTTGTCAGCCAGCTCAGCTGCTGACCCATCTTCAGGCCTTCCATTGGAACCTGTACTTCGTCGAAGGTCCGCAGCAGCGGAGAGATCAGGTCGCGCCGGTAATTGAGACCGGCAAAGATGATCGCTCGCTCGCCCGACAGATTCGGTCCAAGCTTGTCGAACTGATCTCTCACCACCACCGCCCAGTAGCCTCGGTCCGCGGCACTAGCCCCGTTGAGGGTCACGTCATACGGATCGATGATGTCCTCCGGGTGGATGCAGCCGTGCGCGGCCGACAAAATGTACCAGCGATGCGCGTTCTTCTCGACATACCGCCGGGCCAATCGGAACCATGGCGACAGGTAGAAGTCTTTTGCCGGCATCGGGCGATTGGCCTTCGTCTTCACGCAGGACACGAACGCAACGTCAGCTTTTCCGCTCATTGTTTCTTTTTCACCATCCTATCGATGACTGCCTGCCGCGCCCGACCGCTGGTGAAGCTTGAGCGGTTCTTTCCCGTCCGCTGTCCCGGAGGGGTGAAATCCCAATCCCACTCGTATGACATGACCGCATGACCGAGGCCGGGCTTCTCCGGATGATCCTTGATCCACGCCATGACCTCGTCGGTGGGAACGACCAAGTTTGACTGTCCCGTTGGGGCGTCGGTGCTCTTGCCGCTCTTCATGTAAAAGCCCTGGCCGGCCCAAGCGTCGCCCTTCTCGACGTAGACCCTGCCGCTCTTCGGAGTTGTATCCGTGACCTTATCGAGCAGGTAACGTAGGACATTCCCCTGCGTGCATCGGATGACCGCAACATCACCGGGCTTGACCTTTCGGTAGTAAGCCTCAAGCTGTTCGGCGGTCTGATCGTTGCATGGCGCTTTCGGCCTCGTCATTGTCATCCTCGTTTCTTATGGTGCCGCGAGTCCTGCCCAGTGAACCTGGTGTGTCTTATCGAAGTTCCATTGGCTGACCGGACCTCGATCGACGTTCTCTCGTTGCCGGTTCTCTCGCATCCAGGCGAACGCTCCAGCTTCCGCCATCCACGTCACCTTCACATGGAAGCCGCTCGCCCGGATTGCGCCAGGCGACTCCAGCATGAACTGCCGGAGCGGGGATAGCCCGCGCCATCCATCGGCGACGACCTGACAGATGTTGTCGAACTCATGGTCCGGCATCATCGATAGGTCGTGCCTATAGTAGAGGTACGACGCCACGACAATTCTTCTCGCGTGCCAATCCAGATCGGCGAGCGACGTGCCACCACTCACCTTGGTGTAGGCGAACAGATCGAGCGTCTCGGTCATCGAAACGCCTTGCAGGCATCGCCGCTGGCGAACGTGCCAGAGGGGCAGGCGGCCCCCTTGATCTTCGGGTAGGCGCGCGGGGTATCGGCGTGGAGCGCCTCGCACTTGTCGCCAGATCCGACGTATCCGGTGGGACAGGCCCCGGTCCGCTGGATGCGATCCCGGCCGTCGCGGGTCGGCCTCGGGTAGGGGGTCTCGGCGAACGCTGCGGCGGTTGTCACAACCAGGATCAAGGCTGCGACAGGCGTGCGCCAACTCTGCGTGGTCAT